TCGCATCCTTGACAACATGAGCACCAAAGATTTGATGCGTTTGGTAGGCGATCAGATCGAAGAAAACCTCTCTGGTTATAGCGACGAGGAACTGATTGCAGAGGTTGAAGAATACTATCCAGAACTGCTGGATGGATGCGATGACGTGTGACAGTTGAGGCGCTGTCCACTGAGGGGGCACAGACTCCCTCCTGACCCTTTATACTGATCTCAGTTCACAAGCGAATCCGATGACCATTTCGTTTCCCTCCCGCCAGCATCATACCGCTGCCCTGTATGATGCCTGTGCCCTGATTCTGGACACCTATCGGGAGACGGATCTGTTCTCAGTGTATGAGCAAGAGAACCTGGAAGATCACATCAACTTTGCTGCTACTGCCCGTGAAATCATGGGACTGATTGCTGAAGGGACGATCTGACAACTGTCACACAGGGGGTTGAAATGCCCCCCGTTCCGTGTCATACTAACAGCATGAACAAAACAAACAATCCCTACGTCGCTCAAATCCTCTCTCAGGGTAAGGAACCCAGCAAAGTTCCCGCTGCTAAGAAGCAGTTTCCCTGCACGATTCACGGTCGCATTTATGAGACCGAACAGGACTATCAGCAGGATTTGCATGACTTTCTGAACGGGCAATGATTCACACTTTCACCCGTTCCCGTTCTACACTTTATCATCGCCAAACCATGCTACGCCTCTCTGTTGCTGCTGTGCTGCTCTGGTTGCTATGGGAACCGATCCGACCTGTTCGCGGTGTGACAGCAGACCTGCTGCACACTACCGCTGATCTGATCGCCCGTTGACCCTGTAGACTCAACTCGTTCACCAATTAAACTCATCATGACTCGCTTCGAAGTTCGCTATCAGATTCCTTACAATGATTGTGAATGGCGTTCACAATTCTTCAGCACTTTGGAAGAAGCAAAGCGCATGGTAGACTTCTATCGCTCCTGCGGTTCGCCCGCTCATCTCGTGTGACACCTGACTAAGTGGCACACAGGGGGTTGTGAAACTCCCGAATCGGTGCAATACTAAAGGAGTCAAGGGGGGACAGACCTTCACCCCAAACCATTCTCTTCTCAAACTATGACACAACAGGATCTCACCATCGTTCGCAACTTCTTCTCTGATGATGAGTGGAACGCAATCGAATCTGCAATGCACGATTATGCGGACTATGGTGACGAAGAAAGTGATCTTTCGTCCAACATTCAGTCCAAACTGTATCAACTCTTTCAGAACTGATCATGACTTTCGTTCACGCACTTCTGTCCGCAGGTTATCTTCTCGATGAGGAGAACTTTGATGAGAATTGCTACATCAAAACCGATTCACTTGGATTCGTTCACATCTATCAAATGGGTGAAGATGAAGGTGAATGGAACTACGTCAAAATGACCGAGGATTATGATGTGATCACCGAGGTCACTTTCAATCCTGATTCTAACACTGTGATTCACAAATGAAGTACACGATCCTCAAGTTTCAAGGTCGTTGGGTGAAAGTTTCCAGACAACTTTCCCCACCAACTGAGTGGATTCACATCATCAATCAATCCTACATCAAGTAAAAAAATGACTCACGATTCGATTCCTTCCCCGTTAAATTGGTTCAAGATTCCAAGTAACAAATACGAGGAAATTGAGGGAATTGCTGCTCGAATGGAGATTCCTGTTGATTATCTTCTCGCGGAGTTTGGTGTGCAAGGAGGTATCATCATACCCAAGGAGTTTGCTTAATTTTTATGATGAAAGTTCTTGGTCGTGCTACCACTTATGTCAACTGGATTGCTACTTTAACTCCCGCGCAGATTGATCAACTTTATCGAGAAATCCTGATCGATCATTATCATCAATCTCACACACAAAACATTGACAAATCCACCGACAAAAGGTAGACTGATTAAATACTACAGTCTTCAACATTGAACGATCATGCTAACTCAAAAACGAACAGTTACACGCTATCGAGTGACCCTAGATTTCACTGTTGATGATAGCAATGGTAATCCGCCAAGTAGTTGGAACTGGAGAGAACTTTTGCAACTTCGATCCTATGAAAAGGTCAAGGATGTTTATGTCGAAAACCTTGGACAATTCAACGTGTGATCGTGACTCTCAGAATGCCGATTCGCTGCTCGCGCTTCTAGAAGATTCTGCAGAAGAGTATGAGTACGATGATGCTTCTATAGAGTCTGAAATTGAGGACATGTATGATCCCTAATGTCAAACAACTGTGGAGAGTTTGGTGTAAAGCATTGGGAGAGAAAGCAAGCACTAAGGATCACGAAGCGGATGCGATTGCTGCTCTGAGAACTGTGATTCTTTTGACTTACTTTGTGACCAATGTTTTTATTGTAAGTGGAGTGATTCGCCATTGGGATGATGTGAAAAACTCGGAATCTTGTGAGCAATTAAATGGTTAAAAAAATGTATTTGCGTGCTCTATCTCTTGCGTTGATTTTATGCTTTGAGGGGGATTGTGAGGTCTTCTGAGCGCCTCTGAGTGTGCTTCTGAAATGCTCTGAGACGTTGTTATCTTAGCGTGCATTGTATCACAAAACTCCGAGAATGTCAAGTCCCCCCATATACTCGGAAAACCCCCACATAAGTAACGCAAATACTTCGAGAATCTCAGAGAGTTGCCATAACCTACTCAGAGCATGTAAAATAACTCTGTCAGGGTTCATAAAGGGGGGAATGCTTAAAGAACTCAGAGACCCTTAGGACGCTTACCATGAAACTCCGAGAATCTCAGAGTGCTTGTGCCAGTTCGATGAACCGTCCACTGAGCATCGCCATGGGGGTGCTGGCAGCCTATATTGAGTACACGAGGGGGAGGGAAAGACCCGACCCCCACCAAACCATTCTCTACTCAAACCTCATGCGTAAGATCGAACAGCAAATCATCACCGCAATTCGTGACAACAAAGATCTCAAAGTTGCTAACTCTGAGGTCATCACTTTCACCAACCATTCTGATGTTTACCTGCACGGTAACCTGATTGCTCGAATCGGTGAAACTTGGATGGAATTGTTCGATGGTGGTTGGCAGACTGCTACTACCAAGTCCCGTTTGAATGCTATTCTGAGTGCGTTCGGTATGCCTGGCGAGTATGTTTTCCAGAAGAACTTTCAGTGGTTCGTTCAATACGACGGAGCACCGATTCCGTTCTTCTCAGGTATGCGTCTCGCATGATCTTTTGTCCTGGAGATGACACTAAACTCTCCGTCATTCACGTCTCTTTCTTTACTCTTCTCATGTCTACTTCTCTGATGATTGCTGCTCTGCGTCGTGGTCAGACTGGTTCGGAGATTCTCTCGATTCTCGAAGCACTTACCTCTCCCTCTGAGCAGTCTACTGTGCAGTCGTCTGCTACTGCGACTTTCGAACCTGTAGAGTTCTGATTCACTCTCACCTCTTCAACACTTCGCTACTACATCATGAACATGATCAACCCCGCAACCGCTAGCAAACTGGATCTGCTGATTGCTGATACTCAAGGACAACTCAAGTACACTGTTTTGCCTACTCGCAAAGCACGTCGCTCCGATCTCATCATGAGCAGCACAAAAGGCGTGAGGACTAACACGAACCGCCAAGGTCAGAGCAGCCCTCAGGCATCACTTGTGCGCTGAGTATAGCACTGAGACCCTCGGAGTTCTTGACACTTTGGGGGTCTTATGTTAGAATGCATTTGAGCAGTCGAGGCGGCGTTCTTATGTGTAGCGCGGGGGCGCGATGTTGCGGTTATAAAAACGCTAACTACCCTAACCTACAACGAACCAAATTCGAGATCGATATATACATCGTAATTAAAAATTTTTTTAAGATTATGGCAGAGAAAAAACCAAAAAAGAATCCTACATTTGGTAACGGTGATGCACGTAAAGCAACTGGTCAATGTAGATCTCAGGCACAAAAGAACGCAAGTAATCGTCGTAAGAAAAAATAATTTTTCCGGCTAAAAAATTTCCTATAAGGTCGATGAAATTGTATGCTTAAATTTCACGTTTATAAAGAAAATAATCAGGTTTTAGCTCATAGTCTAACACCAGAAGAGTTGGAAGATAAAATCTCAAAAAATGAGATTGATATTACGGAACATCAGATACAGCCAGTTGAATTCAATCAGTTTCCGACAGATGAGGTTTCGTATTAAAAATTGCAATTATATACATAAAGTTGATTATGTCTGAATTGTTCCATGTCAATAGAGTTAGATGCATATGAACTTGATCTGTTAATGGAAACTCTTTCATTTAGATTGGAAAATGATGATCAGCTGATTTTGAATTTAAGACTGAAGGAAGAATTAGAAGACCTATTATTATTGATAGAAGATCAGTATGTATAATGTATACATTGGTGAACATCTCATTATTGAAAATTGCAAGAAAGAAGATTTAGATCATAAGCTTCTTTTTGTAAAAGAATATTTTGATTGGTATACAGATGATGATCTCCGTACTCATGAGATTAAAATTGTACCAATAAATAATTCTGACTGACCATTGCACTTTTTGAAATGCTGTGGTAAAATTAACTCGTTACTATTCAATGTTATGGCTAAAGGATTTACTGTAAAAGCAAACGCACCAGCACCCAAAAAAGTCGAAGATGACTTTGATTTGGCTAAAGCAAAAGAACTCATCAAAGGCAAATCGATCATCTTCTGTCTACCTGGACGTGGTGTTTCATATACCTTTTTAAAATCATTCGTACAAATGTGTTTCGACTTTGTACAACATGGTGCTACGATTCAGATTTCACAGGATTATTCATCGATGGTGAACTTTGCACGTTGCAAGGTCTTGGGTGCGAATGTTCTTCGTGGTCCTGATCAACTTCCATGGGATGGCAAACTGCAATATGATTATCAACTGTGGATCGACTCGGACATTGTTTTCGATGTCGAACAGTTCTACAAGCTTCTCTGGATGGATAAAGATATTGCTTGTGGTTGGTATTGCACTGAAGATGGAAAGACAACCTCCGTTGCTCACTGGTTGGAAGAGGACGACTTTGCGAAGAACGGTGGTGTCATGAATCATGAAACAGTCGAGTCCATTTCTCGGCGCCGCAAACCCTTCACGGTTGACTACACTGGTTTTGGATGGGTGTTGATTAAGAAGGGGGTCTTTGAACACCCTGAGATGAAGTATCCTTGGTTCGCTCCAAAGATGCAGGTGTTTGAGTCGGGTGATGTTCAAGATATGTGTGGAGAGGATGTCTCCTTCTGTCTCGATGCAATTGCAGCCGGTTATGAAATCTGGTGTGATCCACAGATTCGTGTGGGTCATGAAAAAACTCGTGTTATTTGATATTGGCGCGTTTAAAACCAATTTTGGCGCGTAAGCAAACCATACTCTAAGGTAAACATGGCAACAAAATCAAAAGGTGGTCTGAATAAAACAATTGGATATATTCCTGGTAAACCAAAATCAACAAGACAGGGAATGGGCAATGGTACAAAGTATAGTGCAACGTCTCGTAACAATGCACGTAAGCCCTATCGTGGTCAAGGTAAATAAATAAAGAGAAAGATTTAATAGTAAAATGGCTGATTCTTCTTCAAAAGCAAGTCCAAATCACGAACCAGAAAAACCCGACGGCAGTCAGGTGTTCGAATATGTTGTTGGGGCACAAAGTGGTCCCGTTGATTCTGGTCCTAATCCTTATTCTCCTTTAGCCGCAGGATAAGATGTAACAATGTATCCTACTGATGATGAGGAATGGAATTTAATTCATCCTCACGACTTATGGGCATACAATAAACTTCAAATAAGTCGGATTTTGGGTTATCAATGTGGTCCAGCTGGGACTACAGTACCCAAGTCCGACTTTTATATTGTCCGCCCATGTATGAATATTCAGGGGATGGGATTAAATGCAGAGATTCGATGGATAGAAGGAGCAACAAAAGACCTTCATCCAGCTGAATTTTGGTGCGAACTCTTCTCTGGTGAACATTTGAGTGTTGATTTTTATAAAAAAGAGTGCAATCTGGTTGTGAAAGGTATAAGACATCCAGAAAATCCGATATACAAGTGGGACAGATGGGAAAAAATTGATAGAAAAATCGAATTTCCTCCGATTTTATCCAATTTAGTCGGCAATTATGACTGGATTCAGTGCGAATTCATCGATGGTCACCTAATTGAAGTGCATTTTCGAAGAAATTCGAACTTTAAGTATGGAAATAGTGTAGCAATTCCGATATGGGGCGATGTATCGCAACAAAATGACATAAATTTGAAGTATGTTGACGCTCCAAATTACCTTAGAACTGGGTTTTTGGTTGATTTTTGAATAATAAATACGTTTGGAGATAGAAACCTCCTTAAAAGTTCTGTTTTTTCAGAACTTTGGAGAATTTATGGCTACTAATCCAAATCCAGACACCGATAAACTTCATATGATGAAAGAATGGGGCACAAAATATCTTATTACTGACCCCAAATCCGATCAACTTCTTCGTGAAGTTTGTTTTGATCATTTAAATGATATTAAAATGCAAAATCATTTGCATGAAAATATTCGTAATGACGAAGATTATGACGATTGGGAGTATGGCACTGAACCATTCTATGGTCAAGATTGGAAATCCGATAAAATCTAATATAGATATAGTAATTAATCTTAAAGCTGGTAAATGAAACTGCGAACGGCTCAAATTTCAAGGGGATTTAAAGACATAAGTCTTGCATTCCGTAAACATCCAGTTACTAATGATTTAATTATTTTGCAAAATGAAGATGCCATTAAAGTATCTGTTATAAATTTAGTTAGAACACGAATTGGCGAAAGATTCTATAATGATTTAATAGGCACTCAAATTGAAGAATCTTTGTTTGAACAACAGTGTCCAGAACTTGCTTACACAATACAATCTAGAATTGAAAATTTATTGGAAAACTTCGAACCAAGAATCAGACTATCAGAAGCAGCCGTCGTGTTTCCAATTGATTCAAATGAAATGAATGTCTCTATTCGTTATGCAATTGTTGGACAACAATATCCAGTTCAACAGGTAGATTTCATCTTACAACCAACTAGAATATAATGGCATTCAATCAATTTACAAATTTAGACTTTGATAGTATTAAAACTCAGATAAAAGATTATTTGAGAACTAGTACTACGTTCACTGATTTTGATTTTGAGGGTTCTAACTTTACAACCCTCATTGATATTCTTGCTTATAATTCTTATATTACTGCCTATAATACAAATATGGCAGTAAACGAATGTTTTTTGGACAGTGCAACATTAAGAGAGAACGTAGTATCTCTTGCTAGAAACATTGGTTATATTCCAAGATCGAAAAGATCTTCAAAGGCAGTAGTTACTTTCGTTGTAGATTTGGATGGAAATGATACTAGAACAGTTACCCTGAAAGCTGGACCTGTTGCTCTAGGTAATGTTCAACAAGGCAATTATATTTTTTCTATACCAGAAGATTTTGTTACAACTAAGAATGAAGATCTCAAAGCCACGTTTAGTGGTATAACCGTATATGAGGGAATATACTTAACTAAAACATTCACTGTTGACAATTCTCTTCCAAATCAAAGATATATTATTCCAAATCCAAATGTTGATTCAACTTCTATTCGCATCAAAGTAAAGACTACAACAGAAGAAATTTATGAAAATTATACAAATGTTTTGAGTGTGGATTCAACATCCAAAGTTTTTCTATTGCAAGAAATTGAAGACGAGAAATATGAAATCATATTTGGAGATAATATTTTAGGAAAGAAACCTGCAGCTGGAAGTACAATCACAGTAAGTTATATTGTAACTAATGGTCAAAATGGCAATGGAGCGTCAAACTTTACTTTTAATGGTATTTTGAAAGATGATAAGGGGTTGACAATAACAAGTGGCATTTCTTTTCTTACTACAGTTGAAAAATCCCAAGATGGCGATGATATTGAATCTGTAGATTCAATTAAGTATCTTGCTCCTCGTGTATATTCCGCTCAGTTTAGAGCAGTGACTGCAAATGACTATAAAGCAATTATTCCTTCAATATATCCAAACGTACAATCCGTAACCTCATATGGTGGAGAAGAATTAGACCCACCCGAATATGGTAAAGTCTTCATATCCATTAAACCTAGAAATGGTAAATTTATTTCGCAAATTACCAAAGATAATATCTTACGACAACTAAAACAATATTCTATTGCAGGAATTAAACCAGTACTTGTTGACTTGAGTTATCTTTTTGTTGAGATTGATTCCACTCTATATTACAACACAAATGCCGTTGCAGATGCAGAATTGCTGAGAACAAAAACGTTCAAGACGTTGACTACCTATGCTGAATCTCCAGATGTCAATAGTTTTGGTGGTAGATTCAAATACAGTAAAGTAGTGGGTCTCATTGATGATACTAATAAGGGTATTACATCAAATATTACTAAAATCAAAATTAGAAGGGATCTAGTTCCAGCTTTTGGTAATTTTGCCACATATGAATTATGTTTTGGAAATAAGTTTCATCAAAAAAGATCTGGGTTTAGTATTAAATCAAGTGGATTCAGTATTAAGGATGTTGACGGTACTGTTTATATTGGAGATCAACCACAAGATTCAAAAACTGGTAAATTGATATTTTTTAAATTAGTAAACAATACTCCGATTATCGTCAAAACTAATGCTGGCACCGTAGATTATATAAGTGGTGAGATTATTCTTTCCCTAGTAAATATAACTAGTACTACATTGGAAAGTGGAGTTGTTCAAGTTGAAGCAATTCCAGATTCAAACGATATTGTTGCATTACGAGATTTGTATTTACAAGTTGATATTGCAAATAGCAAAGTTGTTACTATTCAGGATATTATCACTTCTGGAGAAAATACTTCTGCAACTCAGTATATCTCAACTTCAAGCTATTTAAACGGATCATACACAAGATAATAATATGTCATCAGAAATTAAAAGAGTAAAAGTTGGAAAATTAGTTGAATCTCAAATTCCTTCATATTTGAATGAAGAGTCCAATCTTTTTAGAGAATTTTTAGAGTTATATTATTATTCTCAAGAACATCAGTCTGGAGTTCTTGATCTTGCTAATAATATTCCAAACTATATTAAAGGTACTTTCTTTAACAGAGAAACTCTAATTCCATATGCTGTTTTATTGAGGGACATTACATTTGCAGATAATAGAATTATTGTTAATTCTACGACTGGTTGGCCAGATGAGTATGGTTTGTTAAAGATTGATGATGAAATTATCACATATACTAGAAGAACACAAACAACCTTTGAAGATTGTTTTAGGGGGTTTAGTGGAATTGATCAAATATCAAAAGATGCTGATGTTGAATTTTTAAATTTTTCAGCCACTGATGCAGAGAAACATGACCAGGGATCAATAGTTTATAATTTAAGTAATTTATTTTTACAAGAAATATTTACAAAGTTCAAGAGCCAATTTTTGCCTGGATTTGAAAATAGAAAGTTCACTGAGGGCGTAAATCTCGCAAGTATTCTTAGTAGGGCTAAGGATTTTTATACTGCAAAGGGCACGGATACATCTTATAAACTATTATTTAAAATTCTATTTAATGAAGATATTGATATTATTAAACCACAAGAATATACTTTGGTGCCTTCGGATAATGAGTATTTTGTAACTAAAAATGTTTTGGTAGAAAAAATATTTGGAGCTGGCGACCCTATTTTTTCAAAGGGAAATTTTCTATTCCAAAATATTTCTGGAATAGGAACAGTAAGTGCATCAATTTATAATGTTGAGTATAGGCCCATAAATGGTAAAGATTTTTATGAAATTTCCTTAGACTCATCCTCCTTTGATGGAAAGTTTAGAGCCCCAGGTAAGACTAAAATTATTGAGAATACTCCAATAAATTCTGCCACAATTCTTGTAGACTCTACGATTGGATTTCAAAAAAGTGGCAATCTATTAATTAAACCAACACCAACATCTGAATATATTAAACTCACATATAGAGATAAAACTATAAACCAATTTCTTGGTGTTACTGGTATTAATACAACATTTCTATTTGGTGCTGATGTTTCGGAAGACAATTTGGCGTATGCATATGTCGGTTTGGGTCAAACTTCAAAAGTTGATCTAAGATTAGTTAATGTTATTGATGAGGTATCTACAACTGAAACCTCCAATATGAGAGTTGGTGATACTTTAATGTTGTCTTCGTTTGGATTTGATTTGATTGATGATCCAAAATTCAGTACATGGGTATATAATGTTCCAACAAAGCATAGAATACTTTCAGTAGTTCAACAAAACCAAAATACTTTTAGAATTCAGTTATACGATTCTGTTATTTTTAGTATTGGTGAGGAACTTTTTGTTCTTAATAATCGAAATCAAAAGATTCGTGGGACAATACGATCTGTAGAATTTCCTCCAGGTGATACTCTGAAATTGAAATCAGACACGATCATTGTTCAACTTGTTGGTTCTTTGCCAAGCAATCCATATCAGATTGAAAAAATTATCGTAAAGGCGACACATAACTCAAATTATTTTCCTGGTCTTTCTGATATTGCAGTTGGAGTTCAAAATTCATATTTGGATTTTGATGAAAAGAATATGTATGTTGCTTCTAGTGGTATAGCCAATTATCCAATTTTTGCAACTGATAATAAAATATTCATAATTACTGGATCAAATTCGGATGGGATCGTAAGTATAATTAATTCTATTGATCCGTTAAATAGAACTCCTTTCAGGCACAATCTTGTAACGGGTGATAAACTATATTGGAATAACAGCACTAATAGTGGATTGTCAACTGGAATCTATTTTGTTACAAGTATAAATGAATTTGATTTCAGATTATCATTTAGCAATTCCGATGTTTTTAGTAACAAATATATTTCCGTAAGATCTAATTTACCTGGACAGTATGTATTCAAGTCTGGTTGGGAAAATAAAAACGCAGTTCATCAAAAACTTCTAGCCAAATTTCCATATCAAAAAGAAGTTTTTTATTTTGATGACGAATCTAAAAGATCAACAGCTAATAGACCCATTGGACTTTCTGCAAATGGAGTCGAACTCTATCCATCGACAGTTTTTGAAGAAAAAATATTCTTTGGTAAATTAGATTCGATACTTGTTACAAATCCAGGTAGGAACTTTGATGTCATTAATGGGCCACCATTAGTAATTCAGGATGATTTGGGATTTGGGGCCAAGGCATATGCAAACATAGTGGGATCATTCAAAGAAATCAAATTAGTAACTCCAGGTATTGGTTATCAAGAAAAACCAAAAATTACCGTATCTGGTGGTAATGGTAAAGGTGCTGTTCTTGAATCTAATCTAGTTAGAGGTAGAATTGTAGTACCATTTAAAGCTGATGGCACATCAGTTAATGTCTCTTCAGATACTATTGATTTTCCAATCAAACATAATTTTGAACTTGGTGAAGAAATTATTTACGATTCTGGCGGGAATCCACCTATTGCTGGTATTGTTGATGATTCTAGTTATTTTGCAAGACCTGTAGATCCATTTACAATCTCATTGCATACTACACCTAAAGATGCTAGATCTGGTATTAATACTGTTAATATCGGATCGGTAAGTACTGGATTTCATAACTTTAAAACACTGAATAGTAAAAATACTATTACTAAAATTTATGTTAAAGATCCTGGATCTGGGTATTCAAATAAAAAAATAGTTGTTCCATCTAGACCCACGAACAGAGATATTCAAAGTGGTATAAACACTTCTGATAATTATTTCTTTGCTCAAAATCATAAGTTTGAAAGTGGAGAAATAGTCATATATGAATGTACTGGTACGGTTGCAAATGGACTGTCAACAACTACCGAATATTTTGTTCATAAAATAAACGAAGATAAGTTTAGATTATCTGATGCTGGTCTTGGTACAACTAGAACTTCTGAAAATTATTCTAAGAAAAAATACGTAAGAATTTCTGGTGTTGGTACTGGCAATCATACAATAAGATATCCATCTATTCGCATCAATGTAGAAACTCTTGCTGGTATTTCTTCTGCTGGAATAGTTAGACCAGAAATAGAACCCGTTGTTTTGGGATCTGTAGAAAGTGTTTATGTTGAAGACTTTGGTGTTGGTTATGGATGTACAAATATTGTGAATTTCCACAGAAGACCAAACGTTGGAATTTCTACTGTAACCATCAAAGCTCTTTTAAAGCCAATTATTATTAATGGTACAATTGTTGATATTCAAATTTTAGCTCGTGGTTCGGGGTACAGGAAAGATTCTGAAATAGTCATTTTTGATAATACTGAAAGAGGAAACTTCGCGCAGATACTTCCGATCATCAAAAATGGAAAACTGCAATCCGTTCGTATTATTGATGGGGGATTGAATTATAGTTCCGATACTACCTATGTTGAACTTAGGAATAGAGGAACAGATGCAAAATTCTTGGCAAATGTTAATTCTTGGACTATTAATCAAAATGTTAAGAGCCAATCAATTATTAACTCTGAAGATACTCTTCTAACTAAACCTAATGATAATGGACTTCAGTTTATTGCATTAACTCTATCCAATAAACTTAGATATCAACTTAGCGATAATATTGACTCTGCAAATATTGAATTGGTCAATAATCCTTCCCATTCTCCAATTCTTGGTTGGGCTTATGATGGTAATCCAATATATGGTCCATATGGATTTTCTGCAGCAACAGGGGGACCAATAAGAAGAATTTTAAGTAGTTATGAATTAGATATTTCCCCGAAGATTGGATTAAGGCCACCTGGTTTTGCTCCTGGGTATTTTACAAATGATTATTACTTTAATTCTTCTGGAGATCTTGATGCATCCAATGGCAGGTATTGCATCACTCCAGAATTTCCAAATGGAACTTATGCTTATTTCTATACGATAGATATTGATTCTAGTGGAGTCTCAAATCCAAAATATCCATATCTTGTTGGAAATTATTTTAAAGATAGACCACTAACAGAAAATTTTGACTCTACTTTTACACAAGACTTAAATCTTTCGGATTTCAATTTAATTAGAAATGTTGGCCCATATTATCTAAACAATAGAAATAGTAGTTACGATGTTATTGATAAAGTTACGAAAGAGTCAAAACAAGAGTTTACAGTTACTAAAATCAAAACCTCTGGCATAAGTTCTGTAACAATATTCTCGCAAGGTAGTGGATATCGAGTCGGCGAATTATTAAATTTGGATAATGAGGGAACTGATGGAACGGGAACCAATATTGTAGTTTCACATGTAGCTGGTAAATCTATTGATATTATTAACGTTGGCGTTAGTACAGTAACTAATATTCAGATTCAAATTGTAAACAACCGAATCATTGGAATATCAACAGATCCGCATAATTTTGTTAATGGGGAGACCATAATTGTTAGTGGAGTTTCTACATCCAAATTATCTTCTATTGAGGGATCCTACCGCGTTAGTGTAATTTCTAGATCCGTTGGATTATCACAATATTTGCCATCAGCGAGTGTAACTGGGATATCTACTTTCATTAACGTTTCTGATACTAGAGGATTTTTTGTAAATGACGTAATAGGAATTGGTACAGAAGTATTGAGAGTAACCAGTATAGATGAACAGTTCTCTAGGCTTGGAGTTAACAGACAAGTCGGAGTTTCATTGACCCATCCTACTGGCACTAATAATGTAATTCTTCTTCCAACTAGATTTGAATATACGGTAGAAAATGCAGTCAAGTATCCAACGTATGAAAATAAAGTTGTATATTTTAATCCAAAGTTTACCATTGGTCTAGGAACCACTGGAACAAATTATAGAATTTCTGCAACTGGAATTGGTAGCACCTCTACAGAAACAATAATTAATAGATTTGTACGGGAACAATCAATCTATATTAAAAATCATCCATACTATACTGGGCAACAATTAAAGTATAATGCTGGGATAGGTGGGTCTACTATAGTATACTCTTCTACTGGTTATGGATCTACGAGTGGAATTGGAACGCAAAGATTACTACCAAATTCTACGGTTTACGCAATCAATCTAGGTGTTGATTATCTTGGTATATCTACTGTTGGATTCCCTACAGTAGGAAACGCTGTATATTTCTTTCCAGTAGGTGCTGAAGTTGGAACTGCTCACTCATTTACTACCACATTTGATAGTGTTTCTATAGTTGCTGAAAAATATAAAGCTTCTATTAAAACAACAGCAAAACATAATTTAGTAGATGGGGATTTGGTATCACTAACGAGTCTTCCACAACAGGTAGAAACTGTTAAATTGAGATATGATCCGATTCTTTTGAAAATAACTTCGGAAACAGTATCTTTTTCCAGTACTACATTTTCAAACGATCTTACGAGTTTTAAAATTGATACTCAAAAATTTAACAATGGGGACAAAGTTGTTTATTATTCCTCTACGGGCAACATTGGTGGATTGGTTAATAATGAAGTGTATTATGTATTGAAGGAAGATCCAGATAGAATTAAATTGTGCAGAAATTTTTCTGATGTAGCCGAGTCTAAAGCAATTGTAATGTCATCGGTTTCTCTTGGTAGTTATTCTTTAGCAAAAATTAATCCGCCTGTATTGGTTAACCGAGGAAATAGACTGGAGTTTGATATTTCGGATCAAAGTCTATCTAGTATGAGATTGGATTTTTATGAGGATATTAATTTTAGAAATAGATTAGATATAACTGGAACTTCGGAATTTGGATTCTCAATTTTTAGAGATGGTATACCTGGAACTGTAGGGGCAAAAGTTATAATTTCAACAGTAAATCAATTTCCTAAAAAATCTTTTTATAATTTAACCCCAATTACACCAACAGATGAAAGAAAAAATCAAATAACAAGTGACGATAGTGTTCCAGGTAGAAATTCAATAACAGTTAAAGATAGTATACTTAGTGGTGAACATGCAATTATTGTATCTGATGGTAATAATTTTTCTTTCAATCTATTATCTAAACCGGCTTTTTATGAAAACTTTATAACAAAGGCTGGTTTAGCAACGGTATATTACGAAACCACTTCTCCTTTTGCTGTGGGTCCTGTATCAAGAACAAAAATAAATTTCAAAGGCAAAGGATACTCACGACTTCCAAAAGTACTTGGATTTGATACTATTAGTGGAAAAGACGCGGTAATTAAAATTAATAGCAATAAGATTGGTCAAGTAGAAACATTTGAACGTATTAAAGATGGATTTGATTATCCAACTGATCCAACATTACTACCATTTTTGAGTGTACCGACTGTTTGCGATATAAGTGGAATTTCTAGAATTGATAGGGTAGATATAACTGATGGTGGCATAAACTATCAACAACCACCGACTCTAATAGTTCCCAGAAATAGAAATATAAAATTAAGAGCCGTAGTTAATGGTGGATCTGTTACTAATGTATTGGTTTTACAAAACGAGAATACATTTACTGAACCTTTACAAGTACTTTCAACCAGAAATTCAAACGGATATGATATTGATACTATCACACATACTGGTAATTTAGTGACCCTAGAATTGTTATTGGATCCGCAGTTCAATAGACCAATCACTGTTGGTTATGGTTCGTCCGTTATTGATTTTCCATTCGAAATCGGTGACAGAGTTTATGTTGAGGGGTGTAGACTGACACCAAGCTCAAGGAATGCAGGAGAATTAAATTTCAATTCTGAAGACTATTCATATAGATTTTTCGATGTCGTCGGCGTAAATACTACCAATTTTACCGTCACTTATAACATGGCAGGTATTGCTACTGGTACATTGGGACAATATGACGATGATTTTACTTTAGGTTATGTTGTAAATGAAAAACATCTTGCAAAGTTTGATATGAAAATTATTGATGATTCTAGTTACATTTCTGGAGAAAGGGTAACATCTAGAAAATTCACCGCAAGAGTTTCCGAAAATGGGTATGATAGTAATTTAAATCAATTACGCTTATTTGATAGTATTGGTGAACTCAGGGTAGGTGATATTCTAGTTGGAGAACAATCTAAACTTCGTGGTAAGGTAGAAGCGGTTAATAGATTTAATGTTAAAACCAAGTTGGGAATTACAAGAGATAAGGTTGGTCAAGTAGATAAATCTCGTGGAATACTCAATGAATACCTACAGAGAATTTCTGATAATTTCTACTATCAGAAATTCTCTTATTCGATTAACAGTAAGATTCCATATGATAAGTGGAGAGAATCAGTAAGATCTATCATTCACCCATCTGGATTTAGAGAGTTTTCTGATTTAAAAATATTTGGAGATCCAAAACGAGATGCAATTGTAAACAACTACGTGAATGTTGGATTAGCAAAATCGATCAACATGAAAGTTAGGGCACTAACTCAAAATGTTAAGTTAATTATAAACATTGATAACGAAATTTCCTTTACTTCTAGATCAAACTTTGCAATGGTTACAGAAGATGATCCTCTTGAGGATGGGGGCGTACAGAGAATATTTTTCCCAGAAAGTAGACCACTTAGGGGATATATCTTAAATAAGACGAATAAAGTTTTAAATCTTGATGATATTAGTAATGGATTTAGCGGAAGATTAGACAGAGCTGGGAATTTAATTGGAAATACTAATTTTAAATTAACAACAAAATCTGGAGTTCCCGTATTCAAAGCAACATTTAATTCTGCGTCTTCATCTATTGTTGATCTGACTAATAATATTATTAGTATTCCAAATCATAACTTCCAAAGTGGCCAAGAATTAATTTATAGTACTCAAGGTGGGTCTGTATTGGGAATAGCAACAACTTCACATACTTCAGGATCCAGAACTATCGTTATGTCGGTAACTGGTGCTGGTGGAAGCGCTCTGTTTGAAAATGGATATAATTCTTCTGTAGTAGGTCCAATAATTGGAGTTTCTACAACTGCAAACCCAATTGTTGGTGCAAAATTATTTGGATTTGGTACTGGGATTCCTGGAATTTCCACCTTCGGTACTGGCGCCAAATTCGAGGTTCTCATAACATACAGTCAAAGTACGGGAGTTCCACTTTCTACTAGTATATTACTTCGTCAAGGTGGATATGGTTACAAAGTTGGAGAAACTGTAAGTATTGCTGGAACCTTTATCGGCGGGACCAATCCAACTAATAATCTGTCCTTCGTTGTTACTAAAGTTGCTAGTACTAGAGTTGGAATTCAAACAGTTTATTCAAACTTGCCCGCAACTACGAATGGATCTGGCACTGGAGCAACATTTGATGTCGAACGCGATGTGAATTATGATATTTCTAGAGTTTCTGTTGTTACGGGCGGAACAGGATATGCAAATACCGAAACAATCTCTATTGCTGGAACTTATATTGGGGGATCAACTCCGATAGACAATTTATATCTAACTCCAACGGAATTGGGTAGAAATACTATCCCCTCCTCCGTATATGTTCAGAAAATTGATGATGTTAAGTTTAGATTAGCTGGATTATCTACATCTCTAGCATTCAATATTACTGGATTGGGTACTGGAACTCACTTACTTACATATCCAGAACCAAACGAAAATGCTTTGATTCTGGTAGATGGAATAATTCAAAGTCCTGTAAAAAATAAAAAATTATCAGTAACGGTTACCGCTCCAATTTCTCCTACTGATCAACAAATTTCGGTTGGAGCTGGAATCAATTCCATATCTACAGGAGATTTGATAAAAATTGATAATGAGTATGTAAGAGTTAATTTCATTGGTAAGGGATCCTTTGTTGTAAGTAGAACAGCAGAACCACTTAGTGAAGTAGATACCAATTTCTATTATGATACTAATCGTATGAATTCTAATGTTACTACTGTAGATACTACTATAGTAACTGCAGATGATCGCCCGCCTTATTAACTATAAATAACAGAAAAGTGTACTGAAATAATGGCTAAACAGGGTATAATTACTGGGACTACTCCAAATGATGGCACAGGAGATACTTTACTTGCTGCTACTTTAAAAATAAACTCTAATTTTGGTGAATTATATAATATTTTTGGTGATGGAACCAATTTAGTAAGTTTTGTCTCGTTTGCTAGTACTGCTGGTTATTCTACTGCTTGTGGAGTTGCATCTACGTCTACTTATGCCCAAATTTCCAGATTTGTTTCTACCGAAGTAAGTATCAATAGTACTGGAGTTTCTACTTTTTCATATTCCGATACTGGTGGAATTATAATTGAAAAATCTGGAGTACCAGCAAACACTCCATTTCAAGTTGGATTTGCTGGTACTATGCTTCGTGTTGAGAAATCTAAGGTTGGTATAGGTACGTCTGTTCCAACTTCTCAACTTGAAGTGGTCTCTTTTGATCCAGAATTACCAGTATTGCAAATAGTTCCAAAAAGCAATGGTCATGCAATAAGAGTTTCCAATAAACCCGTAGTATCTGCAAACAGTTTTGTAGTTACTAATGATGGTAAAGTAGGAGTTGCTTCTACTGCTCCTGGTTCTAAATTGACAGTTATTGGCGATATTTCCATAACTGGCATTTCAACATTTACTGGTGTAACACACTTTGACGGTTCGGTTACTGAAAAGGTGATTGGTAATTTTTCTAGTGCGTTAACAGCCATTGGTGGAACTCTGACGATAGATGTTTCTCAAGGAGCAGTAATTCTTGGTGGATTGACTACATCTGTTACAACATGGTCTTTTATAAACGTGAGTACTCTAAACAGCAAATCAACTACAGTAACAATAATAAATGATGCCGGCACTAGTTCCACATATGGAGATGTTTGTCGTGTTAATGGATCGTTGATATCTGGTGGAATACGATGGGTCGGAGGCAATCCCCCACCAGCAACAAATCAAGAAGATATTTTGACTTTTAGTATTATTCGAGATTCCACTGGCGAAGCAAGAGTTTACTGTAATAGTTCGCTTAATATTAGTTGAGGATCCTCTAGATGCCCACAAGATTTACTCCAGGTGCAGGTGCTGTTCTGAGACCCTTTTTTGATTCTACTTATGGTGTTGAAAGGATAGAAGTTGTTTTTGGTGGTTCTGGATATGCGAAAACCGATCCACCAAAGGTACAGATATTTGGCACACAAACACCAATAACTGAAGGTGTTTTTTATCCAGTTATCAGTGGTGTTGGTACTATAAAATCTGTAGTTATTTTTAAGTCTGGAGAAGGGTATTATCCAGTTTTTTCGACTACTACTGGTGGCCAAGTTTATGTTGATAGGGGAGTTTTTGGTACAACTGCAGGAGTACATACTACTGGGATTCAAAGTGTTTTTAACGGAGATTTCAATATTGTTGATGATAACATTTATTTTGCTTCTGCACCATATGGTAAAAGTGGACCCGTTGGTCTAGAAACTGGATCTAACTTTACTGGAAGAATTTTTTCTAGAAAAATTGATCCATTAAAGACTCAAGATAAAAATTTAATTTTAGATGACATATCCTTAGAATTTACTGGTCTGGCCGGCACTCAATTTAAATTGACAGAAAATTTTAACAAAGTTGACGCATTATTCAATAATGTCAATTCTGGATCTGACATCAATAATAATCCATTTATTTTAATTAATAATGTAAGTCAGACTCCAGGACTTGATTTTGAAATTGTAAATTCTACTGAAAATAATATTAATTTTCTAAGTGGAGTACCTAGAGCTGGAAGAATAACAAAAGTCGGATTGCAAACTGGTTCTGGATATTATACTCAACTAAAAGCGTCAGGAACCATCGGTGTAAGCACCACAGGGACGTTATCATCAGTAAACCTTACTGGACCAGGAGCCGGGTACAGAAGTGCCCCAGAGGTCATTGTGAGGGGATCTCATGGATCTGGTGGACTTGTAACCGCGTTCTTGGGAACACTAGATCCCACCGTCTATAATATTTCCACTGCAGTTTACAATAGACATGTTGGAATTGTAACTTTTACTACTTCGACAGCACACAATTACAAAGTTAATCAAAGAGTCAGAGTCGTTGGAGCGGGATTTACTTTTCCTGCACTTTCCGCAGTAAGAAATGTAAACACATTTGCATACAATCCAGTCAGTGGAATTGCAAGTATAACTGTTTATGGTGGACATTATATTGGTACAGCAACTAATCGATCCAGAAATCTATTAGTAAAATCTATAGAAGTAACTGATGGTATATCTACTTTTCTTCTTAGAGAAGATGCATATCCAATAATTTCGGTTGGATCTACAAATAATGTAGAAATTAATATTGGAATTGGAACTACCTCATTAAGTTACGTTGCCGGTGGGCTAGTTCAGGCTGGTGTCGATACTGCTATTTTGGAGGGAGCGGACGTAGTTGGATTTGATATTCTTGGTGTAACTACTAACACCTTCAAAGTTTTTGTTGGACTATCTACATTCGATCACACATATACTTCTGGTGGAAAGGTCCAAAGAAATGAAGTTGGCATTGTTACTGGATTGCAAATTATAAATGCAGGTCAAAATTATTATACATCCCACAACGTTGCTTATGTTGATTATGAACCAGTAACTGGAGTAACTACAATAACTGGATATGGAAAAAAACTCGGAATAACAACAACAATTGCAAATGTTTTTTATACCCCATCTACTGGTATTGCCACTATTCAGGGGACAAATGTCCATGGGTTGTCCATAAATGATATTGTTAAATTATCTGGAATTGGATTTAGTACTATAAATGGAAACATTACATTTCCATACACTTCCGATGCATTTTTTGCGGTAAAATCAATTCCAAGTACATTAGATTTTTCTGTCAATATTGGTATTTCCACCATTGGGGTACATACTCATCAAATGAGTACCGGCACATTTACTTTATACGAGGGACATGGATTAAAAACCGATGATTTTGCGGTGGTTTCTGGAATAGCCATGACCACAAATTATTGGCCACCAATTGATATAGGAAACGTTACGTATGATCATGTTACTGGTATAGCAACTATCACCACCAATTCTAATCATTATTTGGAAGAACGAGATTTTGTTATTCTTAGTGGTATTGCTATGACTTGCGGATATGATAATGGTGTAGGCATACTTACTTTCCCGAGAACTACGGATCCTGCATATAATGGAGTTTTTGTTACTAATGTTGGTACGTCTACAGTATTCACTGCTAATGTAGGACCATCAACAACCCCACACACATATAATTCTGGCGGAACAATCCAACATGCGATAAGATATCCATTGCCCTACATGCAAGGATTTGATTTAATTTCACGACAATTTGGAGATGGATTTTATATCTTAGAAGTATATGATCAAGCTAGATTCAGAGTGTCCTCTGGACTGATTACCTCTAGATATAATTACAATAGAGGGGGAACTATAGAAAAACCAATTTCTTTGGAAATTGTGGATCCAGATCCCTATTATAATATGAATTTAGAGTATGTATCTGGTTCTACTGGAATTGGAACAACGGGAATCGGAACTGGGGCTAAAGCAAACTTTTCAATTAATGTTGATGGTGATATCGGAGTTTTTGATGTAATTGAGGAGGGGTTGGCATATAAAGTTGGAGATAGACTAACAGTATCTGGTATATGCACAGATGTTACAGTTGGTATAGTAACCCAATTTGAATTATCCGTTTTGGAAATTGCAAATGATAAATTTTTTGGATTTTATCCAGGTCAATTTATATTGTTTGATGATATTTCAAAATTTTTCAATGGAATTCGCAAAAAGTTTACTCTTTCTGTTACTACTGGTGGAGTGGTTTCTATTTTAAGTTTAAAAACAGAACCTGGTTCCGACTTGGATGTTACAAATAATATGTTCATTTATATTAATGATATATTGCAAACTCCAAATATTTCATATTCTTTTAGAGGAAGTAGAATTATATTCACTGAAGCTCCAAAATCAGATTCCAAGTGTTCCGTCTTTTATTATAGAGGATCTGATGCTGATGTTGAGTTAATTGAACCAATTCCGACAGTGAAACCAGGAGATATTGTACAGATAAAAGAAAACCGATTAGATATTTTCGATAGAGACCAATTTCCAAGAACTACAAAAAGAATTGTTGCTTCCGATGTAATGGAGACATTTACTTACGACAGCGTAGGTATTGATACAAATCAAGACAATGAGAGACCATTATCTTGGGAAAAACAGAAAGTAGATAAAATCTTAAATGGCGTATATTTCTCAAAAGCAAGAGATATTAATAAATGCAAAGTATCTCCAGCAACATTCCCGATAAAAAATATTGGACCTACTGATTCAGAAATATATGTTGCAAATGCATTTCCAGTCTTCAGTGAAGTTGACTTGTTGGTAGAGTCCGAACGGCATCTGAGGATATTTGAAAATAGAGATATATCTCCTGCACTTGTTACTTCTGTTGTTTCTGCTTCCTCAAGTATATCTTCACTAGGTATTACATCTTCTGGATCGGGTTATCTAAATTTAACAAATCCTGTTGTTTCAATATCTGCATCAAAACTTACTAAAAAAGATCCAATCAAAAACTGGAAATTTGATGTTATTACATCTATTTCTACTTCAATAACTTTAAAAGGAATAACCAGATCTATTCCCGTTGTTGCTGTTGGAAGTAGCAGTCAATATATCAACACATTGAGCGGAACTTTCTGGGAAAGAGGTAAAATTGGATTTGGGGATACAATAACATTCAATGCAATTGAAGTCGGATCTGATGGTAGGACTCTATTGACGGTTGGAGAATATGGAAAAGCAGCTAAAGCAGTATCTTATGGAACTACAATTTCTTCTTGGACTCCAGTTTCTCTTAAAGAAGAAAGACAGATTCCAGCAATTGGAGTAAATGTAGTTTACGATTCTAATTATGTTGGAACTTTTAATGATGTTGTATATGAACCAATTCTTTCTACTTGGGTAGCTGTAGGTGCAGGAGGAAGTATATTTAATGGAGTGGGGATTGGTACAACCACACTATTCAGCCAGTTCTCGGGAACTATTCAAAGTTTGAATTCAATTGTTTATGCACAGGGAACGTATATCGCAGTCGGAAATGGTGGTGTAATTATTAGTTCTGTTACAAGTAGATTTTGGGAACCAAAAATAAGCAATACTCCACAAAACCTTAGAGATGTGATCTATGACGGAAATAGATTTATAGCCGTTGGTGATTCTGGAACGATTATCATATCTTCTGATAGAGATTATTGGCAACCCTTTAGTGAACAAAATTATAACATTGCACTAAATCCAGCAACATTTTCTTTTAGGAAAATTAGATTCGTAAATGGAATTTACATTGCTTTAAGTGATGTCGGCGTTCTATACTATTCGTTAGATCTTCTCAATTGGATACCTAGATCAACCATTCAAAATAATCCAGTAAATGATTTGCTTTTCTCTCCATTTGGTTTGGAGGGCAGATTTATTGCGGTTGGTGGAGCCGGTACGGTTTTCTACTCGGAACCAATTTACAATAGAGCAACAGCGACATCCTCAGTTACAAATGGGATTGTTACCTCTATCAGTATTACTAATGGTGGATTTGGATATCAATTATATTCTTCTCCACCAGTTCTCGTTGAATCAGATAAGACGGTAGAAGAGAAAATTTATTCATATAAAACAAAGGGAGATTTCGGAACAATAGTTGGGGTAAATACTCAGATTCCAGGCCAATCTGTCAATGGACTTGCTCCTAGATTGGAATTCCAACTTAAATCTGAATTTAATGATAATACTAATCTTGGGTATGGATATTCATCTCTGAATGTTTTTGGAATCAATCATAGTCAACTACAAATTGGAGATTATTTTATAATCTATGACAGTCCAGTAAAAGTTGGACATGCTTTAACTGGAATCAGCACTCATGTTGGTGGATTAACAAATTATCCAACAAATAAAGTTGGAATTGCATATTCAACAATAGATGGATTGTACAGAGTAGATGCAGTCACGACTGCAGATCAAATTAGTGGAATTGTAACAGTAACCTGTTCGTTCTTACCAGCACCAAATAGTAATAGTCAAATTCGGGTTGGAGTTGGAACTACGGCTTTAACAAAATATTATGGTAAATACTCCTGGGGTTTGATTTATGACTATCAAAATAGAGCTTCATTTAGTCCCAAACAATTCCTAGTTAATCCAGATAATGGTTTAGTTGGTTTTGCCACAGCTCCATTGATTACCAGAACTAAACCCCTAACTTAACCTTCATAAATATAAAAAAAACTAGCTTTAAAATGCCTGCTATTATATCAGATCAATTTAGAATATTAAACGCTGAAACTTTCGTAAGAAGTTTTGTTGGTATTGGGTCTACAGTAAACAAATATTATTCTTTCATTGGCTTGCCTGGATCTACAAATCCAAAAGCTGGTGGAACTCCCGATTGGAATTCCAATACACCTGCACCCCTAGACGGATTTAAAGAAGAATATGAGGTGAAGGAATCTGTTATTGCAATGAAAAAAATAACGGATAGGGACGTTAGACGACTTGTTCGAAAAGTCCAATGGACTGCTGGACAAACATATGAAATGTACAGGCATGATTACAATATTTACAATTTGACTCCTCTTACAAATCAAGCTAGTTTATATGAAGCATATTTTTATGTTATAAATGAAGACCTTAGAGTTTATATTTGTCTCCAAAATGGATCAGATCCAGAAAATCCAAAAGGTAGGCCATCATATGACCAACCCACATTTATTGACCTTGAACCAAGAGCAGCTGGTACAAGTGGCGATGGTTACATTTGGAAATATCTTTATACGATTAAACCATCGGAAGTAGTTAAGTTCGATTCCATCGAATATATACCAGTTCCAGAAAATTGGGGGTATGAGGGGGAATCTATAGCCACAAGAGGCAATGCAATAGATGGTAGAATTGAAGTAGTAGTTATTAATAATAGAGGCAGTAGTTATCAACCAATTTCTACATCTTTTGCAAATGTTCCTATTTTGGGAGATGGTACTGGAGGAAAAGCAACTATAACCATTGACTCGTTTGGAAAAATTTCCGAAGTTTTTGTTACTGATGGCGGCATTGGATATTCTCATGGCAGTATTCAATTTTTTCCTGGAGCCCCAGGAACTGAACAAGGGGGTCCATTAGAAAACCTAACAAACACAGGCATCGGTACAACTGCTAGAGCTATATTTGATGTTATTATTCCACCCAAAGGTGGACATGGTGCTGATATTTACAGAGAACTTGGTTCATATCGAGTATTACTCTATTCTAGATTCGAAACCTTGGACACAAATCCAGATGTCATTGAAGGTAATGATTTTGCTAGAATCGGAGTCATAAAAAATCCCACTGTTTTTGGTAGTACATATGAATTACTTGATTCTTCTGTTGTTAGTGGATTGAAGGCATTGAAACTGGTTGGATTAGCAACAGAGACTACTTACGCTGTGGATGCAGTTATTAAACAAACTGTTGGGGTTGGATCTACCGCGATTGGTATTGTAGCTTCTTGGGACAAAAAAACCAATGTCCTCAAATACTATCAACCCATGGGACTTGCATCAAGTGAGAGTGGTTATAAAATTATCCCATTTACATCAACACCAGAGACTGGTTATGGATTAACAGTTAGTTGTTCTTCCATCATTGGCCCAGTATTGCAAATTAATAACAATTTCAACGGGGTCACTACGTCAATAAATAACACAACATACCAGTTGGGAATGAACTTTGTTGCTGGAATAGCTTCCGCTGAATACAACACTAAATCTGGAGAAATAATCTACATAGATAATAGGATTGCAATTCCAAGATCCTCAAGCCAAAAAGAAGATATTAAGATTGTACTGGAGTTCTAAACTAAAATGCCGCAAAATACTAATCTAAATGCATCTCCATATTTTGATGATTTTAAGGAAGATAAAAATTATCAAAGAGTTCTTTTTAAACCAGGATTCCCAATCCAAGCAAGAGAATTAACAACTTTACAGTCTATACTTCAAAATCAAATAGAAAAATTTGGGAAACATTTTTTCAAAGAAGGATCTGTAGTAGTTCCTGGACAACTTGCTTATGATTCTGACTATACTTGTGTTCTAATTGATGAAACCCATCTTGGGATACCAGTATCAATTTATCTCGATGCATTGATAGGAAAAACTATCAAAGGAGAAACAAGTGGTGTAACGGCAAAAGTAGAAAATTATATTACAAATTCGGAATCCGAATTAAAGAGTTATACATTGTATGTAAAATATCAAAGTTCTAGTGATACAGATTTTGCTAGACAAAAGTTTGTAGATGGGGAAAATCTAATAACTTTAGATGAAATTGAATATTCAATATCCAACATTAGATCGGGATCTACATTTGCAACTACTCTAATTGCAAATTCAACAAGAACTGGTTCTGCTGCTAAAATTGCAGATGGAGTATATTTTATTAGAGGGTTTTTTGTAAATGTTCAAGCGCAGACTGTAATCCTCGATCAATATTCAAATAAACCAAGTTATAGAGTTGGACTTGTAGTTTCGGAAGAAATTACCACGGCTTCTTCAGAGTACAACGACTTGTTCGATAATGCAAAGGGATTTTCTAACTTTGCTGCGCCTGGAGCCGATAGATTTAAACTCTCTACGCAATTAGTAAAAAAATCTTTGAATGATTTTAATGATGAAGATTTTATTGAATTGATTAGAGTTGAGAACGGGATACTTTCAAAATTCGTAAAAACAAGTAATTATAATTTAATTAGAGATGAACTGGCTAGAAGAACATACGATGAATCTGGAGATTATTACGTAAAACCTTTCACAATTAGTGTGAAAGAATCACTAAATGATAGACAAGGAAATCATGGAGTTTATTTTGAGAATCAGAAAACTTTAAGTGGAAATACTCCATCTGATGATTTACTAACATTATCAATAAGCCCTGGGAAAGCATATGTAAGGGGCTATGAAATTGAAACTATTAATACTTCAAATGTAGATATACCGAAAACTAGAGAACCAGAAAATCAAGAAAATGAATCAATTCAATTTAGCCTAGGAAGACAAATTGAATTAAATAACGTTTATGGATCAGCTCCTGTTGGATTTGGAACTACTTCCCATGTAAGATTATTTGATAAAAGAACAGAAACTCCTGGCACTCCATCTGGAATTCAAGTTGGAATTGCTAGATTATATGATTTAAAATTAAAAAACTCAGAATATCTTAATGCCACAACAAAATTTGAAGCGTCACTGTATGATATTCAAACATTTACGTATCTGGAAATAAACACCCATATGCTCCTTCCCACTCCAGCTTTTGTTGAGGGTAGGAGTAGTAATGCATCTGGATTTTTATATCAAACTGTGAATGATGTTCGTCAGATGATTCTTTACCAGTCTTCTGGAACTTTTCAAGTCGGTGAAGAAATTTTAGTTAATGGTGAAGATATTTCTAGAACAATTACTAGAGTATCTGATTATAGAATCTCTGATGTCCATCAAATATGTGGTATTGATGGAGTAAACTTTACTGGTGATCCAGTTTTAAATTCTTTAAAATTATTAGCACCAGCTGGCAGTCAATTCACAATCTCTGCATCTAGTGGTGGAGTGTCTACGGTAACTTCTCCAAATACATCTTTTTCGGTTGGAATACAAACTGGAGATATTATTTCTTATAGTATACCTGGATCTTCTGTGCCTACTTTTAACAGGGTAAAAGAAGTAAATACGACCGCAAGATCATTGATTATTGAACCAACAACTTCAGTTACTGGAGTTTGTACAGGCGGACTTCCTGCAGCTGCTGGATTAACTGTAAATGACTTTGTAGTTGCCTCCACACAGGTAAACAATGTAGGGGATGCATATTTATTCAGTGATTTGACTCGTAGAAATGTATCTAATACGAATTTATCATCATCTCAAATTGTAATTAGAAAATCATATGCTGTAACCATATCATCTGGTGCTTTTAGTCAAGTTTTAGAAACCGATCCAAACCTAACTTTGGAACCTTTTGATGAAGAAGACTATACTGTATCATTTAATTCAAACGGAGCGGTGGAATCGTTAAACAACCAGAAAGTATCTGTGAGTGGAAGAACAATTTCTTTACAGAATATAAGCCAAAATGGAGCTGCTACTCTCACAGTTACTTGGAGGAAAATTAATTTACGTCCTAAGAAAAAAGTATATCAAAGATGTAGTATTAGTGTTATAAACAAATCGAGTAAAAATGCTTCAGGAGTTTCTACGAGTTCATTGAATGATGGACTTACTTTCTCTAATGAATATGGAACAAGAGTTCAAGATAAAAGGATTTCCCTTGGAATTTCTGATGTTGTTTCGGTTATTGGCGTTTTTGAAGCATCAGGACCAAACGATCCACAACTACCAAAATTAGTTTTAGCAAATTTAAATTCTAATATTTTAAATTCCATTCGTGGAGAAACTATTATCGGTCAAAATTCAGGGGCGGCCGCCTCTTTTGTTCTAACGAATGGTACTAATGAAATCGATTTTGTATATTTAAATGAAAATATATTTGAAATTAATGAGGTAGTTTCATTCCAGGAGTCAAAAATAACTGCAACAGTTTCATCATTCATACCTGGAGATAGAGATATTAAGAATAATTATGAGTTTGACCCAGGACAAACTAGAGAAATTGTAGATTGTTCTGCTATCGTTAGAAAGTCAACGGCATCCGCTGCTACTAGAAGATTGTCAATTGTTTATAATAATTATTATATTGATCCTGCGGATCCTGGTGATTTTGTAGTTGTGAACTCTTACGATAAGGATCGTTATACGTATGATATGCCCAGAATCTCTGGACTTTCGGCTTCGGATATTATTGATGTAAGACCAAGAGTTTCTTCGCATACAAGTGGTTCTGGAACTTCTCCATTTGAGTTTAAATCTAGAGTTTTCAATCCATTTACATCGTCATCATCTCATATTTTTGCAAAAGATAAAGCAACTACGATTTCATATGATTATTATGTGGGAAGAATTGATAAACTTTTCTTAACAAAAGAAGGAATATTTAATGTTTCGAGAGGGCTTCCATCTCTCAGTCCAAAAGTGCCCACTTCTATTGAAAATGCTTTAGAAATTGCCACTATTGTTTTACCTCCTTACGTTTATAATCCAGATGAAGTTTCTATATCTCTTAATAGTCATAAGAGATATAGAATGAAAGATATCTCTGTGATTGAAAAAAGGTTAAAGAATGTAGAATATTACACTGCACTATCTCTCTTGGAGAGTGAGACTGCTAATATGTCTTTGAGAGATTCCCAGACAAATCTGAATAGATTTAAAGCTGGATTTTTTGTCGATAACTTCAAATCGGTTCTTGGTGGAGATATTACTAATGTACTATACAAAGCAAGTGTAGATACAGTTGAAGGTAGACTTAGACCATCTCACTATACGACTTCTGTTGATCTTCTTCTTGGTTCTGAAGTGGTAATTGGTGCTGCAGTCACATCAAATCCATCCGCAGATTATCGATTTGTCAATGATCTTGGCGATACAAATGTCAAACGTGTGGGTGATGTTGTGTGTCTGAATTATACTGATGTCGTTTTTGTTCAAAATAAATTTGCAACAAGGAGTGAAAATGTAAATCCATTTGCTGTCGTTAACTGGATTGGTCAAATTGAATTGAATCCATCTACCGATACTTGGATTGAAACTAGAAGAAGTGCAAGAACATATGATATTGAAGGAAGTTATTCCGCATCCATTGGCATTACTGGTGCTGACTCGAATACAGGAATATCTCCAATTGATTGGGGTGGATGGGAAACTACCTGGACAGGACAATCGATTTCAAACGGACCAACTATATTCAGCAATACAACATCGACACAAACAGGGTCTCAAGAACAACAAGGTGGATTCCAAAATGGCCGTGGTATTCCTATCACTACAACAACTACACATCAAGATAGAACAGTTTCTTTTAGAAATCAAACTGTAAATACAACTACTAATCAAACGAGACAGGGAATTCAATTTAGAGTTGGAGAAAGATTTGACTCTACAAGTCTTGGAGATAAAGTTGTTTCTCTTGATGTTGTCTCTACTATGAGATCTAGAAATATTGAATTTATTTGCAAGAGATTGAAACCAAATACAAGACTGTATGGATTCTTCGACAACATTGACATGAACAAGTATGTTGTTCCAAAGTTGATCGAAGTTACAATGGTAAGTGGAACTTTTGGTTCTAATGAAATTGTTTCTGGTTCATTTGGGTCAGCTGCAATCAGATTTAGACTTGCACAACAAAATCATAAGTATGGTCCATACAACGCTCCAACTGAAACATATAAGGTAAATCCATATTCCCCAGAATCTGTTCTGTCAAGTATCTATTCATCAACCTCTACGGTATTAAACGTAGATACTGCATCTTTAGAACTGCAATCTGCGTCTGGATATTACGGTTATGTTACTACTGGTATGAGATTAGTTGGACAATCTAGCGGTGCGATTGCAACAGTAAAAGATATACGTTTAATCACTGACCAAGCAGGCGTTGTAATTGGATCTTTATTCATCCCAGATCCAACAACTCCAGCTGCACCCAGATTCGATACTGGCACAAAAACATTTACACTAACGACAAGTTCTACCAACGAAACTATTTCTGGATTTACTGATAGTTCGGCTGAGGCAAACTTTACTTCATCTGGAACTCTTCAAAATGTCGAAGCAAGCACTCTTAGAATGAGAAATGCGGATGTTCAAAGAATTCCAAGATCAGATTCTAGAACAATTCAGTCTTCTGAGACGAGAGTTGTAGCAGACACTACTTTTGCAAATAGAACTACCCAACAAACAAGATGGGTTGATCCTCTTGCACAATCATTTGAAGTTCCAGATGTCAATGGAGTATATTTAACTAAATGCGAAGTCTTCTTTAGAACAAAGGATACAAAGAGTCTTCCAATTACACTGCAAGTAAGAACTCTGCAAACAGGTCTACCCACTCAAACAATCTTACCTTTTGGTGAAGTTGTTTTGGATCCAGATCAAGTGGCACTTTCTGGAGATGGTACGGTTCCAACTACGTTTACGTTCCCATCTCCAGTTTACTGTGAAGGTGGTGGGGAGTTCGCTATTGTTTTACTTTCGGCATCTAATGAGTATACCGTATTCATTTCTCGAATGGGAGAAGAAGACGTTACTACTATTAATAAACCAGACTCTGAGAAAATTATTGTTTCTCAACAACCATTGTTGGGATCACTATTTAAGTCTCAGAATGGTGCTACTTGGGATCCAAGTCAGTTAGAAGATCTTAAGTTTAATTTGTATCGAGCTAACTTTACAAGTAAAATTGGAAATGTAAGATTCTATAATCCAGACCTTGATATTGGTAATAGACAAATTGCTTCTTTGAGAGAAAATCCAGCTGACATGATTTCTAGAAGTGTAATTGTTGGTCTGGGAGTAAGTTTGAGTGCATCTCAGGTTTCCAATTTAACCGCTGGTATAACTGTCATACAACAAAATAATCCAAACTTTAAGGCAAAATTAAGTAAAATTTTAGGATCTATCGGGATTGGTAGTGTTCTAAGTTTGAGTTCTATTGGTGCTGGATTTACTGCTGGTGCTGTTACTTACACAAATGTTCCTTTAGTTTCAAAAACTGGAAGGGGATTTGGGGCAAAAGTGAATATATCTGTAAATTCTGGAGTTGCAGTCGCAGCAACAGTTTCTGTTGGTGGAACTGGATATTCTGCTGGAGATATTTTAACCGTAAATTCTGTTGATACTGGTGGATTTGGTAAAAATCTTATATTAACAATTCCAAACAACATTGGTATTATTAGTGCATATAATACTTTAATTCTAGATAATTTACAAGGCACTCCGACTGTTGATGGTGGTTCTGCTATTGTATATGTAAGTGCGGCCGGAACAACTATTCTAAGTGGTGCAACAGTTCAATCATCAAATACAATCAATGACGGACTTCATATTAGAGTAAAACATAACAGCCATGGGATGTATTCTCCTTTTGAGAGGGTTATCCTCAGTGGATTCCAATCTGATTCCAAATCGGAAAAACTAACGGCTTCTTATGATTCATCAAGCACCGATTCTATTTCAGTATCTTCTGTTGGAATATTCACTTCTTTTGAAAACTATGAGGTTAGTGTTTCAAACCCAGGATATGCTTTGATTGGAAATGAAATAATCAGATATGTTGGGGTGTCAAGTTCTTTAGGAACATTAACTGGAATTACTAGAGCAATTGACAATACTAGAGCAAGTGATCATTTGAACAATGCATTAATTTCTAGATATGAATTGAATGGCATTTCATTGAGAAGAATAAATGCAGAACATAGTTTCGCTGATGTAGATTCAAGTACATATCCTGTTGATATTGATCACTATTGGGTTAAAGTTGGTGTTTCTAGTAGAGGCGTCGATAGATCAATTGGAAATTCAAGTGGACTTCCAGAACTATTTTTCAATAAAACAATGTCTGGCGGTTCTTATGATGTTAATTATGTTATTGTTGGAGTTCCATTTGGACCTAGAGCAACGCAAAATATTCCATTCAATGCACTAACACCAAATGTATCAATTCTTAATCCAGAAGGAACATCTGTTTCTGCACGGGTGCGAACGTTCACTGGAAATAGTGTTGATGGAGAAACCACTGCATTTGTTGATCAAGGATTCGAACCAATTTCTCTTACTGGTATAAACTACTTCACTTCACCAAGAATTATTGCTTCAAAGATTAATGAACTTTCCAAGTTAACAGACTTCCCAGGAAGAAAGTCATTCACAATGGAATTTACTTTGTCAACTCAGGATGGAAAAGTAAGTCCAATGATTGACTTGGATAGGGTAAATATAATTACAACTATGAATAGGATTAATAGTAAGGTTCTTAACTATGCAACCGATTTTAGAGTTAATTCTTTAGATGCAGATCCAAGTGCCGCAATATATCTTTCCAAACCAGTTAGATTGGAAAAGCCTGCAGACGGACTAAAAGTGCTTTTTGATGCATATAGACATTCTAGTAATGACATTAGAGTAATGTATAGAATACTAAGACCAGATTCACCAGCAGAATATCAACTGTTTGAATTATTCCCTGGTTTTGATAATATAGACGGTGATGGAGTCCCTCTTGATATTGCAAAAAATAGTGGATTGCCCGATAAAAGAGTATTGGCTTCAAACGGATTGGAGGATTATAGAGAATATGAATATAATGCTGTTAATTTGCCTCCATTCAATGGATTCCAAATTAAGATTATTATGACTGGAAATAATTTTGCTTATGTTCCAAAAATTAGAGATTTACGAGCAATTGCATCCATTTGATATGAAGATAAAGGTAGAAAATAGCACATCTCTTTATAGAGACAGTCATAGTAATGCAATTATAAATTGTTCTGATTTGGAATATGATAATTATATAAAAATTAAAAACAAAAAACTTAACGAAATTAATGAGATGCAACAATTAAAAAATGATGTTGATGAGTTGAAAGATATGATGAAACTAATTTTAGAAAAATTAAATAAATAGTTAAACACTTCCCTGTGACAAATGGCAGCAAGAGTTATAAATTTAGTTTTGGATCAGGGTGTAGATTTTCAAGCAAGTTTTACGCTTAAAAATCAAAATAACACTCCATTAAATCTTACTGGATATACAGCAGTATCAAAAATTAGAAAACATCCAGCCGCAACTAAGTCATATCCATTTACAGTGACATTCCCAGATAGACTAAATGGAGTGGTACAAGTTTCTATGGGATTTACATCGACTGGATTAATTGAAGGAGGTAGATATGTCTATGACATAATTCTCACATCGCCGAATGCATATAAAACTAAACCAATACAGGGAAATATTCTAGTTATTCCTGGAGTTTCATAATGACAAATTCCTACTTTGTAACAGTAAATCAACCCGATCCATATAATATTGGGGTAAACTATGAAATTCCAACAAAGTCTGTACAATATGGAAATGTAATTCTGGATAGTATAAATTCTCTTTTTAATGGAACTTCTTTGAATTTTCCACTGGCTGCTACGGGAACATCATATCTTCCAGTAAACGATCAACAATTAATAGTATCGAAAAATAATTTAATACTAGAACCAGTTGAAGATTTTACTATTTCTGGTTCCAATATAATCTTTACAACTCCTCCAACTTTGGGAGATGATGTTTTTATCATAGCTCTTGCTACTACTGCAGATTTGACCAGGACTATTAATTACGTCATTGATAGTGGCAGTTCACCAATGTTGCCAGGAAAAAAAGGAAAAGTTACATTAGATGTAAGTGGTATTATTGATTCTGTAAAAATATTTTCAGATCAAACTGGAGGAGTTGTTTTTGAGATTTCAAAATCAAATTATACCAACTATCCTACTTTTACAAGTATCACTGCAGGACAACGAGTCCAATTGATAAACAATAATAAGTATTTTGATGATATTCTAAATAATTGGGATAAAACAATTGTTGCGGGTGATATTTTAGATTTCGAAGTCATTAGCGTTTCCAATATCCGAAGATTTCTAATCTCTTTAAAATTAAAATTATAAATAATCATAGTTCTTAAAAGTCTAACCCCTAAGAGGAGTTGTTTCGATGGCATTACTAGTTCCTAATATTGGTGAAATTGAGACTCTACGTTATCTGATTGCTCAAAATAACTTTGTTGCTGATCTTGAGGACACTTCACCAAGAAATCTTGTCCTAAAGTTGTATACAAGTAACACCACTCCGGCTGAGGGTGATGTTCCCACGGCTTCTGCGTATTTTGAACCATATATTGACGGTAACGTCAACGGTTACGGAACTATCCCAGTTACTGGGTATCCACCTTTGGTAAATAATAGAACTGATCAAGTCTATACTTCCCAGTATGGTATTCTCTTAAATGGTTCTCGTTGGGTTATTAAGAACGTTGGTAGCGGCACAACCGCTACATATCCAGAACAGACATTTACCTTCAGTGGTCCTGCGGGTAATATCTATGGTTATTATGTAACTAGAGCAAACAATATGCCAATCGCGGTACAAGGTGTTGTACATGCTGCCAGTGTTGGTATTGGAACAACTATTACTAAGGGTACTGGTTCAGATCCATGTATTGGTATTGTTGGTAACTTCTACTTTATTGTTGATCCCGATGTAAGCATCGATGATCTAACTCTTGGTCAGTATATTGCAGGAAACGCTGGTATTCAAACTGGAACTAGGATTATCGGAATTGATAGGGCATTAAAAGTTGTTTATGTTGATAAACCACTTGTTGATAACATTCAAACTGCAACCGATCCATCTATTACTTTCAGTTTCGGTAAGATCTCGATTGTCAATCACCAACTCAAGAAGGGAGATGTTATTTACATCGCCGCGGGTACAGGAAATACTACTTTAGAATCAAACGTATATACTGTATTTGATGTTCCTAATGCAAATGAGTTCATTACGACTCCTTCACTAACTGCAACATCAAATGGTGTTCTTGGTCTAAACACTGCAACTCTTTACAGTTCAATCATGTATGCTGAAAGATTTACAAATGGACCATACAATATCCAAAACAATGGCGACCAAATTAAGATCACTCTAAACGTCGCTCTCGACTGATATATATTTAAAATAAAATTATTGTCATGGTTGGGGGTTGCTTTATTACTAAGCAATCCCCATTTTTCTTCAAATGAGAATTATTAAACTATGCCAAATGTCTACGTCTACGATGAAACAAGAGTAGATTACTTTGTTACTGACGATTTGGGGAATGTTCCTCAACCAGTAACAGAGTTCATTGACTATGGCAATGTTTCTGCACAAGCAGATCCACCAGAAATTGATTCATTGCAGTTTAATATAAATGATTACGGATTTGTATCGAGAATTGGTGATGTTTATCCATACGGCAAGATAAACATAACTGGAAATATTTCGACAGAAAGAGCATATGTACCTGTAACCACTGGACTTGGAATTGTTAGTGGTGCAGCTAAACAAAGATTTATTAAATCGACCTGGATCGGGTCTGGCACCCTCTTTGAAATTGGTGGAGGACTGGAAAGACTTGTCATACCCGATTTGGGTGCCGCAGGACCATCTCCACGCATCACTGGTGGTTCTAGAGAAAGAACTACTAATCGTTATAATGGAACAACCGCAACATTTAAAGTCGTTGCTACTTCTGCGGTAACAAAGGAATTTAATGTATATCCAGTAGTCTCTACAATTACCATATCGGTAACTGGAGGTACATCACAAGAATATCCATATGAGTATATCCAAACTATTGTTCAAGAACAGTTAGTTGGTAAAGCTCGAGAAAAAATTGCGTATCAGTATGCACTTACTGAGATTCTTCCTTTTGAAGAGGATGATTGGGGAGAGTTATCTGATGTAAATGGAAGTGCGTTTGATGAAACAACAACAACATTTGATAGTACACTCACACAAAACGTTGCATTTAGTGATCAAGTTATTGTAGAAAAGGAATATTGGGGAGTAATAACACAAAATCCAAGTCAGACAGAAGATTATGGAAATATTGAGTCTGCCTTCCTGAATAAATTTGGCAAAATACGAACGGTCAAATATACTAAGGCGAAGTATTGTAAATCATTTGATTACTCTGGTTCTGGTTCAATTTCAGTTTCTACTGGAGTACCACCTACAGATACAGATAGAGCTCGCAAATTTGCAGGATCTGGAAACATTGTTATTAATGGTCAACTGGGTCTTTCTCAAGCTCCTCAACATAGAGTATTTGGTCTTGGTGATAAAATTGTTCTTTCTGGCGGATCTAATCAAAGATTTATACCAAAACCAATTAGGGGATCTGGACTCGTTAAGATCTTGGGTTCAGCTAGACACAGAAAGACATCCAATCCACCAGAAAGGAAAGCGGAAATCCTTATCTATGGTTATGTTGATAACGTTAAGACTATATTCCAGCCACAAAGAAAGACAGTCAGAATCAATGTTTCTGGCCAGGCTACAAGGGTAAAACTATTCAAGGCGTTTAAGGGATCCGATACGATTAGGGTTCTTGGTGCTCTTTCTACTCTGGATATCAGATTTGGTCCACATTGGAGGAGTCCCCTTGAGAGAGATGGTTATATCGAACCAATTGATTATGGATTTATTACTCAATCAACGACAGAACCTAATGAGGATTGGGGATTAGTAAGTGAAATTCCATTAGTCATTAATGGTGGCGGATCTCTTGACTTTGGTTATATTATTCCAATATTTACTCGAATCAATATCGTTGGAATTGCTGCTCAAGCATTTGCTAGAGATGCATATAAGGGATTGGGTCTGATTAATCTATCTGGAATAAAGGCAGAAAAATCGGCTTATATCTTCAAATCTAATGGACTTTCTGGTATTGCAACTCATCCAGCCGGATTCTTCTTCTCTGGTGCAAATTGGTTCAGTCAGGCTCCTCAACATAGAGTATTTGGTATTGGTGATTACGTCAAGGTTCTTGGAACTGGTAATGAATCCATAACTCCTACAACGGAAATTGGATCTGGAAATATATCAATTTCTGGTGGACTTTCTAATCTTAAGTTTGTAAGTTCTGCAGGAGAACAAACAATTCTTACCACTATTAGTGGTTCCTCAAAAGAAAGATTCATTCCCAACTTTAATGGATCTGGAAAACTTACTCTCAGTCAGGGAAGAGAGGCTGGACAAACCTATCTCAGAATTATTACTGTGGATCCAAAAAGATCTGCAGTTCTATTCTCAGTATATAACAGTCTATCAATATTTGAGAAAAATACAGAATCTTACAATAATTCATCAATCAGCAAGAGCGGTGGTGGATCTGCAGATTATGGAAGTATTCTTAATATTCCTTCTTATGGATTTGACCTATCACAACAAGGAAGTGGAAATGGCGCATTAACACAAACCTTTGATAATGAAACTAATACTTATGATCAGGATATTGTTACAGGTCGTCGTTATAGTGATGATTTAATTAGCTCTGGATTGCTGCCAACATTTGATAAGACTTCTTCATATGAAGTCAATTTTGGTTCAAGAAATGTCAGCGAAGATTATGGATATGTCTATCCAAATACTGTTGGTGGACCGGCATACGATCAATACTTATATCCATATAATACTGGATTCTCTGATCAGGATGGAATTGATAAGGGATACGAAGATCTAGGGTTCTTGAATGAGAATCCGAATGAACAGGCAAAGGCTCCATTTGGAACAATCCGTCTCCAACAACCATCGTTTGCAAATATTTCCCGAGTTATTCCAAAATATCCAGGAAAAGTTACACTATTTGTTTCTGGATTTGCTTCGCAGAAATTTGTACCGAATTGGAATGGATCTGGTACATTAAGTGTTCTTACTGGAGCTGCAGAAGCTTACAGTGCTCAGACCCCAGAAAATACACCACTAGTTGTAATTTCTGGATCCAGAATTAGTGAAAGGGCAACCTTTGCTATCGAAGGATCTGGTAATATTACAGTTTCTGGACAAATTGTAGAAAGAGCAACATTTAGTGAAGTCGGTTCTGGATCTATTAATATTTCTGGAGATTCTCTCAATAGTGTCAGAGCCGATCCAATTGAAAATACGGTCCTATTTACATTATATGGTGAATACGAGAAACTTAAGTTTGCCGTTAATCCACCAGTAATAAAAGCCACACTGCGACTTGCTGGGGAACTTAAACATCCATTTATTGACTATACCCCACATTACGGTATTGACAGGAACGTTGGAATTGAGACTGGTATATTCATTCTACCTGGCGGGGCTGGTGGTGAATATGGAAATCCAGGTATTGTTACTACAAGATATATTCCACAATATCCTGGTGGTTATTCCAATGGTGGAACTGCAGGACCAATTATACTCAGAGATAGAGCAATTTCGCGTACAAATGCTCCTATCTTTACTGAAGGTACAATTTACATTCTTGGTATTGGTACTGCAGCAAATGGCGATCTCAATGGGGTCCAAGTTGGCGCTAAATGGAGATTTATTCCGCAACTTGTTCGTGGTGGTCCTGGACTTATTTCAATCAAAGGTATTGCAGTCACAGCACCACGTCGAGTTTATGGTTACTACGGAGATCAGAAAAACCCAGGCACTTCTGGAACCATTGTTCTATCTACAGAAAAGAGAAAAACAGAAGAAAGGAAGATTATCAAAATCACTTCTTCAGCTGGAATTATTTCTGTTTCTGGAACTGCAACCGAGAGAAAAACAAATGCGTATCAGGGTACTGGAACCCTATTCAAACTATCAGATGCACTGGATTCCAGAACAAAATCTTATGTTGCAAGTGGCACTGTACGAGTACAAAGTCAGTCCATATCTTCAGAATCCTTTGTCGCACAAACTCCAGAAAATACAGTCCTCTACACTATCAGCGGACAAGCGAAAAAATCCGTTCTACTCACTACAGATTTCACTGGAGTTGTGCAAGTTTCGGGAACCAGTGGGGATCCCATTATTCGCAAATCTTTTGGAGGATCTGGAAAACTATCAACCCGTTCTGGAGCTGCTTGGAACTTTACTCGAAAGTCAATATCAAACGTTGTTCTCGTCAGTATTTCTGGAATCTCAAGAACCAAGATTGTCCAAGTATTTGGATATTATGGAGATCAAAAGAATCCAGGAACTTCTGGGACTATTACGATTTCTGGACAACTCAGCCATCCACAAATCGATTATACTCCGGCGTACAAAACTTCTGGATTGTTCAGAGTTGGTGGAACCGCAAAAACAAATCCAAGTCTTCTTGTCATTGGTATCGGCCGAATTTCAATTTCTGGGGCATCAAAACAGAAATTCTCCTATCAGGGTTCGGAAAGAACAATTCTCACCACTATTTCTGGATCTGCAAATACCAGAGAACTCAATGTATATCAAGACTTTATTACATCTGGTCTTTACAGGATATCTGGTATTTCGGCTACAAGGGAAATACAACTTTATGGATATTATGGGGATCAAAAGAATCCAGGAACTTCTGGTGTTATCAGAATATCTGGGACACCTCTGGTACATCCAAATGTCAGATATATTCCATCTCCAGATGGCAGCGGCACAATCTTTATCAGTGGTGTTGGAAGAAGAAGAAGGATATTCCCACTATACACTGGCGCAGGAATTCTATTTGCATTTTCATCTGGAAAAGAATCTTATTCCAGATCAACATATGTTGGTATTGGAAATGTTATCCTATCTTCCTCTGGCATTACAGAAATATTGCAATTCGAAGAAGGCAGAACTTACGTTGTTATCATATAAAAAGTATAAATAAATCAGAAGCAAAATCGGTTCATGATTTTTGACTCATGACAAAACAAGTACAGTTTAGAAAGGGCACAACTGCGGAGCATTTTAACTTCACAGGCGCCCTTGCTGAAATTACAGTTGATACTGATAAAAAGACAGCCATTGTACACGATGGAGTAACTCCTGGTGGTTTTGAACTTACGAAATCTAGATGGACATTAGCAACTGGAAATGCATATTTGGGGACAAATCAAAAGTATACTGTTGATTCCCAAAACAGTCCTGGTGGATTTACTTTAACAATGCCAGAACCAAGATCTGTTGGAGACTGGGTTTGGATTGAAGATTTCGCAAATTTTTGGAGTCAAAATCCAGTAAATATTGTGTCCGCCTATGATTTTGAAAACGGACATTTGGTTAGAGAATCATCTCCACTTATTCTTGATGTATCTGGTGCTTCAATTTCTTTAATTTGGAATGGAACCTTATGGAAAATCTTCAACAATAGAGGAAGTTAACTATGGCATTAACATTAAGTAATAGTATCTCTGGTGAGTTTATTCCATCAGAATCTTCTGGATTTTATGTTTATGCTTTAAGAAGAGATGCAGAATCAATGCTGTATCTATCAAAAGTTAGCGCTGCCTCTACTGAAACTGGAGAATTTTATAGGGCAAATGGTACTGCAATTCCTGAATTTGGTGATGGTATTGATTATGGTTGTTATGATGTAGGTGTAGGAAAAACTTCAGAAATTAGAAATGATATTGCAAGTAATAAAAAATTTCTAGATGATCCAAATGATAAATATCAACAGATCCGTTTCGATAGAAGAAACTTATACTACTACATAGATAATGATGGTTTCTTCGTCATCCGATTCAATGGACCAGATTATGATTACCTCTCTATCGGACCCAAATAATAATTAACAGGAGAAAAAATGGCTGAGTTTAGACTTGGAAGAGTAAAATTCAACTGGACTGGCAATTGGCAGCCATCCAAATCCTACTTGATTGATGACATCATCAAGTTCGGTGGGAATAGTTACGTGGCGGTCGTTAATCACACTTCCGTAGCCAGTACAGCAGATTTTTATGTAACTGATTTTGCTAAATGGAATGTCCATTTAGAGGGTATTTCTAATACTGGAGAGTGGGCACCCAATTATTTGTATAAGGAAAACGAGGTTTTCAAATTTGGTAACGTTCAATATAGAGTTGTTGTCTCTCACCTTTCACATGGATCTTTTCCAGATCTAAGTAAAGTAGTTGAATACGTAGCTGGATTTAAAGCTGAAGGTGAGTGGAACAATAATACTCAATATCAAACTGGAGATGTTGTCAACTATCAAGGATCTTCTTACGTTGCTTTAACAACATCCCTCGCTGGATTTTTGCCGCCAATTAACGTTGCAATTGGAACCGATGTCGCCGGCAAATCTTGGCAAATTCTTGCCGATGGTCTTGCAGGTGCCGCAATCACCTTTACTCCTGGTACTTACTATAGAGGTCAATTAGTACAGTATGGTGGACATATTTTTAGACATAAACTAGGTGTTACTACAAGCGTTTATCCTTTAGGGTCTGGTGATCCCGTAACTGGAACTGGTATTGGGAATTCTGCTTGGGAGCTCTTAGTACAAGGATTCAAATTTGTAGGTAATTTCTCGACAACATTTAATTACAATGTTGGGCATGTTGCAAGATTTGGTTCAAATTCATATGTTGCAGTAGGTAATTCATTCATAAATATTGACCCTTTAGCTGGTCTTGGTACATATTGGGAGACTCTTGCTGCTGGAGACAGTTCTGCAGCTCTTACTACCAAGGGTGATATTTTAACTTACAATGGCGGTCCATTTAGAATCGGGATTGGTTCTACTGGATATGCACTTGCAGTAAATCCTGATGGGCTTCCTGGTTATCAAATTGTGGGTGCTCAAACTCGTGTTTACTACGTAGACTCTGAGTCTGGTGATGATGGCTCCAATGGTCTTGCACCTAACCTAGCGTTCAAAACAATTAAGCAAGCTTGTCAGGCTGCACGTCCTGATAGAAGTATCACTAATTTTGAATATACTGCATCAACTGGACTTTCAACAATTACCGCTCCTGGTCACGGATTGGCAAACGTTGGAACATTCGTTCAGTTAGCTGAAATTGAATTTGAGTGTACCTCTGGTGGTAACACTTATGGAGTTCTTGGATTCAATTACACTCCAACAACTGGTATTGCTACAGTAACTGCTATTAATATTGGTCTTGCTCCAGAAACTGGTATTGGAAATCTATTAAGAGTGAGAGATGTTCAAGTTTCATATAACACGGGTGCAGGAAGTACTACGGCATTATTTGCAAATGCATTTGGTGGATCAAACTTCCCAATCACTGCAATTCCAAGCAACAACTCGGTAGCATTGAACGTTGGTATTAGAACATTCTCACTCAACTATATTGGTGGAGGTACTATCTTTGCTGGTATCACTACAACCATCTTCCCAGATGTTGCTTCCAAGTCTTATTTTGAAGTTCTTCAAGTTCTTGATACGAATAGAATTGTTGTTAACGTAGGTCCTTCTACTATTGCACACACCTACGTAGGCGGAGGACATATAACTGACCTAACTCCTGCTGTTCTAAGACTTTCTGCCTCTCAGTTCTATGAGCAACTACCAATCATTGTTCCTCCATTCACTTCTATTGTTGGACATACACTTAGAGGTACTACTGTCTTACCTAAGACTGGATTCTCCGATGACAATTCAACTCCAAATAATAGAGCTACAATGTTCCAGTTGAGTGATGCAACTACAATTCAAGCGTTGGCATTCAAAGGATTAGAAGGATTCCATTACGACTCTGCAGCTCCTTTTGAAATTAATAATACAAACGTTAGAACTGGTGTTGGTACAACCGCTTGTGGTAAGTTCTTTGCACTTAATCCAAATTCTCCAGTTAACAATAAGTCGCCTTATGTTAAGGATTGCACATGTTTCTCCGATCCTGCCAGTGCAGATGGCAGATTTGGCGGCGGTGGAGTAGGGGTATTCCTTGATGGTGGAGTCCATGAAGAGGGTGCGAGATCAATGGTATTTGACTCGTTTACCATGGTCAACTCTGATGGTGCTGGATATATTCTTGATAAAAACGCAATTGCAGAAATCGTTTCCTGCTTTACTTATTATTGCAAGTGGGGATATTATTCTGGTGGTGGATCCAGAATTCGTGCAGTTGGTGGTAATAACTCTTATGGTGATTATGGCGTCATTGCTTCTGGATTCTCTACCTCTGAACCAGTAAGATCCGCAAGACTCTTTGGTGATCTGATGAAGATGCAACCAGCAACAATTTTGGGTACAGTCGCTGTCGGGCAGACAATGGTTGGTGAAACATCTGGTGCTCACGGTTGGCTCATAAACGATCAAAGAGCTGCAGATAAATTCCACTTCAAGTATTATCCTGGTTACGGTGCAACTGCAACTACAGCAAACGGTAACATTGCGATTGGTACTTCACCATTTATTGATGGAGAACTCGTCAATACATATAGCCCCACTAGTGGTGCAGGTGTAGCTGGTTCTTTCTATGTTGGTGCTGCTTCCAGTTCTATAAGTGGACAGAAGGGAACTATCGTCGAAGTTGATGCTGTTAGTGGTACGCTTCTTGTTGGAGACTCGGTTGGTTTCAAAACTACTTTTGGTCAAGAATCACTATTCTACATCATTAACACAATTACTAATGTTTCTGCTGCTCAGACTTTCATCGATGGTATGACTGGTATTGCATATACTTACTACAATAGAGCAACTTTGACAATTTCTCCTGATAAGTCAAGAGCCACTCCAGATACTAGAAATATCCACCCACTTGGTAACTTCTCTACTTCCGTATCGGCTGGTTCTTCAATTGATGTAAGAACCAAGTTCTCACAAGTTCGTCTAACTGGTCACGACTTCCTCTATGTCGGTACTGGTAATAAGACCGAAACCAACTATCCATTTGTTGATGAAACAGCCCTTCAACAGGGCAATGAAACAAGAACATTTGGTCCTGGTAAGGTATTCTTCGTATCTACTGACCAAGGAGGCAACTTCCGTGTTGGTCAATTCTTCTCGGTTAATCAGTTAACTGGTCGTGCAACTTTGGATGCATCCGCATTCAACCTATCTGGTCTAACAGAACTTAGACTTGGTGCGATTGGTGGTCAGGTTGGAGAATCGATTAATGAATTCTCTTCTGATGAACAAATGGGGGGCAACTCAAATAGTGCTTGCCCAACCGAATTTGCAGTTCGTGGTTTCTTACTTAGAGACAAAATGGGTACAGGCGCAATGGTTCCACCTAGAGGAACAACTGCACAGAGACCTTCAGGCCTAGATGCAAGTTTTGTTGCAGGTGCTCTTAGATTCAATCTAACCAACTCATCACTAGAATTTTATGATGGATCAAAATGGGTTCAGCCTGGTAAACTGACTTATAACACAATTAACTCCGCAACCACCCTGGTGGCGCAGAATGTGTACTTTGTAAATACTGTATCGGGTGCTATCACAGTCACTCTCCCCGCTAACCCAGTTATCGGGGATACGGTTAGAATCTATGACCTTGCTAAAACCTTTGATAATAATGCATTAACCGTCAACAGAAACGGCAAATTGATTCAAGGTGATGCACAAGATTTGACAGTTAACATCGAGGGTTCTGCTTTTGATCTAACCTTCTCTAATGATACTTGGGGATGGAGAATCTTCTCAATCTAATAATATGGTGGGGAGGCAACTCCCCGTTTTATTACTTAATTTTGCAACCAAAAAACAATGGGATTGTAATCAATGGCAACATATGGAAGTTATAAAAGAATCACTACTGATCGAGTAACACCTGCAAGTCTACCAGATAATGCATTTGCTACTGGTGTCGGATTCAAGTATGGCATTGCATGGATTAGAGGTCCTATAGGTGGCACTACTTCTGGGTGTTGCTGCCTTTGGACAGTACCGGCGGGTGTTCATAAATTAACTTTTGAACTTTGGGGAGCCGGTGGTAATAGTCACGGATTTTGTTCCTGGAACCGCTGCCATCACTATTTTGGTGCTGGGTCTGGCACTTACGCAACAAAAACAATTGCAACCGCGCCAGGGTGCCAGTACACTGTTTGTGCAGGCGGAACATTTCCTTGTTGTTCTTTTGAATGTGTTGGCTGTTGTGGTTGTGTTACGTATGTTAATGGATATAACTTGAGCAACTTCTGTTCTGTCGGAGGCAATCCAGGATGTGCTAATACAGACTGGAACACAATGTGTTATTCAGATTGGGACTGTTGTGTAGGCAGAACCATGAATAGTTCAGATTTTGCTATGGGAAATATGAGACCTGCAGGTACTGGACCGTTTAACTGCCATTGTTATAGACATACTTGGTGTGCTGCTAATGCTCCATTCCTCGCTGGATCAACCACCGGCGGTGAACTTGCTGAATGCTGGGTGCGACATGCGTGTTGGACTTCGGTCTATGCCCAGGGTGGCGGCGGCGGAATGACCACTTATTGTGGAAACTGGGATAATGGTTATGGGGGAATCGGCGGCAGCGGCGTAGTTAAAATTACATACGTGTAAATATTAAGAGAGGAACCAAGTAAAAAATGGCAAACTATTCATCTTACAAAAAAGTCTCTAGCGATATGGTTCCAGATGCATTCGTAACGGATGCTATGCTTGCTCCTGGAACTAGAAAAAACTACGGTGTTCAGTGGTTCCGTGGATCACCAAACTCTGTGAGCAGTGGTTGTTGCTGTTTATGGACAGTGCCAGCTGGCGTTTCTAAAATGCATATTGAGGCTTGGGGTAGTGGTGGTAATGGTCATGGATCTTGTTCCTGGGACCGCTGCCATCACTTTAAAAGTGCCGGCGGCGGGCAATACAATTCAAAATATATATTAACTGTACCTGGGTGTCAGTATACTATTTGCGCTGGTGGTGTATTTCCTTGTTGTTCTTTTGACTGCACTGGATGTGAGGGATGTTCATCTTATGTGAATGGATATAATTTAAGTAACTTCTGTGCAGTTGGTGGAACCAGAGGATGTGCAAATACTTCTTGGGCAGAAACTTGTTACTCCGCGTTTGAGTGTTGTTTAGCACCTGGTAATAATGGTGGAGATTTTGGTTTTATTTCTCACGGTGGCCGTTTTGGTTCGGTAGAGTGGTGGTTTGGTGTTGGATTCTGTCACTGTCACAAACAAACTACAAGATCATCAACGGCTCCTCTAATTGGAGCTAACGTAGAAATATCAATTAATTACTGTTGGATTCGTCATGGTTGTTGGACTGTTCCATATGGCACTGGCGGCCAAGGATCACAGACGAGTTATTGTGGAGACTGGAATAATGGTTATGGAAATACTGGTGGTCCAGGATTAGTTAAAATTACGTATTTCTAATAAATAATATAAACAGGATCTAAAAAATGGCAAGTTACAGTTCCTACAAGCAATTAGCACCAACACAGTATGATGATGGTATCTTTACAGATGCAAAAATATCAAATGCAGCTTTTGCATCCTGGTGTGTTCAGTGGGTTTATGGGCAACCAGAGGTTCTTGCTAGTGGGTGTTGCTGCCTTTGGACAGTTCCTGCTGGTGTATCAAGAGTAACTTTTGAACTTTGGGGATCTGGTGGTAATGGTCATGGATCTTGTTCCTGGGACCGCTGCCATCACTTTAGAGGTGCTGGTGGTGGATATTACAACACAAAAACAATCACCACTGCAGCTGGGTGTCAGTACACTGTTTGTGCTGCTGGTGTATATCCTTGTTGTTCTTTTGAATGTGTTGGCTGTAACGGATGTTCATCTTATGTGAATGGATATAACTTGAGCAACTTCTGTGCAATTGGTGGATACCGTGGCGAAGCTAATACTGCCTGGAACACAGCGTGCAATAGTGTTTATGAGTGTTGTTTAGGTCCTGGTGATAATGGTGGAGACTTTGGTATGGGTAACCACTCTGGAAACTTTGGTTGGCACGCGAGTAACTGCCATTGTCATTGTGTTGGAACAGCCCCTTCAGCAGCTCCTTTCATTGGGGGGGATAGTCAACAACAACTTCATGAATGCTGGATTCGTCATGGTTGTTGGACTGTTCCAGCTGGATATGGTGGTATGGGAGCGATGACCACTTATTGTGGAAACTGGGATAATGGTTATGGAAATACTGGTGGTAGTGGTCTAGTTAAAATTACTTACGTTTAATTTTAATATAAACAAAAAACTAGGTGAGTTGGAGTACAATCCGACTCATTTTTTTGTGTGATTATTATAAATAATATCGAAGGATAGTTAACCTGGACAAATAACGATGGCAACAAAAATTATTAAAGTAGAGTTTGATCTACCTCTTCCAAATGAGTACCTTGTAGATCATGGATATGATAAAGGAAATTCAAGAAAATACACATATCATGGGCCAGATAAAATATATTTACAAATTGGCCAGGATGGCAGCGAAAAATATGGCCCACTCACCGAAGATGACATTGCAGATGGTCGTCCTCAACCCCTTGATGTCGTAGAGTGGTTTGAAGTTGATTGCACCAAATACCCTCTTGTTTGCCAACTAAGAGGTCCCATCGTAAATGAGTCGCAGGAAATTTCTGGACCTATTGGTCCAGACGGGAAAACACCGAATCCACAAAAAGGTGCAGCTGCCGGGTCTGTTAAGGCACATCCACAATCACCAGATCTGGATGGATATGAGCGGTATGTATATAGTTTGCCCATCCTTCCAAAATTTATTCATGATCCTCTTTCCGTAAAAGTAGTTGATGGTGTTCCCGTTGTAAGACCATTTACGGTAAACGAGTGTGTATTAGGAGTTGATAGAGAATTTACTATCACTGATTTGAGAATTCATAGAAACCAAATGTTAAATGCTTCAGATTCTAGCATTTCATCGGATATGCCAGAATTTGCAGTAAATGCATTTAAGACATTTAGACAGGGTTTACGAGATTGGCCAGATTTGGTGGAAACCAAAAAGATTCCAGTACATATTGCCTTAAAAATGGCTCCTATCCATCCAGATACAAATACTCCTAATGTTGGAGTAGGCGCATATGCTGCAGCTGCTGCTGGTGATGCACGAGCTGCAGAGATTAAATCAAGACAGGAGGAACTTAGAGAATTGGCTGAGGAAGAAGGCCGTAAACAGATGGAAAGAGCGAAGTATAAGGGATAATAATTACATAGTTAAAAGGGGGGGTCAATGACCCCCCTAAATAGTTTTAAGTTGAATTTGATATTTTAAATTCTCATGAGATCTAAAGCATTTTTTATTAACGGCGGCGCCGGTAGAGTAATTTGTTCTATTCCTGCATTTGAAAAGTATGCAGAAACACATGAAGATTTTATTATCGTGTGTGAAGGGGGAACCGATTTTTTCAAAGGACATCCAATATTACACAATAAAGTTTACGACAATTGGCACAAGGGACTATTCGAAGATCAACTGATTCATAGAGATCTTATTAGTCCAGAACCATATAGAAATTGGCATTATTACAATCAAAAGTGCAGTCTTTCTCAAGCTTTTGACATCATTATTAACGATCTGGATGATCCTAGGGAACTTCCAGATCCAACATTAAACCTCACTAAAATGGAGGTTTGTACAGCTCAAAATATACTAAAAGAAATTAAATCTGGTACAGGAAAAGATAAAGTTGTAATCATACAACCTTTTGGTAGATCAGTACAATCTCTAGAAGATTTTATTGTTGACCCCACTTCAAGAAGTATGAATTTGGTCAATACTATTGATATTATTAATGACCTTAAAAAAGATTATTCGATAATTATTATGAGTGAAATTCATTTTCCTCTTGAAGAAAACGAAGATAAATCAAAATATAAGGTTGCTAGACCCCAAATTGAAGATGTTCGACTTTGGGCCGCATTAATTGAAGGTGCAGATCATTTCATTGGATGCGATAGTGTAGGACAACATATTGCAAAAGCCGTTGGTACGACAGCAACGATTATTATTGGATCAACTTTCCCAATCAATATTTCTTATCCAAATTTTTCTGGATTCGATATTATTGATATTGGAGATGGTAAGAGGAAGTATGATCCAATCAGGGTTTCTATCGATGATGAAAGAACAAGATTTAACGATCAATCATGCGAAATGTCCAAAGAACAGGTTAAAATGGTAATTGAGTCCGCAAGAAAGAGATTGGGAAAATCAGTTGAATATAAACGACCCCAAATAGAACCAAAAAAACCCGATAGTTCTACTAATAATAATTCTGGATATCCAATTGTTCCAAGTCAACTACCAAGTTTAAAACCACAAAAATTGGAAATTCCCAACTCAATCCTCAGTTCCGCAAGTAAAACAAAAGTATCTAAGGGTTTTAAAGAAGAAGTAGAAAATTTGCTTAAGTCAACAAAATAACAAGGAGATTTATTATGGATCAATGGATTGCTGGTATAACCAGAGGTCACAATTCTGGTGTATGTTTGATTAAGAACGGCGAATTGGTATTTGCCATTGAAGAAGAAAGACTATCAAGAGCAAAGTATGATGGTGGACCTTTTGCAGCAATGATAAAGATCCTAGAATATACCAACAGATTGGATTACCTCGTTGTAGCACATACGCAATCGTTAGTTCAAACTGCAGGCCGAGTTGATTTTAGTGGGGATGATGTCTATACTGGTTTGGCAAGAAAACTTGGATTAATAGACAGGAAATCCAAACTACAGGATCATCCACAAGTCATTGATTTAAGTAGAACTCACCACAAACTTCATGCTGCTTGTGCATTCTATAGATCTGGATTTAAAGATGCTGTCGCATTAATTGTTGATGGTGCAGGAACATTCATCCAAATGAATATTGGTAATCAAGTAGAAACTACTTGGGAACTAGAAACCATTTTTGATTGTAAATATCCTGCAGATTTTAAAACACTCTATAAACATCAGGGTGGTAGAGGACCTTGGGGATCAGCAAGAATTGAAAAATTCCCAAGTGATGGGGAAGGTGAGGAAGGAACTCACGAATTCGTTCTTGATGACAGTGCAGGTATCACAAAAGCATACGAAGCAGTAACGCAATACTGCGGTTGGGCTCCAATTGAGGCTGGTAAAACTATGGGACTATTCCCATACGGACAACCAAATGAAAAAATTCCAAAAATTTACTCTGATATTGGTGGAAATTCAAATTGGAAGACGGCAAACCGAGATGTAATTATTCCAACATATCCAAATGGTGCTCTAGTTAATGAAGGTAGATTTCCAGAATTGTACACACCAGAAAACTTTGATGGGGATCTAACCCAATTAAAAAATAGAAGAGATATGGCTTATGCAATCCAAACCCAATCTCAATCAATGGTTTTGGATTTAATTAGAAAGGCCGTAAAAATTAGTGGCAAAAATAACGTTGTTATCTCAGGTGGTTATGCACTAAATTGTGTTGCAAATTACTGGTATCTAGAACAACTGAAAGACGAAGGAATCAATCTATATGTAGAACCAGTTAGTAATGATGCGGGGACTGCAATTGGAGCTGCATATTTGCAATATTACAGAACAACAAATGATAATAAAATTAGAGAACCACTTAAAACTTTATATTCTGGACCAATATACACGTACACAATCGAAGATATCGTAGATATTGCCGATAAGTATGGTGCTGATAGAGTATTTGAAGCAAGCAATGAAGATGTCGTTGAATTGATTTCTGATAAAAATATTGTTGCTCTCTTCCAAGGAAGATCGGAAGCTGGTCCTCGTGCTCTTGGTAATCGTTCCATTCTTTATGATCCTCGTGATCCTGATGGAAAAGACCATGTGAATTCAATTAAACATAGGGAATATTTCCGACCATTCGCTGGATCTATTCTAAACGAACATGTTCATGAATGGTTTGATCTTCGTGGAATGGAAGATACTCCTTTCATGATGTATGCTGTCAATTGTAAAGAAGGCATTGAGGAAAAAATTCCAGCGATCATTCATGTTGATGGGACATGTAGAATTCAGACAGTAACAAAAGAAGAAAATAAGAACTATCATGATCTAATTGAGACATTTTACAAAAAAACTGGCTGTCCAATTATTTTCAATACGTCTTTCAACTTAGGTGGAGAACCACTAGTAGAAGATCTTGATGATGCTTGTCGCACTTTAGAAAACAGTCTAATCGAGTACTTATATCTTCCAGAATATGGATTAATGATTGAGGTGAAAAATAAGTAATGCAAAGAAAAGCCAAATCAATAACCATTGTTGGTGGTGGTAGTTCTGCGTGGTTAACTGCAGCACTTTTAAATAATAGTATTAAAAAATATAGAGAAATCTACGTTATTGATAAAGAAGTAGGCACTCCAGTTGGAGTGGGAGAAGCTACAATCCTAAGTTTCAAAAAATTTATGGATGATTGTGGATTCTCTATCCTAGATTGGTTCAGTGAAATATCAGCAACTTTCAAAGGTGGTATTTTATTTGAGAATTGGCTTGGAAAAGAAAATCATGTTTGGCATCCATTTGCATTTCCAGATTTCCAATATAATCAAACAACAATGTTGGAACATTGGTCAAATTGTCAAGAATTAGATTTTAAAACACATTCTCTTGTCCACTATAATGTTTGCACAAAAGACCAAAAAATAGATCCAGATAACATAGGAATCTATGCATTTCATATTGATGCTGCACTACTAGTCAAATACATCAAATCAAGAATTGTTGGAAATGGAGTGACATTCATACAATCTGAAGTAAAAGGTATTGTCAGGGACGATAATGGTTATGTTACAGAATTGGTTTTAAACAATGGGGAAGTTCATAAGTCAGATTTGTTTGTTGATTGTACTGGATTCAATGGACTATTAAAAGAAAAGAATGATAGAGTTGATTTAAGTGACAGACTATTCTGTGATACTGCAGTTTGCACTCAAGTTCCATATTTGAATAGAGAGATTGAACTCAAACCATACACTGGATGTGATGCAGTAGATCATGGATGGATTTGGAAAATTCCAGTAAAGAATAGAATTGGTTCTGGTTTAGTTTTTAATAGATCAGTTACTGATATTGAAGAGGCAAAAGAGTACTTTGTTAAATATTGGGACAATAGGATTACCAAAGAAGAACTAAAAGTTCTGGATTGGACACCTTTCTACAATAAAAACTTCTGGGAAAAAAATATTGTTTCCGTTGGACTTGCTGCTGGATTCATTGAACCTTTGGAAAGTACTGGTATTGGACTTGCTTGTGCAGGAGCATGGGGATTATTGAATCGAATTAAAACAACAGAATTTGATTCACATGATATCGATTTTTATAATGCAGAACTAAAATGTTTCTTTGAAAACTGCATAGATTTTGTCAATATGCATTATTCAAAATCTAAGAAAGAAGGTAAATTCTGGGAGTGGGTACATCAAACTTATAAACCAACCGAAAAATTCTCATATCACATTGATGAGATGAAATCGAACACGATTGATATTGTTGACGAAGGGAAAGAAATGTTTTCTTTTAACAACTGGATGTGTTGGATGATTCAATTGGGTCATGAAATTTCGCCAAAAATTAGATCAAACTCAGTTCAAAATTCTGAAGATCTGGTTAAAGATTTCTATTCTAATGAAAAAAATAAGTATGATTACTTACCTACAGCTTCGGTATACAATGACTACTTTAACGCACTAACTACACTCACAAAAGAAGTGATAAATCCGTATAAGAACAATGAAAAGACCAAACTTTATTAATGAATCCGAAGTATTTGCAATAAACCCAGGACTTGAAGCTTCTGTACATGTAATTGGACCAGAAGAAGTAAAAGTAGTCGTTATTGAAAATTTTTATTTAAATCCAGATTTGGTAAGAGAATTGGCGTTAACAATTCCGCCAACAGAAAATTCAAAAATTTTAGCAGGATCTCCTGGAACTAGGGTTTTTGGACATTATAATTTTGTTAGTATGTTCCCCATCTTTCAACATATTTTTAGAAACGTATATCCTGAGGTGACAAAAGAAGTAACAGACGAAGAAATGAAGTCCAGTATCTGCAATACTCCATTCTGTGTAAATATCAGTCAGTCTGACAAGATGCCTCCTGTTGTTCCCCATATTGATGATGAAGATAGAATGTTATTTGCTGGAGCTTTATACCTCAATAAACCCGATGAGTGTTCTGGTGGAACATCTTTTTACATGTTAGATGGAAAACAACAAGTAACAAATACATATGTTGGTGATTGGTTGAAAAAAAATAATCATACAAATTTTTATACTCATTACTTAACTGACAGTGAAGATGATTGGGATCTTTTATCTGTTGCAGAAATGAAGTATAATAGATTAATAATTTATCCTGGAAACGTTCTGCATACTGCATACGTAAAACCAGAAATGTTTACAGATGACAAATATAGACTAGTCCAGATGTTTTTTATAGCACTTAAATCATAATGAGTTTTACTTCTAGATTTCCATCAATTTGTATTGATGGATTTTATTCCGAACCAGATGAAATCGTCAAATGGGCTTCATCTTTAGAATATAATAAAGACCCCAAGTCTGGATGGCCTGGTTGGAGAACTCCGCCACTATCCACTATTGATTATCAATTTGATGATCAATTTAGTAAAAAATTAATGGGAGTATTTTTTGATCTAGATCGAGATTGGGTTAGTTGGGAGATACAAACTCATTTCCAAATTATAAAACCATTTTCTGGTGATAAAAATGATCCAAGGAATTGGGGTTGGGTTCATCAGGATTCTGATGGTGTTTATGATTTGGTAAAAGGATTTGAACCAATGAAATGCGAGTACGCAGGAATTTTATATTTAACTCCAGAGGCAGATTTGGACACTGGTACATCTATTTTTAGATCAAAAGTAAAAGATCCAGACACAAAACAGCCTTTCAAAAAAGAACTATTTTCTGGAGAAGAAATTGAGTTTGAAAAATATAAAGAAGGTATGATTAATGCTAGATCTCAATTTGAAGAGACAATACGTTACTGCAATGTATACAATAGATTAATTGCATTTGAAGCGTCAAATTACCATGCAGCAATGAACTTCAAAATGGATTCCGATAAGATTAGATTGACTCAAGTATTTTTTATAAAAAATATTAAAACACAGGTCAATCCAATTCTAAGAGGATTTTTAAGATGAAAAAAAATTTTATTAATGAGGATGAAGTTTTTGCCTTGAATGAAGGATTGGAAGCAAAAGTTTATACTATAGGTCCAGAAAAAGCCAAAATAACCTATGTTGATAATTTTTATAAAAATCCAGATTTGGTTAGGGACCTTGCGTTAACAATTCCACCAACAAGGAATCCAATTATTATGGCTGGAGCTCCTGGATCTAGAGTCGATGCGTATTATAATTTTTCCCCCATGTCTCCATTTTTTCATTATATTTTTAGAAATGTTTACGGAGATATAGTTAAAGATATATCTGATGAAAAAATTTATGATTCCATGAAAGGAGTCACTTTTTGCGTAAATGTAACTCAATCAGACATTCTCAATCCAATTGTCCCACATGTAGATGATACTGGAGACCTACTTTTTGCAGCAACCGTATATCTCAATAAACCAGAAGAATGTGCGGGAGGAACTTCCTTTTATACTTTAGAAGGAGAACAGCGAAGTAGTGCAGATAAAATTGATGCATGGTTAAAAAAAGTAGGCAAGTATCCATACTATGATAATTATATTACTGACAGTGAATCTGACTGGGAAATGATTCATTTGGCTGAAATGCAGTATAATAGGTTTGTAATCTATCCAGCAAATATTTTACACACAGGATATATAAAACCAGAAATGTTTACTGGAGACACTCATCGTTTAGTCCAGATGTTCTTTGTTTTTCTTGGCGGACCAGGATCATTCTTACCAGTGAATCATAATGAATATAAAAAATACTTAGAGAATAAAGATGCATCTAGTTAAGGCTTTTGAAAATTTTATTTCTATAGAAGAAAAAAATATTTTAAACAAATGGACTCTTGCGAATTATAATCAAGATTATTTTATTGACCCAAGAATGGATTCTCGGGGATTAAAAAGAACGAAGTTAACAACTAGGTTTGCTACTCCATTAGTTACACCATCATTATTTGTAAGTTCAAACTCAAATTTTGAGTATCCGAGTTTAGTATACAACATACAAAGAAGAATAATATATACCTTTGGATTTAATGAATATGGTTTGTCTCCAGTTGGCAAGAATGGTATAATTACAGAAATAGGTTTTAAGGGAGGAACTGTACATCCACATATTGATCCAGTTTGGATTGAAAATACGGATACTATTCATTGCAATATAATAACACAAAAACCAAAATCTGGTGGAATTACATATATTGAAAATGAACCGTGGGAGGTTAATGAAACTGATCTTCTGATGTATGTTGTATCTTCGGCAGAACATAAGGTAGATGAAATCATTGGGGACAAAAATAGAATATTATGGATTTTTAGTTTTATCTTATCAAAAAATGATGCGGAGAAAATTTTATCATGAAAACAGTTTTTGTTAATGGTACTTTCGATATCCTGCACCCAGGACATATAGAACTTTTCAAAGTTGCTAAATCTTTGGGAGATAGGGTCATTGTCGCAACGGATAGTGACGAAAAAATTCGTAGGGATAAAGGACCAAATAAACCCATTAATGATCTATGTCACAGAGTTTCTATGCTCCAATCAATTAGATACATAGATATGGTTCTATATTTTAATACTAAAGAAGAGTTGGAATCAATTATAAAATTATACCAACCAGACATTCTTCTTTTGGGAAATGATTGGGAGAATGGAGTAGTAATTGGAAAAGAATTTGCAAAATCCGTAAGATTTTTTCCTAGGGTTGGAAATTATTCTACTAGTAATATTGTTAATAAGATCAAAAATCATGAGTAATTTTTCGGTATTAGTTATTGGCGATTCATGCGAAGATGAGTATGTTTATGGATCGGTCACTAGGATCAGTCCAGAAGCTCCCGTACCCGTATTAAAGTATGAATACTTAAAAAAGTCTTTAGGAATGGCTGCAAATGTCAATGAGAACTTAAAATCTTTTGGAATGCAAACAAATCTTGTCACACAAAAAGAAAAAATAGTAAAAAGAAGATTTATTGATAGACAAACAGGACAACAGTTGATGCGAATGGATGAAGAAAACGTATCTACATTTTGCAGTGCAGCTCAGATCCGAATTGCTTTCATTCATGGAAATTATGATGTCTTAGTGATTTCGGATTATGATAAGGGATTTTTGGGTTACAGTGAATTAGAAGATCTATGTCAAAGTTTTGATGGTCCTGTTTTTGTAGATACAAAGAAAAAAAGACTTATTAAAAAAGAAAATGTATTTTTCAAAATAAATTTAAAAGAGTATGAGAAATTAGACAAGGATTGTTTGCCGGATCCAACAAATTTAATTGTAACTCTTGGGGCAAATGGTGTAAAATGGAATGGTATAGACTTTGCATCCGAGAAAGTACCAGTATATGATGTAGTTGGAGCGGGAGATACTTTTCTTGCGGCTTTAGTTTATCATTATATGATTACGTCAACTATGAAAGAGTCTATTGAATTTGCAAATAAAGCTGCTGCACTTGCAGTTCAGCATCCTGGGACTTATAAACTTACTGAAAATGACATTAATTTACTGTGTGGATATTGATGGTACAATCTGTAATAATTCCAAAGATGGAAATTATATATCAGTTATTCCAAATCCCGATAGAATTGCAAAAATAAATAACCTGTATGATGAAGGCCACTACATCATATACTTAACAGCAAGAGGAATGTCGAGATATAAAAATTCCAGAGTGGCTGCTCATAACGAATTTTATAATTTTACCTACAATCAATTAAGATCTTGGGGTTGTAGATTTCATGAACTTCATATGGGTAAACCTGCTGCAGATATATATGTAGATGATAAAGGGGTGAACGACAATGACTTCTTCAATTAAATTTGTTTCTAAAGGATGGGGATTCGAAAAGTGGATTGTAAACTGCGATAAGTACTGCGGAAAACTTCTTTATTTTATAAAAGGAGGACAGTGCTCTTGGCATTATCATAAAGTAAAAGACGAAACATTTTATATTCAATCTGGAAAACTTATTTTGTTTTACGGGGAAGATGATGATATTAATTCAGCACAAAAGAAAGTTTTGAGAAAGGGCGATCATTTTCATGTTCCTGTAGGACTTAGACATAGGATGTATGCTCTAGAAGATACTGAATTATTTGAATTCTCTACAGAGCATTTTGAGGAGGATAGTATTAGGATAATTCTTGGAGATACTGTTTAACTGAAATATAATCATGATCATACCATGATGTATCTGCACATGTGTATGTCTGATATTGGCCACTCAAATGTTCTGGGAAGGGGACGAGTTCAATCTCACCCCCTTCTTTTTTTGCAACCAATTCCGCAACTTCTTTAAATGAAATTGGATTCCCAGTCCCAATATCATAAATTCCACTATCGCAGTTATTGTTTAATACGACATCAACTATGTCACCAACATATACAAAGTCTCTGTAGAATTTTTCGGATCCTTCAAATAGTTTTAACTTTCCAGTTTCACGAATTTGTTTTGTAAATTTTGATATGGGACTAGCCTGTTCTCCTTTATGATCTTCCCCCGAGCCATACACATTAAAATATCTAAATCCTTGGATTGATTTAAAGTTTCTAATGTTATCAAGAACAAAATAATCAATTTGCAATTTTGATATTGCGTAATAGTTTAATGGATTAATCAATTTTTGTTTTTTAGTTTGATTGCCATACACAGATGCAGAAGATGCATATTTTACTGGGATTTGATATTTGATCGCATAATCAAACAACATTAAAGTGAAAGCGACATTGTGGTGATGTATTGTTCGTATATCTTTTTCCGTAGTTGAAGATATTGCTCCTTGATGGATAATCATTGTTACCTTATCCCAATCTTGGAAACTACTTAAAAATTTCCAAGAATTTTCTCGTTCTATGCATTTTGTTGGCAATCTGATTTCTTCTTCTAAAACACGAAGAAAATTTGATCCGATAAATCCGTTATATCCAGTTAGTAAGATCATAAGTATTTTGCTCCTGATAAATTATAACATAAATATCTCTAGAAATAGGAGAAAGTTGGAATGGCCCGTCCTTCTAGTAGAGAAGAATTGAAGGAATATTGTCTTAGAAAGTTAGGCAAACCTGTGCTAGAAATTAACGTTGACGATGATCAAATTGAAGACGCTATAGATGAAGCCGTCCAATTTTATCAGGAAAGACATACTGACGGTATTGATAGAGTATTTTTAAAGCACAAATTAACCAATCAAGATATTACTACAATTGTAGGTATTGCGAGTACAACTATAGGCACTAGTACTAAGGGAGGAATTCCATCTGCACAGTGGCAAGAAGGTGCAAACTATTTACCACTCCCAGACCCAGTAATTAGCGTAACAAAAATATTTAAACTAGACTCAAGTTCTATCTCAGACGGACTATTCAATATAAAGTATCAATTATTTCTTAATGACTTATATTATTACGGTGCAATTGATTTACTAAATTATTCAATGGTAAAAACATATCTAGAAGATTTGGATTTTTTGATAAATCCAACGGCACAAGTTAGATTTAATCAAAAAAATCGTAGACTATATTTGGATATTGATTTAAAAGATATTTCCGAGGGTAGATATTTACTTATAGATTGTTACAGAGTAATAGATCCAGAAGGAGAAAATGCTGTTTACAATGATTTTTGGTTAAAGAGATATACAACGTCTTTGATTAAGAAACAGTGGGGCCAAAATTTAATTAAATTTCAAGGAGTGAAACTTCCAGGCGGAGTCGAACTAAACGGTAGACAAATATATGATGATGCAGTTTCTGAACTAGAAGTTTTGGAAGAGAAGTTGATGACTGAATATTCTTACCCACCATTAGATATGATAGGATAATGCCATTAAATCCTTTTTTCCTACAAGGTTCACAGAGCGAACAGAGATTAGTACAAGATCTCGTCAACGAACATTTAAAAATGTTTGGACAGGATATTCTGTATTTGCCAAGAAAAATTATAAATGAAAAGACTATTATAAAAGAAATTGCTGATTCGAAATTTGATGATAGTTATAGAATAGAAGCATACCTAGAAAACTATGATGGTTACGGAGACTCTCCAGATTTTCTCACAAAGTTTGGTGTAAGAGTTGCAGAAGAAATTACCCTCATACTTTCTAAAGAAAGATATGATGATTTCATTACTCCATTTTTAAGACTCTATCCAGAAGGAACTTTCAAATTAACAAATAGACCAGCAGAAGGAGATTTGATTTACTTCCCACTCGATAATGCCTTATTTGAAGTTAAGTTTGTTCAATATGCAGTTCCTTTTTATCAGTTGAACGATTTGTATATGTATCAACTCAAGTGTGAGTTGTTTGAGTTTGAAAACGAAGTCATTGATATTCCAGATTCTGAAACTGGGACGAATGGCGAATCAATTATTGAACCAATTGGTGGTGCTGGCACGGCAATGATTGTGAACTTTGTTGGTTCTGGTGCAAGTTCAGCAACCGCTAACATTTCCTATGCATCTACAATTCAAGGAGTAAAATCTGTACAATACATTGATTTAATTAATGATGGTGCAAATTATATTTCTGCTCCAATAATTACTATAAGTAGGCCAGAAATTGGTAGATCTGCTGTTGCAATAGCTGGAATTGATACTGGAAGCGTATCTTCAATTACACTCATGGACTCGGGGTATAATTATACCAATATTCCATCAATTACTTTTACTCCTCCCAATAGACCAATATCTGCTCAATTAAAATTTGGAAATAATACATTACATCATAGTAATTTTTCAATGGTAGAAAATTCTACTTTTAATTTTCCTTCGAATATTGATGCTAGGAATGGAAGAGTAGTTATTAGTTTTTGGATTTATCCAACTATTTTAGACCCAGACCCATCATACGGTGGATCTATACTTTGGTCTAATACTTTAAAAGTATATCATCTCCCAGACGGCAAAATTAGATTCTCATCAGCACAAGCAACTGCGGGAACAAATAATACATTAAATTTAAATCAATGGAATTTTGTAAGAATAGTACAATATCAAAACCAAGCGAGTATTTCTTTAAATGGAACTGTACATGGACCATTTTCAAATTACAATCCGATTCCATTCCCAGGACATAAACCTTTATACATTGGATCCGATGCACAAGGAAGTAGTGTTTCAGTTTATCCAACCAGAGGGTTTGTGGGATACTTTGATCATTTAACTATCAATGTAACTTCCGATAATAATTTTAGGTCTGTTGTTGCTTCACAAATACCAACGTCAACAACTGAACAAGAGGTTGACTCATACACAGGAACTTCTGCTCAATATGTAAGGCCATTTAATAATTTACATCCAGTGGCTACAGCTACTTTAGGTTTAGATAACAAAGTATCAGGTATTACTTTAAATAGTCCAGGATATGGGTATCTAAATCCACCAAATATAATTCTAACTCCTCCAGTTTCTGGTAGACAAGCAACAGCAGTTGCAATAATGACCAGTAGAACTGGTGTTCCAAAGTTAGCAATTGATCGAATACTTTTGGTCGATCCAGGAGTTGGATATGATAATCCTCCTACAGTAACCATAACTAGTGGAAACGGATCTGGAGCCATTGCAACAGCAGTTATTAACCGAGGTGTAATGGGCCCTGTTGCAATAACAACTGGTGGAGTTGGATATTCTACGATTCCGAATGTTTATGTTGATCGTACTTTCATACCATCTGGAGTAGGCATTTCATCAAATATTAGGAATGTATCAGCCGAAGCAATTATTAATTCAGCTGGTACGGTAACTCAAGTTAGATATGTAAATGCGGGAACTGGATATAGTTCTATTCCAAATATTACTTTTGATCCCGTACAAGATCCATCTTTTGGTAATTTTACTTTTAACGAAAAGGTAAAAGGATTGCAAAGCAACACAGAAGCATATGTTAAATCGTGGGACTTTAAAAACAGAACTCTGTCACTATCTTCTCCAAATGGAAAATTTATTATTGGAGAAACTATCGTTGGGATCGGTGCAAGTTACACGATATCAGAAATAGATTTCCAAGATTCGAGTTTTGGTTATGGGGAAAATGATACTATTGAAGAGGAAGCAGATGATATTTTAGATTTCTCCGAGAGAAACCCATTCGGTGAGTTCTAAATAACTAATAAACAGTCTCATTATGTTATCAAATCAATATTACCACGAAATAATAAGAAAAACCATCATCGCTTTTGGTACATTATTCAATAATATTGAAATTGCATCGAAGAATGAACAGGGAGATATAATCAAACAACTGAGAGTTCCTATTGCATATGGACCTACTCAGAAATTTTTGGCTAGACTTGAAGCAAGAAATAATATAAAAGGACCTGGGCCCGCAAAAGTAGCAATTACATTACCAAGAATGTCATTCGAAATGACAGGCATTCAATATGATCCCTCAAGAAAGATAAGTACCCTACAAAGTTTTAATTCAATAACAAAAACTGGCAAACTAGTGAAAAATTTTATGCCAGTTCCATATAATATTTCAATGCAGTTGAATATCCTTACGAAGTTAAATGATGATGCATTACAAATATTAGAACAAATACTTCCATACTTTCAGCCAAACTTTACACTAACTGTAGATTTGGTTAATACCTTAGGTGAAAAAAGAGATATTCCAGTTACTATAGAAAACATAAGTTTTGATGATAACTACGAGGATGATTTCACAAGTAGAAGAAATTTGACTTATACTATAAACTTCCTATGTAAGACATATCTATTTGGTCCTACAGTAAATAATTCAACTGGACTTATCAAAAAAGTTCAAATTGATTATCACGGAAATACACAAAATCTAAAAAATTCATCTAGACAATTAAGATATACAGCTGTTCCTACTGCAGCTAAAGATTATGATTCTGATAATCAAGCTGTTCTTGCAGAACTTTTAAATGAGTCTGTTACCGAGTTTAATGTAAGTATAACAGGAACTCTTCTTTACAATATGTTTATTCAAATTGATGATGAAGTAATGAAAATTAAAAATATAGAAGGTAATACTTTAACGGTACTTAGAGGTCAAAATGGCACAAGAATGGTTCCACATGATGTTGGAACAATAATTCATAGTCTAACGGAAGCCGATAATAATTTAATTGAGATCGATGATGATTTTGGATTCTCGGAAACTATAGAAGAATTTGGTGATGGAAGATTATATAGTACAACAAAAAGGACTGATGTATGAATACTGATTTTGATGAGATAAACAAATCTTTAGATATTGAATCTACTTCAGTGTCTAAAGATATTGTGAGATCTAAAAAATCACCCATTACAAAACAAGACAAATCAGAACCAGAAGCTGATTATGAATATACAAGGGCTCAACTTTACTCGTTAATCGAAAAGGGACAGGAAGCAATCGATGGAATTTTGGAAGTTTCTCAAGCAAGTGATTCTCCACGAGCATATGAAGTTGCAGGTCAACTAATTAAAAGTGTTGCAGACACTGCAGATAAACTAATTGATCTACAACAAAAAATGAAAGATTTAAGTAAAGATGATTCTAAAGGACCAGCAAATATAACAAATAATGCTCTATTCATTGGATCTACTCACGATTTGCAAAAATTTTTAAAGGCTCAAAACAGTGAAAAGAAATAATGTGAATCCCAAAAAAGAATGGGAAAAGACTTTGGGATCAATGTTAAATAATAAAAATACTTTTGTTCCCCAAAAGTTAACAGCAAAACAACTCCAAAAAGATAGTCCATTGCGTATGATAATGTATTATCTCAATAGTAAATTGAAAAAATAATTATGGCTGATAAAAGTTTATATCTTGGTAATCCGAATCTAAAAAGAACTAATGTTGCCATTCAATTTACCCAAGATCAGATTCAAGAATATTTGAAATGTAAAAGTGATCCAGTTTATTTTGCACAAAATTATGTAAAAATTATTAATCTCGATCATGGATTGGTTTCATTTGACATGTATCCATTCCAAGAGAAGTTAGTAAAAAATTTCCATCATAGTAGATTTAATATATGTAAGATGCCTAGACAGTCGGGAAAATCCACGACAGTCGTTTCTTACTTATTACATTATGCTCTCTTTAATGACAGTGTAAATATTGGTATTCTTGCAAACAAGGCTCAAACTGCAAGAGAACTCTTACAGAGATTACAAACTGCATATGAGGCATTACCCGACTGGATGCAACAGGGGGTTGCTGTGTGGAATAGGGGTTCCGTAGAGTTAGAAAACAAATCCAAAATCATTGCTGCTTCCACATCAGCATCTGCTGTCCGAGGAATGTCATTCAATATCATTTTTCTAGATGAATTTGCGTTCATTCCAAATCACATTGCTGATGATTTCTTTAGTTCAGTATACCCCACAATTTCATCTGGTACATCTACAAAAGTAATTATTGTTTCTACCCCCAAGGGTATGAATCATTTCTATCGTTTATGGCATGATGCAGAACTTGGTAGAAATGAATATGTGACTACAGAAGTTCATTGGTCTGAGGTTCCTGGTAGAGATGAGGCGTGGAAGGAACAAACTATTAAGAATACATCTGAGTCTCAATTTAGAGTAGAATTTGAATGCGAATTTCTAGGATCTGTTGATACTTTGATTGCGCCTTCTAAACTAAAGTCGATGGTTTATGATGAGCCACTAGCAAAAAATAATGGAACGGAAATTTATTCTCATGCAGAAAAAAATCATAACTATGTAATCACAGTTGATGTTGCTAGAGGAGTAGAAAAAGATTACTCCGCATTTATAATATTTGATGTGACTTCATTTCCATACAAAGTTGTAGGAAAATATAAGAATAATCAGATCAAACCAATGTTATTTCCAAGCGTAATTCATGAATTTGCTAGAGCTTACAATCAAGCTTACGTGTTATGCGAGGTTAATGATATTGGAGATCAGGTAGCTTCCATCTTACAGTTTGATTTGGAATACGAAAATCTTCTCATGTGTTCTATGAGAGGACGAGCTGGTCAAATTGTAGGAACGGGATTTTCTGGTAAGAAGACCCAATTGGGTGTAAAGATGTCCAAAACTGTCAAAAAAATTGGATCTATAAATCTAAAAACTTTAATTGAGTCTGACAAACTAATAATATGTGACTATGATATTATTGCAGAACTTACGACCTTTGTTCAAAAAAATCAGTCTTTTGAAGCTGAGGAAGGATGTAATGATGATTTAGCAATGTGTCTAGTAATCTTTGCTTGGTTAGTTGCACAAGATTACTTCAAAGAAATGACGGAAGATGATATTCGCAAGAGGATATATGAAGAACAAAAAAATCAAATCGAACAGGATATTGCTCCATTTGGATTTTTAAGTGATGGATTGTCTGAAGAACAAAGTTTTGTTGATATTAATGGTGATCGATGGCATCTTGACGAATATGGAGACATGTCCTATATGTGGGAGTATCATTAGTAAGAAGTAGCAATTTATAAATAAGTTTAGGGAAAAATGAACTTCTTTAAGGGGCACTCACATGGCGTTAAATTTAGTATCACCAGGCGTCAAAGTACGAGAAGTTGACTTAACTATTGGTAGAATTGATGATATTAGTGATCAAGTAGGTGTTATTGCTGGTCCTTTTGCAAGAGGTCCAGTTAATGTACCAGTCCTGGTGGAGACTGAACAAGATTTACTCAATCGTTTCGGAAAACCATATTCAGCTGATGATCAATATGAGTATTGGTACACTGCTTCTTCCTACCTATCATATGGCGGTGTTCTAAGAGTAATTAGATCAGATGGACCAACACTATCGAACGCTAACTCGCCCGTCGGTGTTGCAGTTACAACTTTGAAAATTGCCTCTAGTGAGGATTATATCAATAACCACACCACGGATTCTGATTGGTACTACGCAGCCAGAAATCCTGGGTCATGGGCAAATGACCTTAAAGTCTGTGTAATTGATGCCCTTGCTGACCAGAGACTTGCAATTGGAACTGATGGTCTTGTAGTTGGATGGGCAATAACTGCTGGATTTTCTACTAATTTTGCAAATTCCGATGGCACTGTTGGTGTTTCTACTGGTTTTGTTAAAGGAGTAATCACAAAAGTTAACGCTGATAGTGTAGACGTAAAGATTGTTTCTAAGTACATAAACAGGACTGCAGAGTGGGTAAGTATTAACTATGAGGAAGGCAGTGGAATTAATGCTTTCCAAGGTTATGATACTAAATTTACTATTGGTCTCGGAACAGATCTGGGAAATCATCAAAATAGATATAGAATTTTCAATGCAAGTGGAGCAGAACAAAGAATAGAAAGATATAGATTTACTGCTACGGTTGGTGCTGGTTCAACTATAGTTGCCCTTGATAGTTTGGATGGCAGATATATTGGACCTGGTGATCAATTAAAATCACTAAATGGTACATATACTACTGAGGTCATTGGATTCTCCACAGGAACTACGCCGGCTGTAATCGTAAATAGTGCAGCCCCAGTTGCATTTGCAAATACTAGTTTCATTGTAAAAACTGGAATTGGCTCTGGACTTCTACTTTCCAACGTAAATACAGCGGTCGATTGGTATAATCAACAAACATTGGGACTTACCAATACAACAGTATATTGGAAAAATATTGCACCAAAACCAGCGACATCTGCATATGCATCAGAAAGAAATGGAAATCATGATGAATTCCATGTTGTAGTTGTGGATGATACTGGAAATGTAACTGGAACTTCTGGTAATATTGTCGAGAAGTGGACTGGATTGTCCAAGGCTCGTGATGCAAAGATATCGCCATCTACTGCAGTTTACTATAAAGATTATGTTGCAAATGGCTCAAATTATATCTTTGCTGGACACCCAGAAACTGGTGTTGGACTTAAGTTCACTAGTCTAGGTGGATATACTGTAGATTCCACTGGCGCGTGGGGTGGTCAAGCTCAAAATACAACTTTCAATGCAATTGGTTCGAAGGTTTATACGTTAGGTAGTGGTAACGACTATACGGGGGTTAAGGAAACATTTAGTGTTGATCTTGGTGAACTTATCACTTCATACTCAGTTGTTGAGAATCCTGCAGAATATTCCATAAATTTCCTCATCCAAGGTCCATCTGGAGGGGCTTCTATATTTGAATCGCAGGCAAAGGCAATCAAGCTGATGCAAATTGCTCAGACAAGAAAAGATTGTATTGCTTGTATCTCGCCACATAAATCTGGTGTTGTTGGAGTTGTAAATTCCGATCAACAAACAAACGCAATCATTACATTCTTTGATGCTCTGCCTTCTAATTCATACTCAGTATTTGATAGTGGATATAAGTACATGTATGATAGATTCAATAACACATTTAGATATGTTCCACTGAATGGAGATATAGCTGGATTGATGGCAAGAACGTCTATCAATGCATACCCTTGGTATTCCCCTGCAGGTTCTGGAAGGGGTGCTATTAACAATGCAGTTAAACTTGCATATAATCCATCTCCAGCGCAGAGAGATCTCTTATATCCCAAGAGAATTAATCCAGTTATTTTCTCTCCTGGCGCAGGTGTTGTTCTATTTGGGGATAAGACCGCACTTAAAGAATCATCTGCATTCGATAGAATCAATGTTCGTCGTCTATTCCTGACTATTGAACAGACAATTGAAAGAGCAGCGAAAGCTCAACTCTTCGAATTTAATGATGTTCTTACAAGAACTAACTTCCTTAATATTGTTGAACCATATCTACGTGATGTAAAGGCTAAGAGAGGTATTACCGATTTCATCGTTATATGCGATGAAACCAATAACACCCCAACGGTTATTGATGCTAACCAATTTAGAGCAGACATCTTCGTTAAGCCAGCAAGATCTATTAACTTTATTGGTCTAACTTTTGTTGCTACCAGAACTGGTGTTAGCTTCGATGAAGTCATCGGTGCAGTCTAATTTTACTAAATAAATAACGAAGAGGTACAACCGCTATGCCTATCTCACGACAATCATTCAATCCACCAAAAATAGCTGACAGAACCATTGATGATTTCAAGGCCAAATTGATTGGTGGTGCCGCAAGACCAAATTTATTTGAAGTTGAACTCAAGTTTCCATCATTTGTTCAAGGTGGAGCTGATGCAGCCATGTTGGACAAATCAAGATTTTTAATAAAATCTGCAAATTTACCAGCATCAAATATTAATGTTATTGAAGTTCCCTTCAGAGGAAGAAATTTAAAAATTGCTGGAGATAGAACATTTGATATTTGGACAATTACTGTTATCAATGACACCGACTTTTCGATCAGAAATGCTTTTGAAAGATGGATGAATGGCATTAACAAACATGATAATGCAACTGGATTTATCAATCCAAGTCAATATCAATGTGATGCGGTAATTTACCAACTTGGCAGAAATACTAATGCCTCTGCTGCACAGGCTCAACCTGCGGCTGCAGCTCCAATTGCATCCGCTAGTAACTATCCAGTTCTCAAAAAATATCTTTTCCATGGTGTTTTTCCAACTAATGTTGGAGCAATCGAAATGTCATACGATTCAAGTGATACAATTGAAGAATTTACGGTAGATCTTCAAGTTCAGTGGTGGGATGCCCTAGACGAAACAAATAATACCATTCTTTACTCTGAAGAAGAACCCGTAGGAAGAACAGACTCACAGCCTTCCTCCTAAAAGAACTTGATTCAAATTGGAATAAATAGTCAAGTATAAGTTAATAACTTGAATAATGGCTTCTAAATTATTTGGTTTCAAAATATCAGGAGAATCTGAAGATAAAAAAGGTATTGTCTCTCCAGTACCACAGAACGATGAAGATTCTTCTGATTATTTTGTTTCTAGTGGGTTCTACGGTCAGTATGTAGACATTGATGGTGTATATAAATCAGAGGCTGATTTAATAAGAAGATATCGAGAAATGGCACTTCATCCTGAAGTAGATAGTGCTATTGAAGATATTATAAACGAAGCAATTGTTTCGGATCAGAACGACTCTCCTGTCCAAGTTGATTTGGAAAACGTTCCTGCATCTGAGAAATTAAAAGATCTGATAAGAGAAGAGTTTAAAACAATTAAAGAACTTTTAGACTTTGACAAAAAATGTCATGAAATTTTGAGAAATTGGTACGTTGATGGTAGATTATTCTACCATAAAGTTATTGACATAAAAAATCCTTCAGATGGAATAAAAGAAGTTAGATATATTGACCCACTTAAAATTAAATATATTAGACAAATTAAAAATCCACCTAACGCAATTACGGTAGGATCAAAAGATACATTGCTCACTAATAATCCAGACATAGAAGAGTATTACTTATACGATCCACAGGCAAACTCAGTTAAAGATACATTGGGAACTTTAGGTGCATCGTCATTTAAAGATCAACTACAGAAAGTAAAAATAGCTCCCGACTCAATTACATTTTGTCATTCTGGATTAGTAGATAGAAATAAACAGACCATTCTTTCATATCTACACAAAGCAATTAAATCACTCAACCAACTTCGCATGATTGAAGATGCGTTGGTTATCTATCGCTTGTCACGAGCACCAGAAAGAAGAATTTTCTACATCGATGTAGGCAATCTCCCTAAAGTAAAAGCAGAACAATATCTGCGTGACGTAATGACCAGGTATAGAAATAAACTTGTATACAATGCTAACACTGGTGAAATTCGTGATGACAAAAAATACATGTCAATGCTTGAAGACTTCTGGCTTCCAAGACGTGAGGGAGGCCGAGGTACAGAAATTACAACACTTCCTGGTGGTCAGAATCTAGGCGAACTTTCAGATATTGAATATTTCCAAAAGAAACTTTATAGATCTTTGGGAATTCCAGAATCACGTATTGCTGGTTCAGGAGAAGGATTTAATCTTGGAAGATCATCGGAAATCCTTAGGGATGAATTGAAGTTCACTAAGTTTGTTGGTCGTCTCAGAAAAAGATTCTCAAACATATTTAATGATATGTTAAGAACTCAATTAATTTTAAAAAACATTGTAACTCCTGAAGATTGGGACACTCTTAGTGATCACATTCAATACGATTTCATTTATGACAATCATTTTGCAGAATTAAAAGATACTGAACTAATGACCGAAAGACTCAATATTGTCGCAGCAATTGAACCATATTTGGGTAAATATTTTTCTGTTGATTATGTTAAGAGACGTGTTCTAAAACAGAAAGATTCGGAAATTGTTGAGTTAAAGAAACAAATGGATAAGGAAATAAAAGATGGTGTCATTATGGATCCCGCTCAGGTTCAACAAATGCAAATGGGAATTCCACCTGAAGGATCAGGAGCTGCTGAAATGGACATGGGACAACCAATTGTTGAACCAGATGTTACGAAAAATTCTCAAGTAACTCAACTCCCCAACGGTGGGGAAATATAAATATCTTTAGTTGAATAAAATAAATTTATGGAAGACACTGATTTGATTGACATGATCGTAAGTGATGGTTCACCATCCGAGATTCATGCAAAAATTAAAGAATTAATTAATCAAAAAGTCGTACAGAACGTTGATGATGTAACTCCATATGTTGCAGCATCTATGTTTGGAGCAGAAGCTCCAGTGGATTCCGAGGAAGAATCCGAGGAAGAATCCGAGGAAGAATCTGAAGAAGGATCCGAACAAGAATATGATAATGAAGAGAGTGAAGAAGATTCTGAGGAAAATTCTGAAGAAGAATCCGAATAAACTTAACCCCCCTGCATGTAAAATGAAACTCATTACCGAAGAAATAGAATCAGCCAAATTTATTATTGAAGAAAATGAAGGAAAAAAATCGATGTTTATCGAAGGCATTTTTCTTCAGGGAAATATGAAAAATCGTAATAATCGTATGTATCCAGTAGAAGTTCTTGAAAAAGAAGTCATACGTTACTGCGAATCTTTTGTTGCAAAAGGCAGGGCACTAGGAGAACTTGGTCATCCAGATGGTCCAACAGTAAATCTGGATCGTGTTTCCCATAAAATTGTTTCCCTTCACAAAGAAGGTTGCAATTTTATTGGTAAAGCAAAACTTCTTGATACTCCAATGGGCAACATTGCAAAAAATTTAATTGATGAGGGGGTAACTCTTGGTGTTTCTTCTAGGGGTATTGGTAGTTTAAGAGAAACAAGCGAAGGATATAAAGTAGTGGGCGAAGATTTTATGCTGGCCACTGCTGCTGATATTGTCGCTGATCCTTCGGCACCTGATGCATTTGTTAACGGAATTATGGAGGGGGTTGAATGGATTTGGGAAAGCGGGGTCCTAAAAGCCAAACAACCAGAGATCCAAATCCCCGTTGCAGTTATAGAAAAAACTGAATTAAAAGTTGAAGAAAAGATTGAAAAAACTAAAAAAACTATAAATAAGTTAGTCGAACAAAAGAGACTTGATGAAATGAAACTGGAGTTATTCCAGAACTTTTTATCAAATCTCTAATTTTGATAAATAAATACAGAATACGATATCAACATCGATAGTAGACGGAGAGTTCAAATGTCTCGTGGAGATTTACAAGAAATGGAAGTAGGCACAAAGCAATCCAAAACCGCTGTAAACAGTGGTGCCGCAGGTGGAGATCCCATGCCAAAGGCTCCAAATTATGTCCCCGATGCAGGGGCTATTGAAGATTTGGGAGGACCTTCACCAGAAAATTCCAAGCCCGATGATGATTCTAACAAGCTTAAGACCCCTGAGAAAACCATTCAACATGTAAAGAATGTGGTAAACAAGGGTGCTAAGCCTGCAGAACCAATGCCAGTTGCAAACAAAGGTGCCATGTCCTACGAAGAAAACGAATCTGAGGTTGAAGAAACAATTTCAGAAGATGAGACAACAGAACTAGATATCGATTCTGCAATCAACGAAGATGTTGACGCTCTACTAAGCGGCGAAGAGCTTTCCGAAGACTTCAGAAACAAAGCAAAAATTGTTTTCGAAGCAGCTCTTAACGCAAAAGTAAATCAAGTTGAAAAAGAACTTGAAGAACAGTATGCCGTTGCTCTTTCAGAAGAAATCGATTCGATCAAAATCGAATTGACTGAAAGAACAGATTCATACTTAGAGTACGTCGCTCAGGAATGGTTAGAAGAGAATGCACTTGCTGTTGAGCATGGCATTAAAACTCAGATGACCGAATCGTTCCTAGTGGGACTAAAAGAGCTTTTTGAAGCACATTATGTATCACTCCCTGAAGATAGATATGATGTACTTGAGAGTATGGTAGACAAACTTGATGAGATGGAAACAAAACTCAACGAGCAAATCGAAAGAAACATTGCTCTAAATAACAGACTGTCAGAGACGGTTGCTGAAACCATCATGAATAATGTTGCGGAAGGATTAGCTGTTTCTCAGAAAGAGAAACTCTTCTCCTTGGCAGAGAGTGTTGAGTTTGAAAGTGAAGAAGGCTATCGTGAGAAACTGGAAACTTTAAAGGAAGCATATTTTCCAACTAAGTTTAGTTCTCCGAAGGAGACGGTTGCACAAGAACTAAGAGAAGAATCTGACTACACTGAAGTTACATCTTCAATGTCAGCTTATCTCCAAGCTCTTTCAATCCAAGCTCCAAGGCAGTGATTAAAAACAAACACACCAACACCCTAAGGTAATCCAACAATGCAACAACAGTTTAACTATAACCAACTCACCGAAAAGTGGGCACCTCTTCTAGACTATAATGGTCTAGATCCAATCAAAGATTTACACCGCCGTAATGTTACTGCAGCGCTTCTTGAGAATCAGGAGCAAATGCTCCGTGAGAACGCTGAGTTCCTCGGCGAAGCATCACCAACCGTTTCCGCTGGTACTGGTGGATTCAGTGGTAGCTCCACAGCATCAGGACCTGTTGCTGGTTTCGATCCCGTTCTGATCTCACTGATCAGACGTGCAATGCCTAACCTGGTTGCTTATGACCTGGCAGGTGTTCAACCAATGAATGGTCCTACTGGACTCATCTTCGCAATGCGTTCACGCTACACCAACCAAAGCGGAACAGAAGCACTCTTCAACGAGCCAGATTCGGCATTCGCTGGTCAGAACTCTGGAAGAAACCTCACCGCAGGATTCGTTGACGGTGCTGCTGGTTTTGGTACGACTGCACAGTCAGGCACCAACCCATCAGTCCTCAACCCAGTTGGTTCCGCAACAACCTCTGCCTACAACGTTGGCGAAGGTATGACCACTGGTAACGCTGAGGCACTCGGAGATGGTGCGGGTAACCACTTTGCAGAAATGGCATTCTCAATCGAGAAAGTCACTGTTACTGCAAAGTCACGCGCACTGAAAGCTGAGTATTCACTTGAGCTCGCTCAAGACCTCAAGGCAATCCATGGTCTGAATGCTGAGGCTGAACTCGCAAATATCCTCTCAACTGAGATTCTTGCCGAGATCAACCGCGAAGTCATCAGAACCATCTACAAGATTGCTGAGCAAGGTGCAACCCTCAACACCGCAACCGCTGGTGTATTTGACCTCGACGTTGACTCCAACGGTCGTTGGTCGGTTGAGAAGTTCAAAGGTCTGCTCTTCCAGATGGAAAGAGATGCAAACCAGATTGCACAAAGAACTCGTAGAGGGAAGGGCAACGTTATTCTCTGCTCTGCAGACGTTGCTTCCGCTCTAACCATGGCTGGTCTCCTCGACTACACCCCTGCACTCAACGCTAACCTCAACGTTGATGACACTGGCAACACCTTTGCTGGTACTCTTGCTGGTAAGTTCAAAGTTTACATCGATCCATTCGCTGCAAACAATGACGCCAACCAGTACTACGTTGTTGGTTATAAGGGTTCTAATCCTTATGATGCAGGTCTATTCTACTGCCCATACGTTCCTCTCCAGATGGTTCGTGCAGTTGGTCAGGACACCTTCCAGCCAAAAATTGGATTCAAGACTCGTTATGGAATTGTTGCCAACCCATTTGCAGAAGGCACCGATCAAGGTCTTGGTAGACTCCTCGCTAACGCAAACCGTTACTACAGAAGAGTCAAAGTTACCAACCTCATGTGATTCATTCACGACAGTTTTTGGGGGTCCAAACGGACCCCTTTTTTTATGAATAAATAAAAATAAAAACATGGCTAGAACTGGATCTGGAACTTTGAGTGCTTGGGATAGGCAAATCCAAAATAGAAATTTTTTGTCTCCAGTTGGATTTAAATTTAATTTATCAAAAGCACCAAAAGTAGATTTTTTTTCAACCTCAGCTAATATTCCATCCATTGATTTGGGTGTAGCTATTCAACCAACGTATCTAAAAGATATTCCCATCCCAGGGGATAAGTTGGTATATAATGATTTTAGTATAAATTTTTTGGTAGACGAAAATTTAGAAAATTATTTACAGATCCATAACTGGATGCGAGGTCTGGGTTATCCAGAATCCGTGCAAGAATATTCTGATCTTGTAAGCGAAGATCCCTACTTACCAGATAATCCAGAAGCAATTTACTCAGATGGCACTCTACTAATCTTTAATAGTTCTCTCAATCCAATTGTAAAAGTTACCTTCAAACACTTATTTCCAGTATCATTGACTCAAGTTGAATTTGATTCCCAAGGCAGTGATATAACATATGTTACTGCCACAACAGTTTTTAAATACACAATTTACGATATTAAAAGTTTGATATGAATCTTGATGAAATCCAGACTATGTGGGAATTAGATTCCCAAATTGATAATGACGATCTGCATTTAGAGTCAACAAAAATTCCATCTCTACATGCAAAATATTTTAAATTATTCAATTCCGTGTTGACTTTAAAAAAGTCTCAGGAGAATAAGTTTAAAATTTTAAAAAAAGAAAAGTGGGAATACTACACAGGAAAATCAGATCCAGAAGTGTATGTAGAAAACCCCTTTGATTATAAGGTACTAAAAACAGATTTAGACAAATACTTAGATGCAGATCAAGACTTGATTCGATGCATAACCAAAATAGAATATTATCAGATGATGATAAATTACCTAGAAAGTATTATCAAAGTAATTTTAAATAGAAGTTTTCAAATAAAAAATGCTATTGAATGGCAAAAATTTATAAGAGGATATGACTGATTTAATTATTTCTAAAAAGAACGAAGTATATCTACAAGTAAAAGCGGAACCACATATTAATCAAGAATTGTCCGAATATTTTACTTTTGATGTTCCTGGTGCAAAATTTATGCCTCAATATAGAAGTAAATATTGGGATGGAAAAATTCGTTTATTTTCTACGGCAACAGGAGAAATATACGTTGGTCTTTTAGATAAAATAGTTGCATGGTCAAAAAAATCTGGATATACTGTTAGTTTCGAAAACAATAAATTTTATGGAACTCCGTTTGAACATAATGAAATAATTTCGTTAGAGGGAGTTAGCAATTATATGAGGTCGATCTCAAAACATCCTCCTAGAGATTATCAAATTGATGGTGTTTATGATGCCTTAAAATACAATAGAAGGCTGTTGATATCTCCAACTGCTTCTGGGAAATCGTTGATGATTTATTCTATAGTAAGATATTTTGTAGAATCTGGTAAAAAAGCTTTATTGATAGTACCAACGACATCTCTTGTAGAACAAATGTATAAAGATTTTGAAGAGTATGGGTGGGACTCAGATAAGTATTGCCATAAAATTTATTCTGGTAAAGAAAGGACGAATGAATATCCAGTGACAATTACAACTTGGCAATCAATATACAAATTAGATAAAAAATTCTTTGATGGATTTGATGTTGTAGTTGGAGATGAAGCACACCAATTTAAATCCAAATCTCTAATTGGAATTATGACAAAACTAAGAGATACGAAATATAGATATGGATTTACTGGAACACTTGATGGATCTCAGACGCACAAATGGGTCTTAGAAGGTTTGTTTGGTCCTAGTTATAGGATTACACAAACCAAGGATTTAATTGAGAAAGGACATCTATCCAAATTAAATATTAGAATTTTACTACTTAAACATCCACCACATAAATTTGAAACCTATGAAGATGAAATTCAATATTTAATCTCACATGAACAAAGAAATAAGTTTATCAAAAATTTATCCCTGTCATTAAAAGGCAATACACTAATTCTTTATAGTAGGGTAGATACCCATGGAAAACTTTTATATGATTTGATAAATAATTCTGTTGATAAGAAACGTAAAGTATTCTTTGTTCATGGTGGAGTAGGAGCTGGAGAACGAGAGTCGGTAAGAGAGATTACCGAAAAAGAAGATAATGCAATCATAGTTGCTTCTTATGGAACGTTCTCTACAGGAATTAACATTAAAAATCTACACAATGTTGTTTTTGCATCTCCATCAAAATCAAGAATTAGAAATCTCCAATCAATTGGGAGAGTTCTAAGGAAAGGAAATAATAAAACACAAGCAATATTGTATGATGTCTCTGATGATATAACGTATAAGTCTAAAAAAAATTATACGCTGAATCACTTAATAGAAAGAATCAAAATTTATAACGAAGAAGATTTTAACTATGAATTCACTCAAATAAAATTAAAAGAAAACTAATGGAAGAAGAATTTTACGGAACTATAAAATTAATATCTGGAGAAGAAATATTTGCTGAGATTCTCCCAGTAAAAGAAGAAGGAAGAACTTTACTACTTCTTTCCGATCCCGTTGAGGTGCAAACTATTTCAATAGGATCAAATGGTGTAGAGGGAGTTAAGATTGATCCATGGATTAAAAGTCAATCCGATAGTGTTATTGTCATCGATATGGACAAAGTAATTACAATACTTGAAGCAGATGATGACTGTGATATGATTCGTGCTTACAAAAAATTTCTAAGAACCAGATCACAAAGAACAAATAAATCCAGACTTAGTAAGAAGATGGGTTATCTAAATACGGTAGCAAATGCGAGGATCACTCTAGAAAAGATATACAAAATGAAAGCAGCTAATACTGATTCTGAACTCTGACAGAGTTATTATACTAATTTTTAAAGGTCTTGTCAATAAGTTTGGATTATGTTAAAATTGGTACATGTTGATTGAATCTAAGGTCAATGGGATATGCAAATCAAAACGAAAAAAAGATCAGAGCATTATGTTAATAATAGAGAACTATTAGATGCATTAGTTGTTTATCGAAATAAAGTTGAAGAACATTTTTATAGTAAAAATGGTAGAAAACCAACTAAAGAAGATCGATCAAACCATTGGGAAGGCAAACCCACAATTCCAAATTATTTGGGTGAGTGTTTTCTAAAGATTGCCACACACCTTTCATACAAACCTAACTTTGTTAACTACATGTTTAGGGAAGATATGATCTGTGATGGCATTGAAAATTGTGTTCAATATATTCACAACTTTGATCCAAGTAAATCGACAAATCCATTTGCATACTTTACCCAAATTATTCATTATGCTTTTCTCCGTCGTATTCAGAAAGAGAAAAAACAAATGGAAATTAGATCTAAAATTTTAGAAAGATCTGGATATGATGAAGTATTTTTCGTAGATGATGATTACGGGAATCCTTCTGATTTCAATTCTATAAAAGACGCCGTTCAATCGAAACTGAATCAATGAAAATAGCTATTATTGGCAAAGGAACTAGTGCTTTAGTTACTGCAATGATTGTTCTTCGTAGAGGACACCTTGTGGAAATGTTTTACGATCCTAATCGAGAACATTTACGAGTTGGTGAATCTACAACTCCACACATTTCCTGTCTCATTAGAGATGTTCTTGGATTGTGCATCGGAAATCTAATCGATGATAAGATTGCTTCATACAAGAACGGAGTCCATTTTATTGACTGGGGTAAAGGTGGCGAATTTACTCACCCTTTTAATAGTAATCATACCGCATTCCATTTGGATAGTGGTAGATTTAATCCATATATTCTTGATCTTCTTCAAAAGAAGAGGGGTGTCAAACTACATGCAGAAGAGTATACTGGATACATTGAACTACCAAATGATAGAATTAGTATCAATGAAAAGGAATTTGATTTTGTAATCAACTGTAGTGGTTGGCAAGATGATAGCGAGTATTCCGAACCATTGCTGGAAACAGTGAATTCTGCATTACTGTTTACTATTCCAGAGATGAATCAATATCACCATACAATTCACCTCGCTCATCCACACGGTTGGCAATTCCAACTCCCATTCCCAGAACTGAATGGTGGTGAAAGTCACTGTGGATTTATGTATAATAGTAAGTTCACGACTTTAGAGGAAGCAAAAGCAAGAGTTAAAGAACAACACGGTGATGTTGTTACTAAAGAAATTTCTTGGAAACCTAGGTATGCTAGGAGAATGATCAAAAATAATTTTGAAGCATTCAACGGTAATCGATTGTTCTTCCTGGAACCTCTTCAAGCTCTGTCTCTTGATTATTACAAACTCCTTACAGAATCAATTGTTGATTTTCTAGAACAGAGATCCTATCCAAAGTTTTGCGAAATTAATAAGTATTATCGCAAAGAGATGATAGACTACCAGTATGCACTGGCTCTTCATTACCAATTTGGATCAATTTACGACACTCCTTTCTGGAATCACGTAACGACTCAAGCAAAAAATAATCTGAAGTATCACCCAGTTGCGTGTGATGATGGTCTGTTCTATGAGTACATGATGTGTGATACAATAACTTCTGATGATCTAAGGACGCCATATCAGTGGAAAGAACAAGTCAGACCTGAACATTTTACTGCTCAAGGTAGACCTAATATTGGTAATACTGTAACGGCACATTTACAGATTGGTGGATTTAATTATTTTGATACCAAGACTCTCTACTGTGGATTTAATCAGATTAGATTTTTAGACTTTGATGAAAAGTATGATGGTTTGCCTAGATGAAAATAGCAATTATTACTGATACTCATTACGGTGGTCGTAGATGCAGTAAAACTTTTCATGATTATTTTCAGAAATTTTATGAAAATATATTTTTCCCCTTTTTAGAAGAAAATAAAATTTCCGTTTGCATTCACATGGGAGATGCCTTTGATAATCGTAAAAGTATTGACTTTTGGGCTTTGAACTGGGCGAAGAAAAATGTTTATGACAAGTTTAAAGAACTTGGTATTCAGGTTTATCAATTGGTTGGTAATCATGACTGTTATTATAAAAACACAAATGAAGTAAACTCTATTACTTCTTTATTGGATTATTATAATAATATTGTTCCAATCTCATCTCCTGGTGAATATAATATCAACGGATTCAAAGCATTTATGGTTCCTTGGATTTGTGCTGAAAATTTAGAAGAAACAAAAACAAAAATTTTAAAAACAAAAACAAAGATATCTTTTGGTCACTTAGAACTGAATGGATTCAATACTTATCCTGGACATGTTCAACAACATGGTATGGATAAATCTATATTTCAAAAATTCAAATATGTATTTTCGGGACATTATCATACTAAGAGTAATGATGGCCATATTTTTTATTTGGGAAATCCATATCAACTGTATTGGAATGATGTAAATGATAAGAGAGGGTTCCATATCTTTGATACTAATACATATGAATTAGAGTTTATCGAAAATCCATACACAATCTTTGAAAAAATTTATTATGAAGATACCAATCCAAGTTTGTTTAATGTTGAACCTTATGTAGATAAAATTATAAAAGTTATTATTCGCACAAAAACAAATCAAGTTCTGTTTGAAAAATTTATTGATAAAATTATCAAAGCTGGAATTATTGATTTGAAGATTGTTGAGAACGTTCAAATCTATGATGAAGATGTTGATTTTGATACGGAAAAAATAGAGGACACTATTACTCTCTTGGATAAATATGTTGATGACTCCGATTTTTCTTTAGACAAGGAACGAGTTAAACAACTTCTGAAAGAAGTTTACATAGAAGCCTGCGAATTAGAGTAGAATGTACATTTTATCTCTTATTGGACAAGAAGGAGAGGGTGCTTATGCTGTTGAGGATGAAGATGGCGAAAAAGCCCTTTACATATTTGAAGAGGAAGATGATGCAGAAAGATTCGTCGGACTATTAGAAGCGGATGATTATCCAGAATTGACAGTTGTGGAAATAGATCCAGAAGTTGCAATAAAGACATGTGAAGTGTATAATTATAGATACGTAGTAATATCTCCAGATGATTTTGTAATCCCACCATATGATTCTATTTAAAAAAATTAGATGGCGTAACTTTTTATCAACAGGAAACAAGTTCACCGAAATTGAATTAACCAAAGCAAATACGAATCTTATTGTTGGAACAAACGGTGCAGGCAAGAGTACGATTCTTGATGCACTTACTTTTGTTTTGTACAACAAACCTTTTCGTAAAATTAATAAACCACAATTAATCAATAGTGTAAATGATAAAGATTGTGTGGTTGAAATTGAATTCTCGATTGGTGTTCGGGAATATAAAGTTGTACGCGGAATTAAACCAAATATTTTTGAGATATGGATAGATAATCAACTACAGAATCAAGATGCTGCAAATTCTGATCAACAAAAATACTTAGAAGAAAATATCTTAAGGTTAAATTATAAGTCTTTCACTCAGACGGTAATTTTGGGATCAGCTACTTTTGTGCCATTTATGCAACTTTCTGCTTCCAATAGAAGAGATATTGTTGAGGATCTCCTGGACATCAAAATCTTTTCTAGCATGAATTCCATTATAAAAGAAAAGATTAGATCTGCAAATGATGTAGTCAGAGAGTCTTCGATCAAAAAAGATTTGGTTGAAGATAAAATTGAGATGCAAAAAAATTTTATTGCTGATTTGGATAAACGCGGTAAAAACAGAATCCAAGATAAGAAGAAAAAAATTAAAGAGCTTGAAGACTCTATAGAAGTTTTTTTTGATATGAATAATGGGTCTAATTTTATTTTAGAATCCAAACATGAAAAACTAAAAGAGCTTTCAAAGTCCAATAAAAATCTAGAAAAACTTAAATCTATCAAATTAAAACTGAATCATAAAATACAACAGTTATCTGAAGATCATAAATTTTTCGGTAGTAATACGGTTTGTCCCACCTGCACTCAAGAAATTGAAAATGATTTTAGGTTAAATAAAGTTGGAGAGATTGAAAGTAAAGCTTATGAGCTTAAACAAGCATATGATGAACTTCATGTAAGTATACTTGAAGAGGAAAAACGAGATAATGAATTCATTGAAATCTCCAAAGAAGTTTCTAGAATCAACAATGACATTTCTACCACAAATACAAAAATTTCTGAATATCAAAGACAACTACGAGAACTCGAACAAGAAATTCAAGAAATTGTCGAACAAATTGCAAACAGAAATTCTGAAAGAAACGCTCTTAACGATTTAGAAAATGAACTAGAAAAAATTTTAATTCAAAAATCAAATACTACAGAACAGATTGCGTATCTAGAATTCTCTCATTCTCTTATGAGGGATGGTGGGGTAAAATCTAAAATAATCAAAAGATACCTACCAATAATGAATCAGCAGATTAATAAGTATCTGCAAAAAATGGAATTTTATATTAACTTTACTTTAGATGATGAATTTAAAGAAAGCATAAAGTCTCCCATTCATGAAGATTTTACTTATGACTCTTTTAGTGAAGGCGAAAAAATGAGAATCGATCTGGCTCTTCTCTTCACCTGGAGAGATATTGCTAAGATGAGAAACTCTGCATCTACTAATTTACTAATTCTTGATGAAATTTTCGATTCATCCTTAGATGGAGCGGGTACAGATTTCTTCACTAATATTATTAGATATATGATTCAAGATACAAATGTTTTTATTATTTCGCATAAAACTGAAGAATTGACTGATAAGTTTGAAAATCTAATAACCTTTGCCAAAGTGAGTGGATTCAGTAAATTGGTGGGGACACTTTAACAAGTAGCACATTCCCCCTTTCCAGGGGGAAATTTTTTCTGTATACTTAGTTCAAGTAAAACAGTTTTCCATGTCAGTCAACTACGAAGTCAAAGGCCAACTTGCTAAACTCCTCGCCACCGAAGATCTTATTGTCGAAAATAGGCAGGTGTCTACGGCTTCTTTTGATGTTCACCGTCGTGTTCTAACTCTCCCTCTTTGGGAAAAAGCTAGTGGGACTGTATATGATCTTTTGGTTGGACACGAAGTGGGACATGCTCTTTATACTCCAGACAGGATTTGGATTGAAGAATATCCAGATGTACCCCCCTCCTTCGTAAACGTTATTGAGGATGTTCGAGTTGAACGTTTAATAAAAGCCAAGTTTCCTGGTTTGGCCAAAACTTTTTATTCTGGTTATTTGGAACTTTCTAATGAAGATTTTTTTGGAATCGAGTCAGAGGATATTTCTACATATTCTTTGATTGATCGTATCAATCTTCAGAGTAAAATTGGTAATTTCATCAAGGTTCCTTTTTCAGATGAAGAAAAAATTTATCTTAAAAGGTCCCTAAAAGTTCAAAGCTTTGATGAGGTCCTTGTGCTAGCTAATGATATTGTTAAATTCATAAATCAAAGCAAAGAAGAAATCGACCTCAAATCTCTGCCAGACCCCTCTGGCTCGTCTTCTGAGGCGTTCAATGCTCCTGGTGGTGGATTAGATGTAGATTCTTCTTTTGGAGATGATTTCGAGGAATCTAGTGACTCAACAGAAGAAGGAGAATCTGTCGATAGTAACACAGAATCCAAACCTCAAAATTTTTCTGGGGGGACGACTAACAATAATATGGAATCTTTAACAGATAAAATTCTCAAGGAAAATCTGGAAGAGTTGTGTAACAAACTTGAAATGGGAGAACATGTTTATGTTGAATTCCCCGATGTAGATATGGATACGGTTGTAATTAAAAATGAAAAAGTTCACAAGTTTCTCCAAAACTTTTACGATGAAACTGAAGAAAGATTATACTGCCCTACCGTTCCAAATATTTTTGAGGAACCAGATCAGGAGTATTCTAAGTTTAGACTTTCCGCACAAAAGGAAGTCAATTATTTGGTGAAAGAGTTTGAATGTCATAAGGCAGCTGATTCTTATTCTCGTTCTTCACTTTCTAGGACTGGAGTTTTAGATATGAATTCTCTTCATACCTACAAATGGAATGAAGATATTTTCAAAAAAATCACTACTGTTGCTGATGGCCAGAACCATGGTCTGGTGTTTGTCTTGGACTGGTCTGGGTCAATGTCGGAAGTTCTTGGAGATACTTACAGACAACTTCTTAATCTTATGTGGTTCTGTAGGAAATGCTCTATTCCTTTTGTAGTCTATGCATTTACTACTGAGTGGGCTAAAGTTTCTTACGAGTTTGATGAGAAAACTGGTAAAAGGTATCCTAAATATCCACCTCAACATCATAAAAAGGAAACTGGGAATATTCTAATTCCCGAAGAGTTTTCTTTGTTGGAACTTTTTGACAGCAAAGTTAGATCCTCCGTATTTGAAAATCAAGTTCGTAATATTTGGAGGTTGGTTTATTCTTTGGATAGTCATCGATATTATTGTCGATATCAGTACCCGCTTCAACTTTCTTTGTCGGGCACTCCTCTGAATGAAGCTTTGATTTGTATGACGAAAGCCATTCCAAAATTCAAAAAAGAACATAACTTACAGAAAGTTCAATGTATTGTATTGACTGATGGGGAAGCGCCTCCGATTCGATATCTCACTGAGCATCCAATTAAAAACGCAGAAACTGGTGAGACTGAGTGGAATATCAGAATTCGGAGTTTAACTTCTCTTGGAAAGTTTTATATTAGGGATCGTAAATCTGGGATCACTAAGTTAGTTCCTTTCGGCACGAAAGATCTTACTAAAGCCATTCTTGAGTGTCTTCAACATAGATTCTTGGATGTCAATTTTATTGGCATTCGCATTCTCCTTTCTCGTGAGGCTTCTTCTTTTATTCGTGGTTATGATCAACATAATTTTGAAAAAAATATAGAATTTTGGAGAAAAAATAAAACTATTGTCCTCAAAAATACTGGATACAATGCTTACTTTGGATTATCTTCTTCTGCACTGAATGTTGATTCTGAGTTTGAAGTTTCTGAGGATGCTTCTAAATCTCAGATTCGCTCAGCGTTTAAGAAGTCTTTGGGTGCTAAAAAAACAAATAAAAAAATTCTTAATGAGTTTGTTAAACTTATTGCCTGACCAGTTTTGAAACTGTCATATGCACCACAGACAAACCACATATAGTGGAGTATCATTACTACATACTTCAAAGGACTTCAAATGACCGCCCGCGTGAACTCTATTAATTTGATTGACTCGATGCGAGATCTTTACGGCGATATTATCACCGCCGCTGATGTACGGGCTTATTGCGCTATGAATAGAATTTCTTATCCTACGGTTACCTCTAAACTAGAAAACTATAAAACCAGTCGGGGAAATTGGAATCTTAATGTCACTAGGGAACGAGTTGAAGAAATTGAACGTACATTTCAATCTCCCTCTGTTGTTCCCCCTATTGAACAAAATCTTATCCCTGAAAAAGATGATACCTTCGTCCAGTTTGGTAGTTTTTCTGACATTAAAAAAATTATTCAGTCCTCTCTTTTTTATCCTACGTTCATTACGGGTCTTTCGGGTAACGGTAAAACGTTCTCTGTGGAGCAAGCGTGTGCTCAACTCAAGCGTGAACTTATTCGTGTAAACATTACTATTGAAACTGATGAAGATGACCTTATTGGCGGTTTCCGCCTTGTTGATGGTGCCACTGTTTGGCACAATGGTCCAGTTATTGAAGCCCTCGAACGAGGAGCGATCTTGCTACTTGACGAGGTTGACCTCGCCTCCAACAAAATCCTTTGTCTACAATCCGTGCTAGAAGGTAAAGGTGTTTTCCTCAAAAAAACTGGTCGCTATGTAAAACCCACTGCTGGTTTCAACGTGATTGCTACTGCTAACACCAAAGGTAAGGGCAGCGATGACGGTCGTTTCATCGGCACCAATGTACTTAACGAAGCGTTTCTAGAACGTTTCTGTGTAACATTTGAACAGGATTATCCTACTTCTAAAACTGAAGTTAAGATTCTAGATTCTGTTTCTCGGAAACTGAATTGTTATGATGCTATCTTTAACCAACGACTATGTGATTGGGCAGACATCATCCGCAAGACCTTCTATGATGGTGGTATTGAGGAAGTAATTTCTACCCGTCGATTGGTTCATATTATTCGTGCATATGCAATCTGGAATAATAAAGCGAAAGCAATCGAAGTGTGTACAAATCGTTTTGATTCTGAAACAAAACAAGCATTTCTTGATTTGTATGATAAAGTAGACGCAGACGTGGAATTTTCCAAGGACACGATTGCAACGTCACTATCAGACGAAAATGAATCACAACAAACCTTTTGACTGTGTAGGAAAAACATGGTAGAATAAGCCTTTCTGTTTTTGTATGGTTAATGCTTGGAGCTTACTACATGATGAACTTTATGGAGATGATGAAATGACCGAAGAAAAACATTCAAAACATTATTACGATTATAATCGTAATGATATTAATAGACCAAACCCTTTTTATAATGCAGATCACCCAAGTCAAGAATTTTGGCGGGAAGATGGCTTTAGTTTGACTGGTAATCCTGCTCCTAGTTCCGAGGATATTTTTACTCTTGATCTAAGCACTGCTGATCGTAATATTGTCTATGAATCACCAGATAAAGGAAAGACTGTTTATGCTCGTAAACCTGGACAATCTCCATCTGAGAGAACGTTGATTAAGAGTTCGCCGGATTCTCTGAGAGTGAATAATACAAATACAAATGCAAATGGATTCTGGAAGTATGAAGAAGACAAGACACTGAAAGATGTGGAACAGTATCTTGCCAGTACTTATCATTCCCACTATACTTCTGAAACTTCTAAAACCCAAACTCTTGATTTGGTTGAAAGTATTGGAGATGCAGAAGCATTCACTCGTTCAAATGCTATCAAGTATCTTTCCCGTTTTGGTAAAAAGAATGGTAAATCTAAACGAGATATCCTGAAAGCGATTCATTATTGCATTCTTCTCTATCATTTTGCCGGACTTCATAAAAAAAATTCCGACAGTGACTATCCTTATTGATCATGAAACTTAAACCCGCTATGAAATTGTCTGATCGGACTATCCAACTTCTTCGTAATTTTTCATCTATTAATCAATCTCTTCTGTTTAGGAAGGGGAAACAACTCCGTACAATTTCTGTGATGAAAAATATTCTCGCAGAAGCAAATGTAGAAGAAGAATTTACGAGGGATTTTGCAATCTATGATCTTGGTGAATTTCTCAATTGTTTGAGTCTTTTTAAAGATCCTGAACTTGATTTTTCTAATGATAGTTTTGTTGCTCTTAAAGAAGGAAAAACTAAATCAAAGTATTTCTTTGCAGATCCGAGTGTAATTGTAGTTCCTCCCGATAAATCTTTAGTGCTTCCTAGTTCAGATATTACTTTCAATCTAAAAAGTAATCAACTTGATACTTTGAAAAAAGCTGCATCTGTTTATCATCTCGATGATCTTTCTGTAGTCGGAGAAGAAGGACAGATTCAACTGATGGTTCATGATCGCAAGAATGATACTTCTAATGATTATTCTATTGTGGTTGGTGAAACTACTACTAACTTTGCCCTGCACTTTAAAGTTGAGAATATCAAGATTATCCCTGGATCATATGATGTATCCATTTCACGTAAACTTCTATCTCAATTTAAATCAACAGAGTATGATCTTACCTACTATATTGCTTTGGAACCTGATCTTACTTGGGAAGAATGAATATCTTTGCAACATCTCCTTGGCCTGCTGAAAGTGCTGTCTGTCTTCCAGATAAACACATTGTCAAAATGCCACTGGAGTGCTGCCAGATGCTTTCCATCGTGGCATCTGAAAAGTGGGGCCATAACTACGGCACTCTGCCTAAAACTGACGGCACTCCCTACAAAACTGAAAAAGGTGCGTTTCGTAATCACCCCTGCACCAAATGGGCAATGGATAGTATCCACAATGCCTATTGGTTGATCAAGTGGGGCATGAATCTGTGCGACGAATATTCTATTCGTTATGATAATAAAACGCATTCATGTTATAATACTCTTTTACAAGCGTATTATCTTTTTCCACAAGGTAAAATAGACAAAGTAACACCATTTGCCCGTGCTATGCCAAATGAATTTAAACTTGACACAAGCATTGACACTTTTACTGCTTACAAGATGTATATCGCATCCAAACCTTGGGTTGCATCTAATTATCTTCGTATGCCGCAACGAAAACCTGAGTGGGTATAAACATTATGAGTCGTAATGAATTTTTGTGGGTCGAAAAATATCGACCTAAAAATATTGAAGATTGTATTCTTCCTGAAAATATTAAAAAAACCTTTAGGGATTTTTTAGATCGTGGTGAATTACCAAACATGCTTTTGGCTGGTCCCCCAGGAATTGGAAAAACTACAGTGGCAAAAGCCCTTTGTAATGAATTAGGAGTAGATTATTATGTCATTAACGGATCTGACGAGGGACGATTTCTCGATACGGTACGGAACCAAGCCAAAAATTTTGCTTCGACCGTCTCACTTTCGGTATCTGATGCTAAGCACAAAGTCATCATTATTGACGAAGCTGATAACACAACCCATGATGTACAGCTCCTCTTACGGGCAAATATTGAGACATTTCATAACAACTGCAGATTCATCTTCACCTGCAATTACAGGAACAGGATTGTTGAACCAATCCAATCCCGATGTACGGTCATTGAATTTGGAGTCAACGGAAAAGACAAACCAGCAATTGCTGCCGCGTTCTTCAAAAGACTCACCGACATCTTGGAAAACGAGGGGATTACATTTGATAAGAAAGTTCTTCTAGAACTTGTAAATAAACATTTTCCAGATTGGCGTCGAGTGTTGAACGAATGTCAACGTCATTCGGTCGGTGGTGAAATCGATTCTTCCATTCTCGCTAGTTTTTCGGATGTAAATATCAATGATCTTATTAGAAATCTTAAAGAAAAAAAGTTTCCTGAAGTACGTAAATGGGTCGTCAATAATCTGGATAATGATCCTGGGGTACTTCTGCGTCGTGTTTACGATGCTCTTTTTGAAACCGTTGATGGTCCTAGCATTGCTGCTGCTGTGCTTATTATTGCTAAGTATCAGTATCAAATTGCCTTCGTAGCTGATCAAGAGATTAATCTCCTTGCTTGTCTAACCGAAATCATGTGTGAGTGTGAATTCAAATGAATAGGAATCCTATTTCTGATCGTGAGTGGATTGGAAGTGCAGACATCAGTAAGTTTGGATCTTACACAGATCGCAAAACTTCGTTTGATGATGATAAGGACATTGAATCATTTATTCTTTTTTTAAAACTTGTATATAATACAACGTCTTCTGTAGAAGACTACGTATTCAAACCGAAACCATATGGACCATATGGTGTTGATCTGGGTATATTTAAAAACAATAAACTTGTTCTTGCTATAGACATTGAGAGATGGAGTAAGTGGAATGAAGAGTGGCCAAAAAATTATAAGTATGTTAGTTTTTTAAGTAGAAAATTGAAGTTTGTCCATAAACATAATAAATTCACCATGGTCTTTTTTAACTATGATAGATCAAAATTTATTTGTGTAGATGGGGAAAATATAACAAAATATCCTTCTGGGGCTAGATATACGCAAGGCAAAATGGATTCCGTCATCAAAATCCCATTTGATGATGCTCGTTTATATGGCAATAACTTGACAGAAAAAGAAAAATATTTATTTAAGAATCATACTATCCGTAAAATCAAATGAGACATCAAGTTAAATCTAAATGGTATTACATCTTCTGGGGTGCCTGTGCCGTAGCGGTTGTCGGTGGTCAATTCTACGTTGGATCTGGTTATCGTGAGATGGCAGAAGCAACCAAGAATAATATCATTACAGTTCGGTGTGTGCCACCCTATCAGATCCCTGTTCAACCATACAGAAATAAAACAGGAGAGTTTGAGTAGATTGCGTAACCGATTAATTATAACAATCAGATTTAATGAATAACGAATATACCCTACTTAATTGGAATTATATTAATGACAATAAACAAAATTTTATTGATCATCTGACTCATTCTCATGAGTCCCTAGTAAATTATGGTATTCGGGATTCTACCTTCAAGTATACGGATTATAATATATTTGCTATAAGTTCTCCCTCTATTCACATGTATAAACTTTATTATGTGATACGGGAATTGGTTAGAAATAAACTACAAGATGAAAACCATTTGTGGATTCAATCCTGGTTAAATTTCCATACCCATGAACAGGTATTGGGATGGCATAATCACGATGCCAGTTGGCATGGATATGTCTCCATTGAACCACAGGACACCTTTACGGAATTTGAAAACTGGAAAATAGATAACAAATGTGGTAATATATACTTTGGTCCTGGACATAATAGACATAGAGTAGTCAATAATTCAAAATATACTGGACTCAGAATCACTATAGCATTTGATATAATGACTGAACGTGATTGTGATTTATACGGAGACCCTACTCATAACTTTGGTTGTATGCCTTTTTTATAATATGATACTTGAAGTAGATGACGCTGTTTATGCGGCAAACAAATTTATTGATTATTTTTCGAATAAGGGACGAATTGATGAATATCTTCGTACTGTAAAACTTGATAGGATGGCTCAGAAAACTCCAAGCCTTCCAGGGTTTGGGCCAGAAGATGATATGTTTTCTGATTTTGATATTCATCCAAATGATATGGACTTTAAAGTATATGCTGCCGGCGAATCTGGTAGTTATACTAATCAGTTTTTTAATGATCGTTTGCAGATTACTACGTCACATGCAATTGAGGATTGTGTTCCTGGGAAATCATTGAAGTGGATTGTCCAAGAAACAAATACTAAAAAAATTGTAGGTTTCATAAGATTTGGTTCTCCCACAATTAATTCCAAACCTAGAAATCTTTGGCTCAATCAAGTTCCCGATTTGACTAGGTTTAATCGACATGCAATTATGGGGTTCATTATTGTTCCAACTCAACCCTTCGGATTTAATTATCTTGGGGGAAAATTACTCGCTCTTATGTGTTGTTCTCATATGGCTAGAGAAACGTTAAATAATAAGTATGATGCAGATATTTGTTTGTTCGAGACCACTTCTTTGTATGGTTCTAGTAAAACATCATCTCAATATGATGGACTGAAACCAATGATGAAGTATCGAGGACTCACTGAGAGTGATTTTACTCCTCTTCTGCATGATGATATTTTCCACGATCTAAACAAATGGTTTATAATCAGGAACAACGACAAGACTTTAGTAAAGGAAGACGCATCGAGTCGCAAGCTGAAAACACAACAGAAGATGATATCAATTATCAAGAAAAGTTTACCTTCTCAAAAGGGTGTGGAGTTTCAGGATGCGATTGTAAATGCAAAAAATCTAACTGAAAAGAAAAGATTTTACACGTCTGACTATGGGTTTAGGAATTCTAGAGAAGTTATCTTGGGAATAGAAGATAAACTTATTCCCGCAGATAACCATGACAGGTATGATTTTTATAACTTAGTTTCTTGGTGGAAAAGAAAAGCTTCTAACCGATATGAAACTTTGAAATCAGAGGGTAGATTAAGAACGGAACTAGAAACATGGAATATTAATTCAAATATTGATATTATACGATAATGCTTGGTAAACATTGTTTTTTAAGTCTCTATGATTGCGATAGGACTGTATTAGATAGTAAAGATATTCTAATAGAAATAATAGAAAAAGCCGCAGAAATTTCTGGAGCAACAGTAGTTCAAACCATTTACAAAAAATTTGAACCTCAGGGAGTTACTATCATTACTCTGCTTGAAGAAAGTCATATTAGTATCCACACTTGGCCAGAGACTGGAGAAGCTGCTGTTGATATTTTTACCTGCGGTCAGAAATGCAAACCCACCAGGGGTGCGGATTATATCGTAGAAAAACTTGGACCCAGTAGTTACAATATGGATGTTGTTGACCGATGAACTATGATCTTAAGGATTATTTGAATTCAATTAATCACACAAAAGAAAATTTGATGGGATCTGATGATGTAATGTGGGAGAAAAAATATCCTGCATTTATTATCAATAAATGTCTATCTGGATTTGTAGATACAATTATGTTTGCAAATGAAATGAATATGAAACACGTTCTTCCATCAAAGTTGCAATATGACTTTTATCTAAATAGTATCAGGAAGAAAAAAAGATTTTCTCCTTGGCTAAGAAAAGAAAAAATTCAAAACCTTGATGCAGTAAAATCGTACTATGGTTATAGTAATGATAAAGCAATGCAGGCTTTGAGAATCTTAAATAGAGAACAAATCGATTACATTAAAAAGCGACTTGATGTTGGAGGTAGAAAATGACTGCATTTGCAGAACCCGAAATTAAATGGTCTCCCGACCAGATGGTTGAGGTGACTCTTAATGAACCCGATGATTTCCTGAAAGTTCGTGAAACTTTGACTCGCATTGGAGTCGCTTCTAGAAAAGAAAAGAAAATATATCAGTCATGTCACATCTTACATAAACAAGGTAGATACTACATTGTTCACTTTAAGGAACTGTTTGCTCTGGATGGTAAACACGCCAACTTGACCGTGAATGATGTTCAACGTAGAAATAGGATTATAAATCTACTTTCTGACTGGGGACTAGTCTCTGTAGTAGATGATACTTCTACTAGTGACGTGGCTCCTCTCAATCAAATAAAAGTTCTTTCCTATAAGGATAAGGGTGATTGGACCTTAGAAAGTAAGTATAATATTGGTAAGAAAAAGAAAGTAGAAAATTGAGGATGTTGAATGATTTTGGTGCCTCCCTGCTCTCCCCCAGAGGGAGCAACGTGCCCTTTTGTATATGCAGATGGGGTCTTTACGGAACAGGAACTTGATAAAATAGATTGCATAGTTGGTGGACTGGAGTTAACTGATGCTGGAACTCAGATATACAATGAAAATTATAGAAATTCTTTAGTATCTTTCTTTGATTCTAATGATGAAACTAACTGGATTTTTAACAAACTTGTCCATGTAGTCCATCAATTAAACTCAAAATATTACAGATTCAATCTATCCGTGATGGATAGTATTCAATATGCTTTTTATGATTCTGAGTTTGGTGGAAAATATGATTGGCACCATGATTACAATGAGGGACTTTTTCCATCTAGAAAATTGACAGTAGTCGTTCAGTTATCCGAACCAGAAGAATATGATGGTGGGATTTTGGAAATATTCCCAGATTCTCAGGTAGAAAAGAAACGAGGATTGGTTTGTATGTTTCCCTCATATGCATATCATAGAGTTACTCCTATTGTTTCTGGTAAAAGAAAAGTTCTAGTCGCTTGGATATGGGGCCCGCCATTCAGTTAACCGAATAAAAATATACGGGATTTATCACCCGTTTTTTTGTACGATGTCTTATAATTACTATTGAACGCCTTCGGGGTTCACAAAACATAAACTCGCTTTTAAAGGAGCTACTATAATGACTAACCTTACAAGGTATGCTGCTGCGGATCTTCCTGCACTGATGGACAGAATCACTCGCAATAGTATTGGTATGGATGAATACTTTGATCGAATTTTTAATCTTCATGAAACTACATCAAATTATCCTCCCTATAATCTTATTCAAGTAAATAATGTTGAGTCGTATTTGGAAATTGCGCTCGCGGGGTTTAGAAGGGAAGAAGTCAATGTATTCACAGAGTATGGAAAACTTTTTGTTGAGGGACAAAAAAAAGAAGTCGATGAGGATAGGACGTTTGTCCACAAGGGAGTGGCTAGCAGAAGTTTTAAACGAGCGTGGACTCTATCCGATGACACCGAAGTTGGGGAGGTCACATTTGAGGACGGACTTCTACGGATCGTACTTAGGAAAATAGTTCCAGAACATCATGCTCGCAAAGATTATCTCTAAATATATTTGAATATCGTCGGCGCGAGGAGGACCTGGCAAAATCCAGGTTGACTCCTCCTTTTTTTTGTGGTAGAGTGGAGTGTATTCGGTAATAGTATGACGATAAAATTACTTTTGCTTAAGTCTGGAGAAGAAGTAATTGCTAATGTGCAAGAACTTGTAGATGAAGATGAGAAACCATTGTTCATCGTGCTCACAGATCCGTTTATGGTAAAACTTGTAGAGAATCCAGAACTATTGGTAGAGGGAGTATCTTCCGATCAGAAGAATAGGTATAGTGTAAAGTTTTATCAGTGGATGCCTTTGTCTGCAGAAAATAGAATTGCAGTGGATCCAACCTGGATTGTAACCGCAGTTGAACCATTAGAACTAGTAAAAAAATCCTATATGGAGAAAACCAATGGATGTGAATGACGTAAATATTCAAATCATATTATTGTCCAATGACGAAGTATTAATTACTCAAATAGAGGAAATTGTTGCTGATCTTGGTGAACCAAATTGTAGATTAATTTCTCCCTATAAGATCGTTTGTAGTCCAAGTGATAGATCTTATGATACAGTTAGTACATTTGATGCCGATAAACTAGTTCCTTGGCTAAGTAATTTCACCGACGATTCGGAAATTCTTATTTCTTCGGATAAGATACTCACAATAGTTGAACCACATAAACATATTATTGATCTTTACTTGAAATTGGCCACAACATGAGATTTTACACTAACGTTTTTCAATTTGGAAATAATATTTTAGTTCGTGGTTATGAAGATGGAAAACATTTTAGTGATAAAGTAGAATTTTGCCCAACGTTCTTTGTTCCCACTAAGAAAAAATCTAAGTGGAAAACTTTAGAGGGCATTGCGGTTGAATCTGTCAATCCAGGTACTATCAAAGATTGTAAGGATTTTATTGAAAAGTATTCTGGTATTAGTGGATTTGATGTGTATGGAAATGAAAGGTATGTGCATCAATATATTTCCGAAAAATATCCAGAAGACGAAATAAAATTTGATATTAATAAAATTAAACTTGTAACGATTGACATTGAGGTTGCTGCTGAAAGCGGATTCCCCGATGTTTTTAACTGTGCTGAGGAAATCCTTCTCATAACAATTCGTGATTATTCTACCAAGAAAATTATTACTTTTGGTTCTAGACCTTACGAAAATAATAGTAGAGAAAATTATAATTATATCCTTTGTGACTCTGAATATGACTTAATCCATTCGTTTTTGAATTGGTGGGAAGAAAATTCTCCAGAAGTTATCACTGGATGGAACTGTGAACTATATGATATTCCCTATCTTATTGGTAGGGTAGATCGTATTATGGGAGAGAAGATTGCAAAAAAATTTTCTCCATGGGGTATAGTAAGAAAGAACGAACTAGTAATCTCTGGTCGTAAACAAATTTCATATGAAATTGCTGGTATTTCTATCATCGATTATTTGGATTTGTATAAAAAATCTCCTGCAACTCCTAACCAAGAAAGCTATCGACTGGATCATATTGCTTTTGTGGAGCTTGGATCTCGCAAGTTAGACCACAGTGAATTTGATACATTCAAGGAGTTCTATTCAAAAGACTGGAATAAATTTGTAGATTACAACATTATTGACGTAGAACTTGTAGATAAATTAGAGGACAAATTGAAACTGATTGATCTATGTTTTACTAGGGCATATGACGCAAAAGTTTCTTTTACTGATATTGCCTACCAGGTTCGTACATGGGATGCAATTATCTACAATTATTTGAAGAAAAAGAATATTGTAATTCCTCAAAAAGAAAGGAACTCCAAGGATGAAAAATATGCTGGTGCCTATGTGAAAGAACCAATTCCAGGGAAGTATGATTGGGTTGTCTCTTTTGATCTTAACTCTCTATATCCACACCTCATTATGCAATACAATATTTCTCCAGAAACTTTAATGGAAGAAAGACACTCATCTGCAACCGTAGATAAGGTTTTGAATCAAGAACTTACTTTTGAATTGTATAAAGATTATGCGGTTTGCGCTAATGGTGCAATGTACCGTAAGGATGTTCGCGGATTTCTTCCAGAACTCATGGAAAAAATGTATAATGAAAGAGTCATCTTTAAGAAGAAGATGATCGATGCTAAAAAAGAGTATGAAAAAACTAAAGATAAAAATCTCATAAAAGAAATTGCAAGATGTAATAATATTCAGATGGCGAAAAAAATTGCACTTAACTCCGCTTATGGTGCTATCGGCAATCAGTATTTTCGTTATTATAAACTAGCAAACGCAGAGGCAATTACTCTATCTGGTCAGGTTTCCATTCGCTGGATTGAGAACAAGATGAATGCCTATCTCAACAAACTTCTAAAAACTAGTGAGGTTGACTATGTTATCGCTTCTGATACCGATTCCATTTATCTTAATATGGGTCCTCTGGTCGAAACTGTATACAAAGGAAGAGAGAAAACTACTCAAGGCGTTGTTTCGTTCCTTGATAAAATCTGTCAAATGGAACTTGAAAAATATATTGAAAGTTGTTACCAAGAATTGGCCGACTATGTGAACGCATACGATCAGAAGATGCAGATGAAACGTGAGAACATTGCCGAACGTGGAATCTGGACCGCAAAGAAAAGATACATTTTAAATGTTTGGGATAGTGAAGGTGTTCGTTATTCTGAACCAAAACTTAAAATCATGGGTATTGAAGCAATTAAAACTTCAACCCCTGCTCCTGTAAGGAACATGATTAAGGATGGTCTTAAACTTATGATGAGTGGCACCGAAGACACCATGATCGAATTCATCAAATCTTGTCGTAAAGAATTTAAAGAACTTCCACCTGAACAAATTGCTTTCCCCAGAAGTGTGACCGAAATAAACAAATGGAAGTCTTCTTCTTCAATGTATGAAAAGGGATGTCCCATCCATGTAAGAGGAGTTATTTTGTATAACTTTCATACTAAGAAAAATAATCTTGATAAAAAGTATGCACCTATTCAAAGTGGAGAGAAGATTAAGTTCGTCTATTTGACGATACCAAATCCAATTCAAGAAAATGTTTTATCTTTCATTCAAGATTTTCCTGCAGAACTAAATCTAACAAAATATGTTGATTATGATTTGCAGTTTAATAAGTCTTTTATTGAACCGATTAAAATTATTTTGGATTGTATTGGGTGGAGTATTGAGAAAACTAATACTTTGGAAAGTTTCTTCGTATGATTAGTATGTTTGCCAGGCACCCATTTGGTCCTGTCGTATTGGAAGCTGAATGCCCTGAATCTATAATTGATGGTCTCAACGATCTTATCGATAATATGTCAGAAGATAAATTGAAAATTTGTTCTTCTAGACATAATGATTCGAGTATCCCTAATTTACTTAATAGGGGATTTGAAATTGTTTATCTACTTAAAGATGATGTTGAGGAGTTATCATATGATGATTATCTTTTGGCAATATCGGCCGAATATCTTAGATATTTGAATAGACCTGTTGATGGACTTTACTTGCCCGATCCAATTTTTTCTGATAAATTCTACGACGTTTGGATTAATAGATACTTCAAGGGCGATATTACTCCCCCACATGGACATGCTCATTATCTTTCTGGAGTAACAATTTTAAAATTACCTACTGATGTTTCTCCCGAAATGCCAATTGACCAAGATCCTTCTAGGTCTTTGGAGTTTATGTACAATGATGAAGTTTATCTACCAGAACAAAAAGTAGGAATGACTTATATTTTTCCGAGTTATCTTCGTCATTGGGTGCATTTTCATGTTTGTGAAACCGAAAGAAGGACTGTAAGTTTTAATATAGCAATATGAAAAATTACGTAGTTTCTTGGAGTGAAGATGGATTTTGGATTGAATCCAATACTAGGGTTTTCGATAGTTACGATACTGCTTCTTGGTTTGCAAAAATGATGAAAAACGAGTATAATCATGTCAGAGTGTATGAGTCTAATGATGGATCTTCCTATTGATGATCGAGAGTTGAGTACAATCGTTTCCGCTTTGTCTTTTGGCGGTGATGCTGCATTGTATAAAAAACTAAAATTGGTAAGAGAATTAAAGGAACAAGGATTGCCTTATAAAAAAATATTACGTGAACAATACGGGATGGTGTCTTGATGGATTTTCTAAAGGATATTGTAAAGGAGATTGGCGATGAGTACACCTCATTGGCATCAGATATTTCAGAGACTGAAACATTCGTGGACACTGGTTCATACATCTTTAATGCTCTTGTCTCGGGTTCTATTTTTGGTGGGATTTCTGATCGAAGGATCACTGCTATCGCTGGCGAATCTAGTACGGGTAAAACCTTCTTTAGTTTATCGGTTGTTAATTACTATCTTCATAATAATCCAAACGGGTACGTTCTGTATTTTGACACTGAAGCCGCAATTAATCGTAAGATGTTAGAGGAACGTGGAATTCCTCTTGATAGAATTGTCGTAATTAATGTTGTGACAATTGAAGAGTTTCGCCAGAAAGCACTTAAAGCTGTAGATATATACTTAAAGAAACCAGCAGAAGAACGCAAACCTTGTATGTTTGTGTTAGATTCTCTGGGTATGCTTTCGACTGAGAAAGAGATAACTGATGCACTGAATGACAAACAAGTTCGTGATATGACCAAATCTCAACTGGTCAAAGGTGCTTTCCGTATGCTTACTCTCAAGTTAGGCAAAGCAAAAATTCCCATGATAGTAACAAACCATACCTACGATGTTATCGGAGCTTACGTACCAACTAAGGAAATGGGTGGAGGCAGCGGACTTAAATACGCAGCGTCTACAATCATTTATCTCAGCAAAAAGAAAGAAAAGGATGGAACGGAAGTGGTCGGCAATATTATCAAAGCTAAGACTGCTAAGTCGCGTCTGAGTAAGGAGAATAAAGATGTTGAAATCCGTTTGTACTATGATGATCGCGGTCTTGATCGTTACTACGGTCTTTTGGAACTTGGTGAGATTGGTGGACTCTGGAAAAATGTAGCCGGACGTTATGAGATAGATGGTAAGAAGATTTATGCAAAACAAATCCTTGCAAATCCCCAAGAGTATTTTAACACCGAAGTTATGGAAAAACTTGATGAAATTGCAAAAGAACAGTTTACATACGGTTGATTTTATTAAAATTTATTCGGATGTCTTAGATTATCAAACTTGTCAAACGATAATCGATGTGTTCGAATCTTCAAATGATAAAGAACGTATTGAGAATGATGGTAGGCCAAACTTCACTCAAGTCAATTTGAATAATATTTCTGAGATAGATAAGTTTGTCCAACTGTTATCATATCGTTTTTGCGATGTAATGCGGAATTACAAGGAGGAATATTGCAATTTTACCGATTGGTGGCCTAATAAATTGTTTTTTGAGCAACTGAGAGTAAAAAAATACGAACCCGACTCGGAAGATTTTTTCAATCTTCACGTTGATGTTGATGATCATGATACTGCAAAAAGATATCTCGCTTTTCTTTGTTATTTGAATGATGGATTCGGTGGTGGAGAAACTAAATTTCCATATCATAATCTTTCTATTAACCCAGAACTTGGTAAGGTATTAGTATTTCCCCCAACATGGCAGTATCCCCATATGGGATTTCCAGTTACAGGTAAACCAAAGTATATTTTAAGTACATATCTACATTATTATTGATGGAAACAGTTGAAAGTACGATTATTAATAGCCTTATTTTCAATGAGGACTATACTAGAAAGGTTTTGCCTTTTATCAAACCAGAATACTTTCAAAACACACATGAAAGAATTCTGTTTGAGGAATGCTGTAAGTTTGTAGTTACTTACAATAAGTTAATTACGAAAGAAATTCTTCACATTGAATGTGAAAAACGTAAAGACGTTAATCAAGATACATATAAAAATATTATAGATTATCTAAATGTTATTTCAGAAACTAATATAGAACAACAGTGGTTACTTAATACCACGGAAAAGTGGTGTAGGGACAGAGCAATCTACCTCGCTTTGGTTGAAAGTATTTCTATTGCTGATGGGAATGATGATAAAAAAAATGTCGATTCAATTCCTTCTATTCTTTCTGATGCTCTTGCCGTAAGTTTTGATAATCACGTTGGACATGACTACCTTGGAGACTATGAAGAACGATATGATTTCTACCACAGGAAAGAGGACAAGATTCCCTTTGATCTTGAGTTTTTTAACAAGATTACGAAAGGTGGTCTTCCTAACAAGACTCTTAACATCGCTCTTGCTGGGACAGGTGTTGGTAAGTCTCTTTTCATGTGTCATATGGCTAGCTCCTGTTTGTTTGACGGACGTAATGTATTATACATTACACTGGAAATGGCAGAGGAGAAAATTGCTGAACGTATTGATGCAAACCTTTTGAACGTTCCCATCCAACAATTGATGGATCTCCCAAAGTCTATGTTTGAAAACAAAGTAACTAGTCTTTCCAAAAAAACTCAAGGCACTCTTATAATTAAAGAATATCCAACTGCATCAGCACATAGTGGACATTTTAAATCACTTCTTAATGAACTTGCACTTAAGAAGTCATTTAGTCCTGATATTATTTTCATTGATTACCTTAATATTTGTGCTTCCTCTAGGTATCGGGGAAACCTTTCTGTTAATTCTTATTCTTATATCAAGGCAATTGCCGAAGAACTTAGGGGTCTTGCGGTGGAATTCAACGTCCCAATTGTGTCTGCCACTCAAACTACTCGCTCAGGTTATAGTAGTTCTGATGTTGAACTTACTGATACTTCTGAATCCTTTGGTTTGCCTGCTACTGCCGATCTTATGTTTGCTCTTATTAGCACAGAGGAGTTGGAAAATCTCGGACAGATTATGGTAAAACAATTAAAGAACAGATATAATGATCCTACAGTAAACAAAAGATTTGTTGTTGGTATTGATAGGGCTAAAATGAAATTATATGATTGTGAACAATCTGCTCAGAATGATATACTTGACTCTGGGCAAAATGACACTTACAATGAATCTGAGTACAATACTGCGCCAAAAAGTAAGTTTTCAAAGTTAAATTTTTAATGGAACCTTCATTTATAGAAGAGTATCGAGTTTCTGATTTCGTATCGAAAGGACTAATGACGATTGCTCAAAAGGCAAAAGATCATAGACTTCTTAGACCAGGTAGAGTTGGTAATTCTGGAAAAATAGTTTCGAAAATCAAGTCATGTCTGGAATGTAATATTAGCGATATCCCTCCTGTACTTTTTGACTCTGAGGATGATTCAGTCTTGGAAAAATATATACAGCATGTCTTCGATTGCATTAGAAGATACGCTGAGTTGTATATGGATCGTGCAGATCTTTGTCCAACTGGACCACCAAAAATTCAATGGTATGGTCCAGGTGAAGCATACTTTGCGGAACACTTTGATAATGGATACGAATATAATGACAGAGAAGTCGCATTCATTACCTATCTAAATACTCCAGTTGATGGTGGAGGAACTAGATTCATTCATCAGAAAACTACGATTAAACCAGAAAAAGGAAAGACCATTTTATTTCCGGCTGGATATACTCACAAACATTGTGGAGTTGTCTCCGAAACATCTGATAAAATAATTTTGACAGGGTGGTTTAAATTTTTAAAAAATGTGTTATAATTAACCTAAAGGATTTTTAATTATGAGTTTTAATTTTTCAAACTATGAAAAGTTTGTAGACGCTGTTACTTCAGACGCATCAAAAGATTTTGTTGCTCTTGCTGATAGATTAGTCGAACTTGATCGGAAAGGTGCTAATATCGAACGACTCCTAACTGCAGGGGTGGGAATTAATGCAGAAGGAGGAGAGTTCCTTGAAATTGTTAAAAAAATGATCTTTCAAGGTAAGCCTTGGAATGAAGACAATCGTGAGCATCTTATTATTGAACTGGGGGATTTGCTTTGGTATGTAGCTCAAGCAACTCAAGCTCTTGGAATTTCTTTTGAAGAGGTTGTTTCTCGTAATGTTAAAAAATTAGAAAGAAGATATCCCTCGGGCACATTTGATGTTTATTTTTCTGAGAATAGAACGGAGGATGATCTGTGAGCAATAAAGAAAAAAAAGTAACCGTTAAAATGGACGTTCGCTGTGCTGCAGCAGTTCGCCAAGTACTGTTTGATTCTCAAAAGGAATATACCAATGGGCCTTCAGCACCAGAAAGAATTCTAAATTTGCGTCAAGTAATTAGTGATCTTGATGATGAAATTCATAATGCATTACCAAGTAGTTAATTAATTACTTATCTTTCCATAAATATTTTTCGGACAGATATTTTTACTTACATGGCTAATATAGGATCTGCAGCCGAAGGTGCATTTGCAATTGCCCTAACACTGAATATCATTGAAAATGATCGACTTCCTTCTACTAGTAGGTTGAAGTGTAATCTGCCTAATATTAACTACTGGATGAAACAAATTCCATTATCTAGTTTTGAGAATGGTGGAACTTGGGTGCAAACCTTATATAATGGTAAAGCGACTATGAGAAAAGCAGGTTATACTTCAGTAGATGAAGTTAATGTAGTGCAGGCCCCAAAAAATAGTAATCAGATACCAGTTGATTTTTTAAAGGTAACTCTTGAGGTTGGACTAAAACCAGAAGAAGTTCGAGGCTTTTATGGGCGCGATCCAATTGATTTATATAAACTTAATGATATTATAAGTCAGATGATTGCAGATTCTGGTAGATATAAGACCTATATAAATGCTTTTAAAACCAAGTATCTTACAAATGATAGGAAGGAATTAATTAGCGTTTATGTGAAAACTATTGGTAAAGAGGGGGAACAGTCTGGTGGTGCAATCAAAGGCGATGTTCAACTTGAAGTAACTGTTCAAGCTTATGATCCAATTACTCTTAAACCGAAGAGTACTCCCAAGAAAAATAGATTCCCGACAATGTATTTTTCCTTAAAGGCTTCAGCTACTCCTCCAAAAACTATTAGTAATGAAAGTCCAATTAAGGCCCTAAAAACCTTATCTACAGCCTTTGGAGTCGATCCTTTTACATCACCACAATATAATGTACCTATAAAAAGCCTTGGGGCATTTCAACAGTTCGTTACTACTTCAAATAAAAAGAGACAGACTTGGATGACGGATCTTTATGGGTCTGGTCTTTTGGTGAAACAGGGCAGAAAAAATTTCTTAAGAACAAGTTCCAGTGAAGTTAATATCTCAAAGCTTAAGATTTTTGATTTACTCGATGATCAGACCTATCCAGAATTGTGGAGAGTTAAGTCGGTTGAAGATAGATTTTGGAAAAGTTTTGTTGTAAAAAGATATGTGGAATCTGTTTTTGGTTTAATTCCTTCTGGTGAGCTGAGTCCAGAAATGTCAAACAATGTTTGGTCCGCACTATTTAAAGCTGGATTTGGTATAGATCCTTATGCAAGTAGAACATTTTTACTTGCCTATGGTAATAGGACATTTCAAAGTTCTAGTTTAGAATATCTTAGAGCAGTGAAAGATTCTACAAATTCTCAGATCTATGCTACAAATAGTGGAAGTGCTGTAGAGTTTTATATTGGAAATAAAAAAATATCTAAAGCAAAATTATATCATATTCGATATAAGAATAGGAGTGTATATGATGGTGACATTAGCGAAAACGCAACTTTTGATTTGCAGAATCTTTTAAAATTAGAATTAAAAATCATGCCAGAGTGTGGTGATGCATTTAAAGAAAAGCCAAGTTGGAGGCCTGGAGATAAACTAGATTTTAATCCAGTTACTGGAACCCTTTCTATATCAAAAGAAACATAAATATTTAAAAAAGTAGACCATAGTGAAAACTTTTTCCCAATTTATATTTGAAGCGATAGAGAGTCCTGCAGCTAAACAGGCTCATAGATTGGGACTGGTAAGTTCTAAGGGTGCTTGGTATGACCGTTCTGGCAAATATGTTGCAAAAACAGTAAATGGAGAATTGAAATTTTCTTCTAGTCCTTCAAAAAAAGAAGATGAGAAGAAGACTCCTTCTCAAAACAAATTACAAGAACCTGCAAAGAAGTTAAGAAAGAAAACGGCAGATATATCCGCACCACCAAAACCAAATAAACCACAAGAACAAGAAATAAAAAAAGAGACGGAAAAGGATACTGTAAAAAAATCCACGTCTTCTACAAATACAGAACTCCAAAAATCAGAAACATCGGAACAATCTACCCTTTCTGGGATAGTCATTACATTTGGCAGATTTAATCCACCAACAGTTGGCCACGAAAAACTTTTAAAATCGGCATCTACAGAGGCTTCTAGAAGAAAATATGATTTGAAAATTTATCCCTCTAGATCTAAGGATCAAAAGAAGAATCCTTTAGAACCTGCAACTAAAATTAAATACATGAAGATGATGTTTCCTGATTACGCCGATCAGATTATAGATGATCCTGAATCAAAAACAATTTTCACCGTGTTGATTTCGGCTTCTGAACTGGGATACAGAAACGTTGTAATTGTGGTTGGGCAAGATAGACTTTCTGAATTTCAAAGTCTCGCTCATAAGTATGATGGTGATTTATATGAGTTTGATACTATCGAAGTTATTTCTGCTGGAGCTCGAGATGCAGATGCCGAGGGTGTAGAAGGGATGTCTGCATCTAAAATGAGAATTGCCGCAATGGAAAATGATTTCCAAACTTTCTCAAAAGGAATACCTACACTTGGTAATATGGAAAAGAAAAATCTTTTCAATGTTCTTCGCAAGTCTATGGGAGCAAAAGAAATTAAAGAAGCCAATGTTTGGGAAATTGCACCAAAACTAGATTTAAATGGGTTGAGACTTGCATATTTGAAAGAACAAGTCTTTAATGTCGGCGAGTTGGTAGAAAATATTAACACTGGAGAAATTGGTAGAATTACTCGTAGAGGCACAAACTATGTTATTTGTATGACTTCTGAAGGTGCGATGTTTAAAGCTTGGTTAAAAGATTTGGTTGAAGCTTATGAGATTGGTACAGATGAGTATAGAAAGTATGTTCAAGCACAATCTGCAGGACAACCAGTAAAAAAGTTCGGACCCAAAATTAGTATTTTGCCTACTATTAAGCCACTTAAAGCTAATGATCCTGTAAAGTATAAATAATATACGAGAAGTTTTGGATTTGTCTACTATGTCGGATAATTTTAATTTATCTAAAATTTATGAGTCAATTTATTCTTCGCATAAATCTGAACATTTATCTGAAGAATCAGTAGAACAACCGTCAGTTGATCTTACTTTGGATGAAGATGAGTGGGAACTCTTGGGCGAACTCTATGACTCCTTAATGTCAAGTAGAAAATTTTCCGAGCCAGAAGTAATTTCTATTTGCGAAAAAACAAAGTGTGGTATGGAACGCAATAAGAAAAAGAAAAAGCCAGCCCGTTGGTGGGATGATGACGGTGATGGAATCGGTTATGAGAAAGGAGAGGTTTCTAAGGAAGAAACTGAACTTGGTGAAAATAGAGCTGCAATGCGTAACCCTGAGGAATATGAAAGAAGCCCAGAAGCAAGAGCAGGTCGTGCAGCAAGAGGTGGAATAAATAATCCACGCACTGGTATCAATTCACCTGCTTTTGCTGAGTTTATGAGGCAGCAAATGGGTGGTAGTAAACCAAAACCAAAACCAAAATCAGATCTCAAAAACTCTTACGAACCAGAAGTTGAGTCGGTTGATGAAGGTAAAAAGACTTTCCCATTTAAGAAAGTTGAAAGTCAAATGAAAAAAGCAAGAAAGAGTTCTGTGTATGGACAGGACACTGGAAATGAACCTGCTCCTAACGTGAGTGATGCTACAAAGAAAGCGACTACACGTTTCACTAAGATGCATAACGCTCTTTCAAAAGCAACGAGAGAAAAGCAGGAAACAGATAAAGCAAAAAGACCTCCAACTTTTTACAAGGACACTCATCCAGCGAGTGCTCCCAAGATGAAGAAGTCAAGTCTTAATGCTGGATATACTCCAGAGGAACTTGAAATTATTAGTGAAGTTGCACCAATGATTGCATCTGCTTTGGGTGGTGTTGCTAGAACAGTTGCAACAAACGCAGTAAAGAGTGCCGCAACAAATGCTGCTGGAAAGGGGGTTAATAAAATCAAATCACTTTTAGGTGGTAATCAACAACAGGAAGTTTAAAATGAAAAACTTCCAAGATTTGTTTGAGGTTTCCAATTCTGCGAGATTAATGGCGGCTGCTGCAACTAGATCAGCAGCTGCAGCTAAACAATCTAAAAGAATGCAGGTTGCTAAATCTAGCGTAGCTGGAAGTCAACAACTTAAAAAAATTCAAAACATTAATAATCAATCTGCAACTGATGCGAACACCACTCCTATATCTAAGGGTGGCGCATTGGCTCTTCGTACTCCTGCCAACAAACAGAGAGATCCAAAAGTTGCAGCTGCATTGAAAAATGTTCCTGTAAATAAAAATGCTCCTGGAACAGTTGCACAAAAACAATTCCAACAAAATAAAGATTTTGGCAGCACTACTCAAACTTCTGCAGCTGCAGCTGCAAAAAATGATACGTTGGCTGCAAAAGCCGATAGAAAAGCTTCCTTACAAAGACAAGCATCTCAACTAGAAAGAAAAAAACAAGAAGGCGAAGAACGGAAAAATAGAATACAGCAAGGTATTGATATGATGGCCCCCAAAAAACGAGTTGGGGAAAGAGAGAGTGATGCTGCAGCTCTAGGAAAGATGATGAGTAACATTGGTTCTGGATTGAGAGGAGCAGCTAAAGCTGTTGGTGCTGTTACTGGATTAGATAAAAAAATAGAAACTGGTAGACAGAAATTCCTAAACAAATTATCTGGATCAAAGAGACCTGGACTTGCTACTGGGGCTCAGTCTTTTGGAGTTAAGACTCAATCCAAAAAACCAGCAGATCCATGGGCAGCTTCTAAAAAACCAGCAGATCCATGGAAAAATTCTTTAAGTAATCCAAAACCAGGCGCTCCTGGAAATCCTGGAATCCGATCTTCCAATGCAAGTTTTGTTGCAAAAAATTCTGCAAGCAAATCAGTTGGATTTGGTGGAGTCCCTGGTAGATCTGGAGCCTCTAGACCTGCATTGAGGTTAAAAAAACCAAACTCTACTTTCAAAGCAACTGGGGGGTCTGCTTCTGTTAGCCCCAGTAGATTAGGTGCGGCCGCCCGAAAAGATCCAGCACTAAAAAGTAAATTAATTCAACAAAGAATGGGCGGTATGAAAGAAGAATTTTCACATTGGAGAGAGGAATTTATTTTTGAAGTTGGCAAATCAATCCCAACAGAAAAGAAAAAAATTATAGAACCAATGTCTGGAGAAAATAAAATAATTATAAATCCAACTCCAGAGGAAGTGAAAGAATCTATTGTATCAATAGAAGACGCATATGGTAGAGTCTTTGCTGAAGTTGAAGATTTAATTACTTCTAATTCTGTTTATGAGTCTCCCGCTTGGACAAAAAAGTCGGGTAAGAATCCAAAAGGTGGACTCAACGAGAAGGGAAGGAAATCTTATGAGCGTGAGAATCCTGGAAGCGACCTTAAAGCACCTTCAAAGAAAGTTGGAAATCCTCGTCGTAAGTCCTTCTGTGCAAGGATGAGGGGTATGCGTAAGAGACAAAAACCATCTAACAATACTGGTGAAGATCGTCTCTCAAAATCACTTAGAGCGTGGAACTGCTGATATAAAAATTATTAGGAAGTGAACATATTTCTAAAATTGATACAAAAATTTACAAATATATTGTCTAAATAGATTATAATTGTATCAAGTTGATACTTGCTTATGTATACTGTATACGTATTAGCCATTTTTCTAGCAATATTAATTGCTTATGCGGGTATTGATGAGACGATGAAATTACTTGCATATCTAGATTTGCAATTACGTTATGCATATGTAAAAATTCAGATGAAGTGGATGGGTTGGAATCTTAAGAGACAACTAGTAAAAGAAACAACCGAATTCCAAAAGTTCTACGAAAAATTCAATAATGAACACAAAAACTTGTTCTAAGTGTGGCGCTACATGGATTGGAGGCCAACACTACTGGACGGGGACAAATAAACCTGGTAACGAGTTAGATCTTGCTGGTTTGGTTTGCAATAAACTTGGTGACGATTCATGTATAAATCCCCATCGTGGTTCCGAAGGAGGCGTTACTTGGGAGAGTAGACTAAAAGAGTTGGGGGGGACCAACCATAAATAATCAAAAAGGTAAATAAAATGAGAATAAAAATTCTTGGTGCTGAACAGGCACTCACAACTGTAACTGGAACGGCTACAAGTTTTACTTCAGCAACAGTCGTGCGTCTTTTTAATTCTTCGACATCTGCAGATCACTTAGTTACTGTGGTCGAAACTCAGGGGGGAACTGTTGTTGGTTCTTTTACTCTTGCAAGAGGTCAATCTGAATTTTTAGAAAAGTTACCAGCACATTGTGTGTTTGCAGCAAATGCTGCTGTTTTGGGAGCAAAAGTAGCATTTACTGATTAGTAGAATAAATACTTTGTTACTCACTGCACTATAATGGCCAAGTCCCCTAATAAAGGTAAAAAAGGTTCTTCTGGAGGTCAAAAGAACTCCAAACAAAACCAAGGAAATGCCACTGCTAACAAAGCAAAGAATGGCGGCAAGAAAAAGTGATCCCTCTAATCTTGGCATCAGTTTTTACAGCTACCCCCATGGGTCCAGGACAAGTTCCTCACTTCATGAGAACGTGTGACAGAATACGTATTCATGATCCTAAGACAGAAACTAATTGGATTCTTTGTATCAATGGGGTTTATCAATTTCCTAAAAATGGCCGACCACAAGATAGAAGTCTACCACAGCACAAACAACAATTGATTTAATTTATGGATTACATTGCATTCTTGATCATTGGATTGGTGGAAATCGGTCCTAATGTATGTAAAATTGATTACATGCGTCATGTTGATGTGCAATCTTTTACGATGCCGTGTGATCATATTCAAAAAATTACAAAAATTCCAGTAGATAAATCGATATGAAAGACCCATATATTTACAGAATTCGTTCAATCGCAAAGGTAGTAGATGGCGACACTATTGATGCTAACATTGATCTTGGTTTTGATATCTCTCTCAGTAAGCGAATTCGCCTTGCGGGCATTGACACGCCTGAGAGTAGAACAAAAGATGAATATGAAAAGAAACTCGGACTCGAATCGAAAGAGTGGTTGAAGAAGCATCTAGAGGGTGCTAAAGATATTATCGTCAAGACTGAACTTCCAGATAGCACAGAGAAGTATGGTCGCATCATCGGGCACTTATATATTGGAGACGCAGAAGTATCAGCGGTCAATAGAAAGAAGTCTATTAATAACCAGATGATTGACGAAGGATACGCCTGGGAATATGATGGCGGCACAAAGCAAAAAGATTTTGCAAAACTTCTAAGTAAAAGAAAAGGATAAATACGGCTGCCTATACATAGAGGTTACCATGGGAGCAGTTGTCGCTGTAGTAAAACCACTTCTTATGCAACTTGCTACAAGTCCTGCAGTTAAGAATCTAGTTATTTCTCTTCTTGAGAAGTATGTAAAGTCTACTGATAATAGTGTTGATGATGTACTTTTTGCAACTGTTAAAGATGCACTCTTTAAAGCACAAGCATGATTACTTGTTTAGTGACCAATTGGGGAGTAACCATCGTTCTTGGTTTTCTCCTTTCTCTTTCGGAGTGGTTAGCAAAAACAAAAAGAACGAAGGCGAATGGTATTATAGACTTTATAACATTATTTTTAAGAACAGTGCTTCGCAAAGACTCTAACAAATAGGGTCTTATTTTTTTATAAATAAAATTTAGATAAGAACATAATTTGGAGAAAACCGATGCCTCTCTGGGGAAAAAGCACAACTGACGAATCCAGACCTAAGTGGTTGAGAGAAAACGACAAACCAGCCAACGATCTTAATACATGTTTTGCTGATGAGCGTGGATGGGTGATTAAACATGCAAATGGTCTTGAAGAAGTTCTTGTTGCCATTGGTGGACTTGGTGGAGCTGGTGCAACTGACCTTCTTGGTAATGCTACAATTGCTGGTGTATACTTTAAGACAGCTACCCTTGCTCAGGGTGCTACTGGAACGGTAGTTGTTAATTACAACGAAGAAGTTACAGTCACAAATGGTGCAACTCTTGTAGTTACTGGCTCAGTAGGTGGTAATATTACTGCAACGGCTGCTGGTCAAACAGGAGTTCAACAAGCAGAATTCACCTTTACTGTTCCAGCCACCACTCAGACTCTTTCTATTGGTGCTCAGACAATTTCTGGTACTATTGTTGATGTTGGTACGGCAACTGCATCCGACAAGGTATTTGTTGCTGGAGATGTTCAAGGTGTTACTGGCGAAGGATCAGTTAAGACAATCGCTGTTGCATGATAAGTTAATTAAATTATGAGATTTAATGAATTAAATGAAAGCAATTATATAATTTTTGCAATAAAAAATTATGAGAATCCTCATGCGGTAACAAAAGAGGACTTTGAAGAAGACTTGAAAAGATTTAAGTGGATAAAAAGACTTTTAAAACGTTATAAAACAACAGGCATTTTAAAAGCTCATCTCCTCATAAATCATTTTATTATTCTATATAATGTTTTTGGAGAAGCCGCAACACCTCTTTTGTTTTATAAAATAGATGAGGATTTGTGGCCCGTTGTAAAAACATTCATAGTATATCTTGGTAGATTGCCTGAGCATCCTATAACGGATTTGCATCTCATATCAATGGATCCTGTTTGTTTTAAAACATTAAACTCCCTATAATGTCTGATCGAATATTAAATCACGTAATCTCTGTTATCAAAACTTTGAAAGAAAATACAGATCATTTGTATTTGGAATCAAATGTGAACGAAGAGGCGGCCGCCAACTCTGTTGGCGATGGTTCTAAGGTTGGATTGCCTCCTACTCATGAACCTCCAGGAAGACCCCGCAATCGATTCATTTTTCAAAAAAATACACGTAGAAACTGGAAAAAGTAAATGTTTTCTCAAGGTCCAAAAATAGCGGTGCTCGAATCTAAACTCAGCATCTATGAGGATTTGTCTCGTGAAATGTTGGCTAAATTGGAAACGGCAGTCGATAAGATTTCCGAAGGCAATTCTCGCATTGCCACAATTCTTGCAAAACATGACGAAAGAATTGAACAAAGTATTAAGACAGATGAACTGATCGTCAAAATGATTGATGAGATGAAAGAAAATAATGATAAAGAACATTTAGAAATATCAAAAAAGTTTGAAAAAATAGACGCTAAAATAGACGACTTAGCAAAGTTTAGATGGCAAGCGGGCGGGGTAATTGCAGTTTCTTTAGTATTAATAGGTTCTATGAATATCTTCCTTCCAAAATCAATTGACAGTAATAGTGTAAACGGGTATAATAGATCTACTGAGATTAAACAACCTTAACGATGAATTTTATTGATGACAAATACGTTAGTTTAATTTCATCTAAGTTTCAAAAATTTTCAAAAAAGAAATCTGGACTCTACAATTTCAGGTGTCCATATTGTGGAGATTCGCAAAAATATAAGAATAAAGCTAGAGGTTATCTTTACTTAGTAAAGAACGATCTTAATTTTAAGTGTCATAATTGTGGAGTAACAAAAACATTTGCTAATTTTTTGAAGGATCAGGATGTTCTTGCGTATGATCAATACGTGATGGAAAGATATAAGAATGGATTAACTGGAAGAAGAACTAATACCCCAAAACCAAAATTTAATTTTGAGAAACCAGTTTTTTTGGAGAAGAAAAAAGTATTCGATCTACCAAAAATATCAGAACTAAATAAAGAACATCCCGCTCGAATATACTTAGAACAGAATAGACAACTTCCTCTGAAAATACTGGAAGAATTGTATTACTGTCAAAATTTTAAGGAGTGGACTAATGCTCAAAAATACACCTTTGAAAACACTTATAATGATGAACCACGTATTATTATTCCATTCAAAGACAAACAAGGTAACCTCTTCGGATATCAAGGCAGATCGCTCGTCCCTACGGCAAAACTAAGATACATCACGATCATGCTAGATGAGGAACAACCTAAAATTTTTGGACTTGATAAAGTCAAAGAAAATGAACCAATTTATATTGTAGAAGGACCATTCGATGCTACGTTCTTGGAAAACTCTGTTGCTATGGCTGGGTCCGACGCTGATGTTAGGACGTTTGGTTGGAGCAATTATATTTGGGTTTTTGATAATGAACCACGTAACAGAGAAATCATCAACAGGATCTCCAAAGTCATCGACCGAGGAGATCAGATAGTTATTTGGCCTGAAACAATTAGAGAAAAAGATATCAATGATATGGTCCTTACTGGACTTGATATTATGGACATATTGAAAACCAATGTCTATAAAGGATTAACGGCAAAGTTAAAATTACAAACCTGGAAAAGAATATGAGTAACGGAATTAAAGTTGTCAAGAGAAATAATAGTGTAGAATCCCTTGATCTCGATAAGTTGCATTTGATGGTTGATGCTGCTTGTGATGGCCTTGCGGGAGTTTCCGCATCGCAAGTTGAAATTAATTCTGGAATTCAGTTTTATGATGGGATCACTACGGCAGAAATTCAAGAAATTTTGATTCGATCCGCATCCGATCTAATTGATTTGGATCATCCTAATTATCAGTATGTGGCTGCTAGACTTCTTTTGTTTGCCCTGAGGAAAAGTTTGTTCGGTAGAATGAGAGAAGTTCAGGATTTATCTACTTTGATTAAACTTGGTGTTGAAAAGAATATCTATGATAAAGATATTCTTAAGAAATACACGGAAGAAGAAATTGAAAGAGTAAATAGTTTTGTAGACCATGATCGTGATTTTTTGTTTACGTATGCTGGATTGAGACAAATCGTAGATAAGTATTTGGTTCAAGACCGAAGTAGTGGCAAAGTTTACGAAACACCACAGTTAATGTATATTTTGATTGCGATGACAATCTTTGCCGAGTATCCTACAGAAATAAGACTTTCATATGTAAAAAGATACTATGACGCAATCTCAAAACACAAAATCAACATTCCCACGCCCATCATGGCAGGAGTGCGAACGCCACTTAGACAATTCGCTAGCTGTGTTCTTGTTGATGTTGATGACACCCTCGATAGTATCTTTAGTAGCGATATGGCTATTGGCAGGTATGTTGCACAAAGGGCGGGCATCGGTATCAACGCAGGTCGCATCAGGGGCATCAACTCTAAAATACGAGGTGGTGAAGTCCAGCACACTGGCGTTATACCGTTTCTCAAAAAGTTTGAAGCAACTGTCCGTTGCTGTACGCAAAATGGCATACGAGGCGGAAGCGCAACAGTACACTTCCCAATCTGGCACAAAGAAATCGAAGATATCTTAGTCCTAAAAAATAATAAAGGAACTGAAGATAACCGAGTTCGTAAGTTAGACTACAGTATTCAAATTAGTAAACTGTTCTATGAACGTTTCATTCAGGACACAGAAATCACACTCTTCTCACCACATGATGTTCCTGGTCTGTATGATGCTTTTGGTACTCCTGGATTTGATGAGTTATATGTGGGTTATGAACAAGATGCATCTGTTCCAAGAAAGACTATCCGAGCTCAAGAACTTATCCTTGACCTCCTAAAAGAGAGAGCAGAGACTGGGCGCATCTATATCATGAACCTTGACCACTGTAACTCACACTCGTCATTCTTAGACAAGGTAAATATGAGTAACCTGTGTCAAGAGATTACACTCCCCACAGATCCAATCCAACATATTGATGGTGAAGGTGAAATTGCTTTGTGTATTCTATCTGCTATCAACGTTGGCAGGATCAAACACTTAGATGAACTAGAAGAACTCTGCGACCTTTCTGTTCGTGGACTAGAAGAATTGATTGACTATCAGAAATATCCTGTCAAAGCTGCTAGGTTGTCAACTCTCAATCGTCGTTCTCTTGGTGTTGGTTATATTGGTTTAGCACATTACTTAGCACGTCAAGGAGAACACTACGATGACCCCAACGCATGGCAACTCGTCCATGACCTTACTGAAGCTTTCCAGTACTATCTTCTCAAGTCCTCCAATCAAATCGCAAAAGAAAAAGGTGCCTGTGGATATTTCAATCGCACAAAATACTCTCAAGGTATCCTCCCAATCGACACTTACAAGCGTGATGTCGATGAAATCTGTGATCCAACTTTGAAGTATGATTGGGAAACTTTACGTGCCAACATTCAGGCACATGGTTTACGACATTCAACACTGTCCGCACAGATGCCATCGGAAAGCAGTTCCGTGGTGTCAAATGCGACAAACGGAATTGAACCACCCCGTGATTACTTGTCCGTTAAGAAGTCGAAGAAAGGTCCTCTCAAGCAGGTTGTCCCACAGTATTCAAGTCTTAAAAACAACTATACGTTGCTGTGGGATATGCCTGGGAATACTGGTTATATTAATGTTGTTGCTGTTATGCAAAAGTTCTTTGATCAAGCGATTTCTGGAAACTGGTCCTATAATCCAGAACATTACCCAGATAATGAAGTTCCTACTTCGGTAATGGCACAAGACTTTCTGAATACTTACAAGTATGGATGGAAGACTTCTTATTATCAAAATACATACGACATCAAAAATGATGAACCAGTAACAGAAGAACAAAAAAAATCAATCCAAGATTTATTAGACGACATTTTCAACACCCAGGAGGAAGACTGTGACAGCTGTAAGATTTAGAACTACGGATAATCATATGCACGTTGAAGGAATGACGGTATTCAATACCGCAAAGGTAGACAATACAAAACAGAAGATGTTCTTTGGACCTCCTCTTGGGGTCCAACGTTATGATAAGTTCAAGTATCCTGTGTTTGACAAACTAACACAGCAACAACTTGGATACTTCTGGAGACCTGAAGAAGTCTCACTTCAAAAGGATCGTGCTGACTATCATACGCTCAACGCAGCACAAAAACATATCTTTACTTCTAATCTGAAGTATCAGATCTTACTTGACAGTGTTCAGGGTCGTGGTCCTGGCATGGCATTTATGCCCTACTGCTCGCTTCCAGAGCTAGAAGGTGCCATGAACATCTGGCAGACGATGGAGATGGTTCACAGTCGCTCCTATACGCATATCATCAAGAATGTATATGCTGATCCGTCTGAAGTGTTTGATACAATTTTGGATGATGACAAGATCCTTCAACGTGCTCAATCTGTAACTCGCTCATACGATGAATTCCTTCAAGCAGCAATAGAGTGGGGAGCAGGGAACCAGTGGCAACATGAATTGGAAGGAACACCAGCAGCAAAAGAAACATTATATGACCTCAAAAGAAAACTATATCGAGCAGTTGCTAACGTATATATCCTCGAAGGAATTCGGTTCTACGTATCGTTTGCCTGCTCTTTCGCTTTTGGAGAACTTAAACTCCTGGAAGGAAGTGCAAAGATCATCGGACTGATTGCTAGAGATGAAAGTCAACACATGACAATCACTCAAAACATTCTCAACAAATGGAAAGAAGGTGACGATCCTGACATGGTAACGATTGCCAAGGAAGAACAAGAAAGTGTTTATCAAATGTTTAGAGAGTGTGTCGAAGAAGAAAAGCTATGGGCAGAATATCTGTTCAAAGATGGTAGCATTATTGGTTTGAATGATAAACTACTTGCCAAGTACGTTGAATGGACTGCCAATCGTCGTCTCAAATCAATCGGTCTCAAGGCAATCTTTGATACTCCTATCATCAATAACCCACTACCTTGGACTGAACACTGGTTGTCATCCAAAGGTATGCAGGTTGCTCCGCAAGAAACAGAAGTAGAATCATACCTTATTGGGAGTATAAAGCAAGATGTTAAGAAAGATACTTTCGCTGGTTTCAAACTATGAGAAAAAGAGAAATAGAAAAACTACAGAAACTCCTAAAGGAGGGTCCGAAAAGTCTATCTCAAGCGTGGATACTAGCGGCACTCAAAAGAAAATTCCAGACCCCTGGTTCAACTGAATAGATAAATACCAATAGTGTGTATTGATGTATTAAAATAAAATGTCTAAACAGGTCATCAATACTGGTTCGGTCCCCAATGATAATACTGGTGATACTTTAAGACAAGGTGCCACAAAGGTAAATGCAAACTTTACTGAAATTTATAGTACCTTTGGTGATGGCACTACTTTAAATGCATTTCCCAGCAACTCTGGTTACGCTAATACTGCGGGAGTATCTTCATACTCTTCTAGATCTGGTGTTGCGACTTACTCCTCGGTTTCTGGGGTTTCTACAAACTCAGTATATTTTAATAATCAACTTCCAGCATACTACTTAAATTATCAAAATCACACGAATACGCCTCAATTTTTATCGCAATTTGCCAATAACGTAGGATTTATTACTTCCACTGTTGGTCAAAATGGTTTTGTTTGCGGTGGAATCTTAACTGCAACTACTTATAGAGGCGATGGATCTCAATTAACTGGTATTGCAACTGCTACGTCAACTGGGGTCCTTCAAGCTCAAATTAATGCTCTCGGTACAAATCTAAACATCGTTGGTTTTTATGATGCCACTTTAGGTATTGTTACGGGATTAACAATTGTTGGACAGGGTAGAACATATATTGGTCTCGGCCAAACTCTTGCATCAGTTGGTATTGTAACTGGTGATTATTTTATTGTATCTATTGGTGGAACAGAAGTTGGAATTTCAACGTACTCTAATCCAGGAATTTCCAGTGTGTATTCTGGAGACTGGATTGTTGGTATAAGTAGTACAAAGTGGTCTATTCTTTCTTATTCGCAACAAGTTGTAGCTCCCAGGGCAACAAGATCCGACTACGCAAAGACATTAGATTCGGATTCGAGTGTCAATACTTCTGGGATTATTACTGCATCTGAATTTTGGGGAAACGGTGGAGCGTTAACCAATCTTACTTCCGCTTCTTCGGGTACGTATGGTAATTCATATACCGTACCTCAAATTCAAGTTAATAATCAAGGAAAGATTACTAATATTTCTAACGTTGCAATTGCTCTTACGGATATTGGAGCTGGTATTGGAACTGTATATTGGAATAAAGGTTTTACTGGAATATCAACTACTTCCAATGTTGGTATTGGCACAGAAATTGTAACAGAAGCGTTGGAAGTATATGGCAGTATTAAAATTACTCCGTTTTCATCTGGTGCTATAAAACTTTCCAATTCTACACAGATTCAATTTGGATCTAGTAATAATGCAGATATTTTCTTTGATGGTTCTGATTTTAAATTTCTGTCCGATAGTAGATTTACATTTACCAGTTCATCTGATACTTTAGCAAATTTTAATCCCAATGGATCCATTGAATTGTATTATGATAATAACAAAAAACTTGAAACAATAGGCGCTGGAGTCACAGTCATTGGTTCTCTATATGCAAATCAATTTTTTGGTAATGGATCTGCGTTAACGGGTGTTGTTACTAGTATCAATTCTGGAGCAAATATATCAATCGTTCGTTCGGGTGGTATAGTAGAAATAAGTGCTTCTGGCAGCAGTGGTGGTGGAACAGCATCATGGGGATTTAGCACATCAACGGGAATTGGTACTACTTCCAATGTCGGCATTGGCACAACCATTCCAACATCTACTCTTACGGTTAGGGGCAATTCCAATATTACTGGTACTTTAATAGTTGGCGGATTGTCAGTAACTGGAGTAACCACACTATCTTCTGGTAGAATACAAATACCAGGAACTTCTAATATAAAAATTGGTAATAGTGCTTTAGGTTCATCAACAGCGTCTGTACGAAATATTGGTATTGGTGATCTAAGTTTAAATTCTGTTACGGGTGGATTAGGACATAACATTGGTTTTGGTGAATTTAGTTTATATGGAGTTCTTAATGGATCATATAATTTGGCACTTGGAGACCGTTCTGGTCAAGAGTTGGTTGACGGATCTTACAATGTAATTCTTGGTTCTTTTAGTGGAAAGTCACCCACTCTGGATATTAGTCAATCCAATAGCAATATTGTTATTTCTGATGGTCAAGGAAATGTTCGCCAGTATATCAATTCAAGTGGCAATGTTGGTATTAAGACCACAATAGTTAAAGAAGCACTTACAGTTGCTGGTGTTGTATCTGCTACAAGTTTTTACGGAACACTCAATGCATCACAATTAACTGGATCACTTCCTGCAATTGATGGATCTGCATTAACAGGAGTTACCGCCGTTGGATCTGGTGTAG